CTAGATAGGGCTATCGGACAGCACGGAACAACCTACCAGCGCGTTGAAAATTCCATTGAGCATCGTCAGCCGCGCACGGATGGACTGACGTGTTAGGCCTCTAGACTCCAATTCACTCAGGAACTCCTCCATAACCTGCGGTGTCAATTGCTGTGGCTTGACCAATCCCATTTCATTGGCCTTACAGAACAACTCACACCAGACGGTCGAGGCTAAATGAGACCTTGCAGCTGTACGCTCTGGTACAGATGCTTTCCAACGGAAGAATGCATTCACCCAATGCGCCCATGCGAGTTCCGTGGTGGGCCTGATGACTATAGGGGCGTCTTCATAAGTACTGGGTGGGGCAATGTTGGGTTGCTCATGATGCCCTTTATTCCTATCCGCAGTTGGGTTGCTTTGGCCAAATTTAAGTGCGATACGGTCGGACCTTGGTTCGCGCAGAGTGCAGAGGAGATAGTGAAGATTTTGCATTTTGAAATTCCTAATTGATAGTGGAATCCAGTGTAAAAACGCCGGTTCTTTAAGCTCCGAAATGCGCCTTTAGATTGCGCCGCTAAAGGCGACGCGACCAGCACGACCAAAAAAAAGGCCCGGCCGCGAAATGACGACCGAGCCCTATGGTCTGCAGTACTCGTTGTACGGCATCCTTATCCGACTGCTGGTACCCGACGCGTCTTCTGTTCTGCCTTCTTGGCCGACGCTCTGATGGGGCAATCATTTTTGCGAGTGCCCCATCAGCACGCCAAAGAGTGAGCAAGTGATTGCCGGCGAGCCCAAACAGCCTACGCAAAGGATTCAGTTGGATGGGGCTCACCGAGATGGGTACACCTTCGATTTACATCGGTAGTTGTGGACGTCCTTTGTCTAAATCAAACTCTGGATAATTTTTTCATCACACCCAACTTCACAAGCGTGCTGAAAATTTCCCGGAGTACAGCCATCCGTATGCGTATGGATTCGTGACCCAAGTCTCGTTGGTGCAGATACCATGAAAATCGCTTCAAGACCTTTCGATTGACTTGGCGCAGCGATTCAATACCATCCAATCGAGCCAAGCCGTAGAACTCGCCCCAAACAGTGGTGGCGATGTGTTCGCTCTCATCTGAACGCGCGGTCGCCAATGTCTGCCACAACAGTAATGCCGTCGTCCATTCGGCCCGCATTGAGTCAGTACCAACCCAATCGAGCAACTCTTGATGGTCAGCGTCGCCCGCTTGCGCAAAGGCATGAGCCTCTCCAGGCGCATTCGAATCATGCTGGTCGCGAGTTGACACCTCATCTTTGCTGGTGGCCGCGAATGGGGTGGAATGGTGCTGGGCGGTAGAAGAAGACTGAATACTGTGCATTTTGAAATTCCTAAGTTAGTGGAATTCCGTGTAAGGACCCAGTTTCTTTAAGGTCCAAAATCCGACTTTAGATTGCACCGTTGACGTTCGCGCGACCCGCACCGGCGTAAAAAAGGCCCAGTCGCACAATGGCAACCGGGCCCACAGCTCATCAGAGCAAAGCGTTAGCCTTGCGCCTTTTCGGCTTTTTTGGCCTTCTTGGCCTTCCTGGGGTACCTGACATTACCCTTGCCCGGCAACCACGGTTGAGCGGGAATGGGGTAAAACTTGATTTTCGCGAACTCCGTGGTCAACACGTCCAAGGGAACGTCTTCAATTCCGTAACCGTCAGTGACGGTTCCCAGACCGCTTGCGTGACCCAACACGCGTTGCAGGTACATTGCATCGACATTCGCCCGGGTCATGGCATCCTTCATCGTGTGGCGGAACGAATAAAGCACTTTCTTTGGGTTGTTAATGCCGAGCATGTCTCTTTTGTAACGACCAAAAAATTTAGAGAACGCACCCGACAATTTGTCATGCCAGTCGTGTGTCAGGCTTGGGAATAGAGACTGCTGACCGCTGCGTCGGACGTGCTCAATGTATCGCAGGAGCCCCAGCTGCATCAGTTCGGGGGCAACCGGCACACGGCGGATGGAATCTCCGTTTTTGAGCAATCGACTGTGGGACTGGGTCTCATCGCCTTGAGTCGGTTTGGACTTATGCGTGGGTTTGGATTTCGGCTTTTCTTTGGATATGACGTTTTCTTCATCATCAAACAAGTCATCGTCCTCTGACGGGCGGTCAATCAAATTCATATACCAGCCGTACTTTGGGTCCTGGACCACATCGGACAATGCAAGACCGGCAATTTCTTCCGTCCGTGCTCCGGTGTAGTACATCAGAATAGGAATCCAATAACTCGCCTCCTTTGACTGCCCTTGCGAGCGCAGCTGTTGTTCATTGAAGACGCAAGAAGAGAAGATGTTGGTCAGGTCATCCTGGTCAAACGGCTGGCGCTTGTCGCGTCGCTTCACGAAGCTGTTTTCTTTCAATCCGAGGGTGTCCGCTGCCGGGTTGTGAGACATGATGCCTTTGCCCTTGAGCACTTTAAAAAGCGCTTTGACCTTTGCCAAGCGCTCGTTGAGCGTCACAACGGCCAGGCCACGAGCCGCCATTTGGTCGACAAACAGACGCATCAGGTCGGGAGTGACCTCCTCGGGACATTGAATGCCATGCTCGGCGCCCAGGCGTTTGACCTCCAAATAGGGGGTTTGCGTGGCGATGGCGGTGCTTTTCGGTCGCCCTGGCACGTAGTCCCGCCAGACCACAAATGCTGCATCCCAGCTGATTTTCTTGGCCTCGACTGCGGCCTGAGCTTCGACCAAGTCTCGCGGAGCCAAAGTTTCAGGCGCAACTTTGTCGGTCTGGACCACATCACCGCGTTGACGCTGCAGTTGAAAATCCAGCGCAGTGCAGACAGCCGTCAGAAACACGCCGCCGGCGCGTTTGGACTCCTCGGGCGACATTTCGACTTCCAGCCCGCAGAGGTGGATAAACGAATGCATGGCCGGCAGAATTTTGTCCGAACGCCGCATGGCCAGCATGCGCCCGAGCTCGGCGCGCTGCTCAGTCATGTTGAAGCCCTTCTCCTCGAATTCCTCCTCGGAGTCGTGCTCGCGGTAATGCTCATCGGTAGCAAGAACCTGATGGACCCAGTAATCCGCCAGCGACTTGAGCATCTCATCAGACATCTTGTCGAAACGTTTGACCGAGCGCTCGTCTCTTTTTTTCTTGAGGTCTTTGCGGTGCTGCTCAAATTCAGCCTTGATGCGTGTGCGCGCAATGTCTTTAAGGTCATTGGCGATACGAAGGTCGCAGGTACCTAGACATACCACTTCGTGGGTCTTTTTGGGCGGATAGGCCGACAGGATGTCTTTGGGGATGCGGAGACGCAGATAAATGCTGCCGAATTTGCCTCGCGAATAGAGGTTTGGAGAGATTTGTTTCATGTAGCTTGTATCACTGTTGTGTGTAACAAGCTGTGTAACAACCAGACTTTAAATCTGGCCCGAAACCCTTGATTTATAAGGAAATCAAGGACTTACGGCATGAAAATGAAAGATGGGGTGGCTGATGGGGCTCGAACCCACGACAACAGGAATCACAATGCGTGTTTCAAGTCAATCAAATCAACGACTTACGCAGCTTTCTGCTACAAAACATACTCTAATACTATCTGAGACTGTCTAATAGTCTCGTTCTAACGTAGCTTCATTCTGTGCGGCACGCACTCTCACGTTATCGAGCCTTTGGCCATGCAGCTGGATTTTCAGGACAGGAACCTCAGCTTGTAGATCGTCGCATCGCACAAATGCAGCACCTCGTCGATCAGATTCTGCAGCTCACTGGCCTCGCCACAGTCCTTGCGGTGCGCGTCAACCCAGGCCCGCAGCTCCGTCGGCACGCTGACCGGCTTGCTACGGTCGCCGACACGAACCGGTGCCACCGGATACTTCAGGATGCCGTAGCGACCCTGCGCCGCCTCGGCGTAGTCATCGGCCAGACCAAGGATCTCGTCATAGAAGTCGTTGAGCGCCTTGTGCTCAGCGTATGAGTTCGTCATCAGATGCGCGAAGTGCGCCTCCGTACGGGCCTGGAAACAACGAGCTACCAGCTCGGCACATTTTTCACTCATCAGTCTTCTCCTTGCATTTCAACCATTGCGCCACCCTTCATCGTGTTCCACACGTTGGCCCCGGGCAGCGCGTTGATGGCACTGTCCAGCGGGCTCTTGTCGAACATCTGCGTGAGCTGCTCGACTGCCGGGCCACCGAGGCCCAGGAACGAGCGGTTCGGGCCGAGCACGTCGGCACCCGGCTGGAACTTGCCCATCAGCCCGGCACGCATGGCGCCGTGCTCAATCTCGCTGCCAAGCCCTGCGCGCATCCAGCCCGGTTCGTCACCACCCGTCAGCAGCACACCCTTGAGTGCGTCCGTGGCGATCATCACCGGGGTGTAGGCCATCAGCAGCGTGCCCACCGGACCCATGTCGCCGTACTTTTTGTAGTCGTGCACAGCCCGCTTCATGATCACGTCGTGGAACGTGTACGCGAACTGTTTCATGTGCCAGAACACCATGTAGTGCGGGTCTGAGCCCCAGGCCGGGCGCTGCGCCGCGTTGGGCCGCATGATCGCACCGTTGACCCACTGGTGGATCGCCTGCTGAATCTTCGGGTCGGTGTAGTCCAGCTCGCCGGTCTTGGCATCAACCACCACGTCCTTGGCCGTCAGATTCAACTCCTTGAGGAACGACACGCTGTTGTCGTTGGGCTGCGTGGCGTGGCGCTTGATGAAGTTGATCGCAGCCCGCGTGGCGCTGACCTGCATGCCCCGGTTGAACCCCTCCATGCCGTTGTACTTGAACAGCACGTCGTTGGCCTTGCGGAACTTGTCGCCCATGTACTGGCTGCTGTAGAGCTGCCCGAACGCGGCCAGAAAGCCGTTGGCGTCGGTCGTGCCCACTTGGTCTGCGATCTGGGCGTCGAGGTCTTTGATCGGGTCGCCCTTGATGCTGGCGATCACCTCGCGGATGCCGCGCTTGTAGCTCGTCCAGGCGTCGGCCATCGTGCCGCCGCGCACCACGATGCCCAGCGGGTCGATGAACTGGCTGAACAGGCTCGTCGACAGCAGCCGCATGTTCTCGTACACCAGCAGGCTGTTCTGGAACCGGCGCATGCCGGGCTTGATGTCGTAGCCCAGCGTACCTTCGAGCGCCATCACGTCGGTGGCTGCACCCTTGGCTACCTTGAGTGCTTTGGCCTTCGCCTCGTCGGACGACATGCCTTTGGCGACGAGCCGCTTGACGTTGTTGTCGTGCGCGTCCTTGAGCATGGTCTGCAGCTTCTCGCCACCGTTGCCGAACCGGCGCACGTACTCCGCGCGCTTGATGCCCTGCGCGATGTAGCTGGTCATGACCTTGGCCACATCCTTCTCACCCCACTTCTCCAGCACCTCGGGCGCCAGCCAATGCAGCGTACGCCGGTTCACCGCCTGCATGACCGGGCTGAAGCCAACGGCACTGCTGTTCTCGTCCAGCTCCGAGCCGAAGCTGTTGATCAGCCGGTTCGTGATGCCGCGTGCGATGTCGTCCGGGGTGGTGGGTGTGAAGTCCGTGGCGCCGCTCTTGGTCAGCAGCTCGTTCTGCTCAGCTGCGATCTTGCTCAGCTCGGCGTTGTTGTGGGTCAGCAGGTCGGCCACGAAGGCATCGGGGTTCGTCACCATCGCAGCCGTGTTGTAGGCGCGCGGGAAATACTTCTCGTCGATCTTGCCCATCGGCACCCACTCGCCTTTTCCCGGCACCACCGGGTCAGCTTCCCAGCGCATCACACCGGCGTCCTTGAGGTACTGGTGCATGCGTGGCAGGATGCCGTCAGGACCAGTGAGCTTGGCCACGATGTCTTTGACCACCGGGTCGGTGGGCTTCTTGCCGGTGTGCAGGTACTTCGCAGCCAGCGCCAGGTCGGCAGGCTTGTAGTCCTCACCGTTGGCATCTTGGAACGCCTTGAACAGCTCGTTGCTCTTCTGCTTCATCAGGTGGTCCTTGGCGTCGAGGTAACCCTGTGCGCCGTCCTCACCCACACTGCGTTTGAACAGGCGACGGATGTCGTGGTACTCCTTGATGCCCTGGCGCTCAAGGTTCGTCTCGGCGGTGTTGACCAGGCGGCTTGCCTTCTCCAGCACCGGCTTGAACGCGGTGTTGACACTCTCGTACATGTGCTGGCGCGCCGTCACGCTGTTGGCCAGCACGCGGGCCGCAGCGTCGGCGTCCTGCATGTGGCCAGCGTCGAACGAGCGCAGCAGCAGGTCGGCACGTTCGTCGTCGTTCATGAGCCCTGCGACACGACGCAGCACGCGGGCGATCTTCTGGAACACGGTCTCAGTCTCAGGGCCGATCTTGAGCAGACCTGCCTGATGGAACTGGAACATGTAGGCCATGCGTTCTTCAGCTGCATGTGGTGCGCCGTCCTTGATCTGGGCCAATGCGCGGGTCTCGCCGTCCAGCAGACGCTGGAGCTGGCGCAGCACCGGCTGGCTGCTGGCGGCGCGGTCCAGAATCTTCACAGCAGCCTCGGCCTGCGGCTGGTCACGCAGACGGCTGAATAGCTCGTGGAAGGACTCATGTGCGCCGATCTGGCCGAGGTTGCGGGCGTACACCGAGGCTTGGATCAGCCCTTTCGTCCACTGACCGCTGATCGGCACCTGCTTGCCGCTCTTGGTCTTGCCCCACAGCTCTTCTTCCAGCACCGCTTTCATCTGCGGGCCGAGGCGTCGCAGGATGTCGGCGTGGAACTTGGCCTGTTCCTCCGCGCTCGGTGCTGGGGCTGTGCCGAAGGCACCGTGGGCGGGGTCGGCAGCCTGCTTGTTGAAGTGCACGTAGTTCGTGGTGATCTTGGCGTCGTCGTAGATCACGTAGTTCGGGTGCGTGTCGTTCTTGCCCCCGGCTGCGGCGTACTTGTGGCCCAGGATGCCGCGGCTCTGGAGGTAGTCGGACACCTCGCCCGGATCACCGCCAGAAATGTCTTCGATGTAGTGATACAGCTTCTCACCAGTCGGGTCTTTGTATTCGTCGTACCCCTTCAGACGGGCCATTACTTCTGACAACGCCTTCTGCACCAGCGCACTCTGCTCACTCAGTGGCTTGTTCCAGTCCAGCAGTTGCTCGGGCTTGATGTCCACAGAAACTTCGTAGGTGGGGGATTTTGTGTCGTCGGTGCGAGCCTCTGCGATTGTCTTCAGGTGTGCGTCGCTTTTGCCAGATTTGATCCTCTGCACAATCTCATGCGAAATTTCATCGTCCACACTTGAGAGAAGACCTTTGATAGCGGCAGCTCGAACAGCTTCTATGCTCGCCCCTTTTGGAAGCCCGCGCACCGCCTCCACAATTTCCATCTCCCCTGAATACCCCGAGGTAATTTTAAAGGCCGCATCCGTCACGGCTTCTTCACCCCTGATCTTCGCCGTGAACTGACTCTTGTACCCCTTGTGAACACCGTCGCTCGTCGAGAGATACGTCCCTGCACCGAAGGATGCGTGGCCCTCACCCTTGCCGATGTGGCTGCGCCAGTCGAACTTGCCCTCGTGGCGGATCGGGCTGTCGTGCGTCGCAGCGAAGCCCTCGCGTCCGAGGTCAGTGTGGATGCGTGTCGCCATGGCGTTGTACCTCGGCCCGCCATGCTCGGCGTGGTGGGCCTCCACCACAGCTTCGTTGGCTATCGCCTTGACGGCCTCGGCCTTGAGCAGCACAGCCTCGAAGCGCATGTCGTCGAGCTTGTCGAAGCGGTCTGAGTCGCTGTGTTCCACCTTGGCGGCTTCTTCCTTGAGCCGGGCTTCCTGCTTTGTGGCCCAGTCACGGATGGCTTCGAGCTGCTTGACGTTGTAGTCGTCAGGTGGGTTCTTGATGTAGTTCATCATCTTCTTGACCACATCACCGAACTTCTGCGTCGGCGCAGCTACGGGCTTCGGAGCCTCGGGCTTTGCCGCAGCTTTCGTCACCTTCGTCGCTGCCTGCATGGCGCCCAGCGACACAAGCGCTGCACGAGCCCGCTTGGCGAACGCCTCGATGTCTTTTGGCGCGCGGCCTGCGCCGCCCCAGATCGGGTTGTCAGCGGTCTTGGCCTCGACCATCACCTTGAGGTGGTCGAGTAGCGCTGCGCGGCGTTCGGGGCTGAGCTTGTGGGCCATCTCGTTGAACGCCGGTATGCCCTTGCGCAGAGCGTCGAGCAAAAATGCTGTGCGCTGAGCACGGGTCTCCTTGACAGCCGCAGCAGCGTCGGCCTTGGCAGCCAGTGCGTCGCGGTCGCTCTTGGCCGCTGCGGTCTCACGCTTGTCGGTATGCAGGGCCTCGCCCGTCAGCTCGTCGACGTTGCGCGGCTTGTTGTCGTGGCCGTCTTCGGCGCGGCTGCGCACGTTGGTGGTCTTGCCCATCTCGGAGATTTCCGTGGGCAGGCCGGTGTTCTTTGTTTCGGAGTAAGGCAGAGTCCGCTCGATGATCCAGTGGCCCGCGCGCTTCACGACGCGGTCGCCTTTGTCCCGTGCATACTCCAGGGCGTCTTTCTTGGTGGCGAACTTCTCACCACGGTTGTTCGTGTCGATGGCCGTGGTGAGCGTCGCACGCTGGGTTTCTTTCGTGTCAGCACCGACGGGTTTGCGGCTCTCGCGCTCTTTCTCCTTGCGGTAGTCGCCCTCGCGGCGCAGCTGGTCAAGCTCGTCGAGGTCGGGCTTCTTGAGCGCCTGCTGCATGCGCTGCAGGTCCATCATGGCCCCCTTGTAGCCACGGTCGCTGCTGTCAGCCACACGCCCCTTGAGCTTCTCCAGCTGGCGCTTGGCCCAGGCCACCAGTTCGTCGTCACGCTGGGTCTTGGCCGCAGCCTTGGCCTGGGCGTAGGTCTGGCCAGTGCTGCTGTGCATGCGCAGGTTGTCGGGGAAGTCGTCGCCCTCGGCCAGCCAGACAATGTCGCTGTCTGCTGTGGGCTTGTACCCCACGCGCCCGGTCAGCACGGGCTCGCCCTTGCCGCTCTTGCCACTGAGGCTCTTGCCGTACTTGCCTGGGCCGGGTGCGTTGTACGACGCACTCAGCAGCGAGGCCAGGCCCTGGCGCAGCAGCGTGACCTGCCCGGCCAGCCCGTTGCTCTCGTCGACCTTGCCATCACCCTTGCGCGCCGTGGCCATGCGGCTCACGATGCGCCCGGTGCTGGTGGCGAAGGCCACCGTGCGTCCGTCGCTCAGCTCGCGCTCCAGCCAGATTCGCCCTTCCTTGACCGTGCCGTGCTCGCCGTCACTGCGCTCGGCCCACTCGTTGCCCATGATCTTGCCACCGGCTGACTCGCGGCCCAGGCTGGCCACCGTGGCGTCGGTGCCCTCACCCTTGCGGCCTGCAGTCTCCTTGAGCATGTACCAGTTCTTGTTGACGACGTCCTCAGCACGCGGGGCTTTCTTGCCCTCGGCGATGTACTTGTCGGTGAGGGTGCGTATCTCTTTCTCGTGGCTCTGCAGGAAGCCAATGGCGTCGCCAATCAGGGCCTGGCTGTCGTTGCCGTGTTTCTCGCGCAGGTAGTCCATGTAGCCTATGCGCTTGACCTCACCGCCGCTCTTGGCCTGCAGGTCGGCGATGCGCAGCGGCGCCTTCTCGTCGTGGTAGCCCAGCACCTCACCGGTCTCGGGGCTGGTCGAGAAGCCACCCACCTTGAACGGCTCCTTGGTGCGCGGGTTGTAGGCGTGGTAGCGCGTGTCGGCCTTGTCCTGGCTCGGGTCACGCGCGTTGGTCATCTGGTCGAGTTCCTCGAAGCTGTCGCCAGAGCCGTCGTCCTCACCGTCAAGCACGCTGTCACCCTCGTCGTAGCCGGTGCGTGTGGCAGTGCCGCCCTGCTCGGTCTCTACCTCGGCGTCCTTCGGACGGGCCGCGTTGATCTTGGCCCACAGCGCGTCGATCGCCACACGGGCGCGCGGGCCGAACAACGCCTTGGCTTCAGCGGTGCTGACCTTGTCGCGCTGCAGCCGGTCCATCAGGTCTTCTGCGATGAGGTCGTGGTCCACGGCAGTCAGGCCCTTTGCCTTGGTGGGCACCAGCATGTCGTCGATGATCATGCCCGCTTGCTGGCGCGCCAGCTGTTTGACCTGGAGCTGCTCCAGCACGCGGTCGCGCAGCGGCAGGAGGCTGTCGTCGACGAGCCCCTGGCGGTGCAGCAGATCCACCGTGGCTTGCACCGCCTTTGCCGGGTCGGTGAACATGTTGAGCAGCGCGTTGGGCACCACAGGTTCACCGTCCTTCTTCATGCTGAAGTTGTTCTCGACCCAGGTGCGCAGCGCGTAGTTCAGCGAGGGCAGCACGTTGTCCAGCGCGTCCTGGCTCTTGAGGCCGGTGAGCGGGGCCAGCGCCTCGTCGAGCAGCGGGCTGAGGTCGTCGCGTGCGGCCTCGATGTCGAACTGCATGTCTGGCGTCTGGGCGTTGGCGCGCCCGTCTGCAGCACGCTTGCCGCTATACGCCGCCAGTGCGTTGTCCTTGGAGTTCATCAGCTTGGCTGAGCCTTCACCGAGCTTGAGCGCAGCTTCGTCGGTGAAGCGCTTGTAGGCTTCGCCGATACCCTGCGCCCGGTGCATATCGTTGACCGCGTCGGCCAGCGGCTCCCAGCCGAACGGACCCTGCGGCTTCGCTGCGTAGTCCGCCATCGCTGCCTGAACGTACTCCGGCAGAGCCCCCGTATTAGCTTGGTTCTTTGCTATGAAGTTCGTAGCGGCCTGGTGCTTGGCCAAGTCGTCGGCGCGCATGGCGCTCTCGCTCTTGTCGGTGCGCTTGGTCAGCAGCACGTCGACATCCGGGTCTTTGCCGCGCTGGGCAAGGCGCGTGACAGCGTCCTCAGCCTGGTTGTGCAGCTTGGCAGCACCCTCGCCCACCGCCACCGCCGCTTCGTCCATCGTCTTGGGCCGGTTGTCCCACAGCTCTTTGGCCTTGGCAGCACCGGCTGCACCACCTTGTTCTGCCAGCCGGGCGGCATAGGCCCCGCCCTTACCTGCCGCGTCCAGCGTACCCCCGAGCGCACCATGTGCCACGTCGCCCGCATGACCGAGTGCACCGTAACCCACACCGGGCACCGCCTCGCTGGCGGCGGCGTCGATGTAGCGCATGGTGTCCCCGCTGGTGTCGCGGTTCGCGTCGCGCCCGGTCTCGAAGTTCATGGCCACGCCTTCGGACACGGCAGCTGCACCTGAGTCCAGCGCCACGTCGCGGCCTACGCGCGTCGCTGCTGCGCGCAGTGGGTGCGTCAGCGCGGCCCGCGTGCCTGCGCCGACAAGGCTGCGCGCAGCCAGGCCGGGCACCAGCGACTCGACACCCGCCTGCGCCCACCCCTGGCTGTTCGTGTCGTCGAGCACCTGCTGCGCGGGCAGCTGCGGTGCACCCTGCTGCTCAGCCTGCATCTGCTGCAGCCGGGCCGCGTCGCGCATGTCTGGCTGCATGCCAGCGGCTGCGCCCCCGAGGCCACCAAGGGCTGCGCCACCTGGACCGACGCGCGCACCAGCCATAGCGCCTGCGAGACCACCAGCGAGCGGCTTGACCATGCTGACCGGTGCTCCGCCCATCACGCCTGCACCCCAGTCCGCGAAGTCTGCGCCACCGTGGATGTCGCCTACGCTCTGCACGCGGGGTGCTGCACGGGCGGCTTCCTCGGCCAATTGCTGGGCGCGCAGCCCGTTGGCCTTGGCACGCGGGGCGTCGCCTTTGGCCAGGGCCTTGTAATACGCAGATGTCGCCGCTCCGGCGTCCACATTGAGCAGCGCGCCTTTGAGCCCGCGCACGACGTTCGTCGCTGCGCCGGTAGGGCTGTTCTGCACTGGGTAGTCGGGTGGCAGCTCTTGGCCTGGGTACAGTGTGACAGGCGCAGTGCTCGGGTACAGGGTCGCCATTGGTTATTCTCCAGTTGCCATGTTGCCGAGCTGACCTTTGCCGTTGGCCGCGAGCCACTGGTTGAGCAGCCCCCGGTACTGCCCGCCGTTCTGATCGCTCAGGAACTCGCCCATCGGCACGATCTGCTTGCGCCCACCGAGGTCGACCTCGACGCCCTGGCTGTAGTAGCCAGGCTTGAGTGCGGCAAGCGCAGCGTCTGTGAGCTTGGAGCCCTTGAGCCAGTCGCTCGGCCCCATCTCACGAACGTCGCTGATCTTTGGTGCGCCCCAGCCGGTCTCTGCACCGAAGGTCGTGCCCTTGGCGTATTTATTGATCAGCTGGCCAAGGCCGAACTGGGTCTCGGCGGCAGTACGCATGCGCTGGTACTCACCAGGATTCGACGCACGCAGTTGCTCCAGGTTGACCGGCTTGCCGTCGGGGGTCGTCATGTTGCCTGCACTGGCGCGCAGGAACTGGCCCAGCTCGTTGGCTTTGGCCTGATTGACCTGCGGCACCCCTTTGTCGTCGACCACTGTGGCGAAGGGCGACTTCATGTTGTCGTCGTCGACACCCTTGGCGGCTGTCTGCCCCATCTCGTAGGACAGCTTGGCGCGGTCCAGACCCAGACGGTTCTGCGTCCCTTGGTACTGCAGCTCGTCACCACGCGCTTGCACCTGGTGACCCTCACGCGAGTTGGTCCGGCTGATGTCGTGACCAGCCATCGTCGAGCGGTAGTTCTTGTCAGTGGTGTTGAGGTTCTGCAGTGCCGCCACACCGGCTGCTGTCAGCGTCTGGCCCGAGCCGAGCCCACGCTGAATCTGGCCCATGAGCAGGCCCTGCGGGTCGTTGGCCGGTGTGCGTGCCTGCGACGTGCCGCGCTGCAGATCAACGCCGTCACGCAGGTTGGCGCGCATGACGGCCAGGTCGGCGTCCGATGGTGCCCCGGCGTTGTTGCCACCGTTGAACGCAGGCATGACGTTCATGTTGCCACGCCGTAGGCCCGCCGCACCTGGGCCGGTGTAGTTGTTCTGCCCAGTGTCCGCCGTATTGCTGAAGGACATCACGCCGTTGGGCTGGCGCTCCACATTGATGCTGGGTGCCTGCGGTGCGGCGTTGGCGGCTGCGAGCTTGGCGGCGTTGGGCGCAGCGAAGGGGTCGTTGTTCACCGTGGGCGCAGTAGCTGCTGGTGCCGCAGGGGCTGGCGTCGTCGGCTGTCCGGCACGAAGTTCGGCTGCTTTTTCACTGGGGAGTACGTCTGTCCGATTGTTGGCCCAATTCGACAATGCTTGTGCAGCCTTCGGCAGATACTTCTGGCCAAAGTATCCCCCGGCCAAACCGCCGAGTGCCGTGCCAACTACCGGGACCACAGACCCGATGGTCGCACCAGCCGCCGCACCGAGCGTGCCTCCCGCGACTCGGTTTGCACCTTCGGCGACACGTGTTGCACTGTCGATACCGTCCATGCCCGGCGTAGTCATGTCGTGTGCAGCCATAGCACCTTCAGCTAGTGCGCCTAAGCGTGCAACATTCTTGGCACCACTGTCGACTGCCCATGACTTTGCGTTTTTGGCTGTGCCGCCGAGGGTGTCGCCCACTTTCCCCGCGTAACTCTTGGCCTGGTTCCACAGCCCGGTGGGCTTTGGTGCCTCGGCCACCGGTATTGGGCTAGGTGTGGGAGATGCTGAGAAAGTGTTGCCAATGGACGGCTTCGGCTGGGCCTGCACTCGCGCACGAGCCTCATCGAGCGTCGGCACGCGGGGGTCGTCAAAGTGCTCGGTCACATCCATGCCGGGGATCACCCCACTTGCGTGGTGCCCGCCCGAGCGCAGCCCGCGTGCAGGAGCTTTGCCCGTGGTGGCCTTGATGGCGCGTGCGATGTTCTCAGGACCGAGGGCTGCTGTCGTCTTGGCGGGTAGCACGGACTCCCCTTTGGAGAGATGTGCAGGGATCGAGTCTGAGGTTGTCGTACCCGGCCCCTTGAGGTTGACCGCGCCACGGCGCAGACTGAGCAGCGGGCTTGGCCCCATGGGCACCATGCCGTCAGCGAAGTGGTTCGCGGCACGGGCCTTATGGAGTCCGCGTAGTATCTGTGTTTCTCTCATATCAGACTCCGTTAGAGTTTAGGGTATTGTAAAAGCGCCCGAAGACGCTGTCTTATTTGAGTTGCATGTCGCGGCTACGGCTGAGGTCGACGACCTTCAGCTTGGCACGTTCACGTCGAGCGTGCACCGACCTACGGATGTTGAACACGAGGGCAAAAACGATGAAACCGTAGCCCAGATAGTCAAGCCAGACATTTTTGACATCTTTGAGCACCCCGCTGAGGCCGTAGATCGCTCCAACGTAGATCGCACCTAGCAGCATGCCGACTATAGAGATGACAACCGCTTGGCTCCGGCTCTTCCCCTCTAGGTTGCGCAGTACCAAATAGTCCGCCACGGGGCCAAGCACCAAGGTCACCGCTACTACGGTCAGAACCCCTGCACCAATTGCAGCGCCTGCCGCCCACAGCCAAGTCGCCCCCGCACCGAGCGCATAGGCACCCACCAGCAGCCCGAACAATGCAGCCCAAAGCAACTTGTCTGTATAGATGATTTCTTTGTTCATAGTCCTGTACCAATTAAAACTTGCGCAAGCCGCCGTACGGGCGGGCGTCAGGACCACCCATTTCACTAACATCAGCCATGTAATGCGGCGAGCACCAGAATGCGCTAGATTTGACTCCCCGCTTGCGGTCCGACGCAATATCACTTTGCCACTGAACTGCGTAGCGATTGCCTGTGGCAGCTAGCGCGGTAAAATCCGTGTACGTGCTTTTGAGGCTTTGTGAGTGCGAAGAAATCAAAAAAGCGCACCACGCGTGCAATTCGCTCAGTTGGATGTCTCTTTGTGCGGCTGCTTCCTCAAGTATGCGCACAGTCTCTCGCAACCTAGAAGTTGTGTACCGCTCGTCGTCTAGCTCCGACTTACATGCCTCAATTGTGCGGGCTTGATCCAAGCTCACACTCTCAGGAACGGCTGTATGCTGCTCGCTGAATCGCCGCCATTCAATTTCCATAGCACTACAGGGTCTGACTTCACCACGGGCTATTTGCATGAAACGCGTTTGGACGCCATCTACGGGCTCACGCAGGCCGTTTAGCAGATCATGCATACGCGACACAGACAGCATACCCGAGCCCTCCCAAGTTCCTGCCATTCTAGGCTTCAGCGCGAGCGCGGGCAAGATGCTCATCACGACGTCAGCGCCATAGGGTTGTGCGTGTGCACCTTCGCTGCCAGCGCAGCATAGGCCGCAGCCGCGTCGCGCAGCCTCGCGTGAAACCCAGCGCAATGATGACGCCCGTCGTGATAGACCCGTGCGTGCCAAAGGCTGGCTCGCTTGTCAAAGTAAACGCCCTTGACGCCGCTCGTATTCCGTTTTGGTAGCCTGATATTCTGGCAGTTCTGCGAGCGGTTCACGTCGCGCAGGTTGGCAATGCGGTTGTCGCTTTTATTCTCGTTGATGTGGTCGAGTTCTTTCGACGGCCAAGCACCGTAAACATAGAGCCACGCCAGCCTGTGCGCGAGGTAGAGCTTTCCACCCACACCCAGGTTCACATACCCACTCTTTCTGACAGAACCGGCGACGTCGCCAGGGCGTAGTCGGTTGTTCGCGGTCTCGCGCCAAGTAAAAACGCCTGTCAGCGGGTCGTAGTTCAGCAGTTCGCGCAGTTTGGCCTGCGTCATCTCGATGGGATTGTTTCTGAGGGTCATGGTAATTAGGATGTAGTTGTTTGGGCCAAGAGTGTGTTCATGCCTGCCACCGCCGCCCCAGCCAGCCCGCTGTAGACCTGGGCGCTGGACACCGCCACGTTGGCCACCGACTCACCGTACTTGCGCATGTTCTCGGCCCCTGCCAGCAGGCTCTGCACGCTCAGGCGGGCATTCTCGATGCCGATCTGCGCCGTCGCCTTGTAATACTCGCTGCGGACCTGGAAGTTCGCCACCTGGGCGCTGGTCTCTGCCTGGAAGGCCAGGATGCTCTGGCGCTGGTTCTCCAGCCGGGTGCGGGCCACCTCGCCCTTGGCGCTGACGACAGCCTGGTACGCACCCACCTGGGACGTGTACTGCTTGGCCCGAGCGTCGTTGGTCAGCGCCTGGGCGCGTACCACCTCGGTCTTGGCAGCGATGGTTGCCGCGTAGCCCTGTACCTGGGCGCTGTACGCCTGCACCTGGGTGCCGAACATGCGGGCCTTGGCGTCCTCACCGTTGACCGCCGCGATGTAGCCCTGCCACTCGGAGTTTTTGGCCTGCACCTGGGCACCATACGCCTGCACCTGGGCCTGGAACAAGTCGATCTTGAGCTTCTCCAGACTGGCCTTGCTGACCATCGCATCGACCTGGGTCTTGTACATGCTGGTCATCGAGGTCATCGCGTCGATACGGGCGCGGTAAATGGCCACCCGCGCTTGGTCCACATTGGTCATGGCCTGCAGCGCGTCGACCTCAGCCTTGTAAATCTCGATGGTGGCCATGGCCGCGCGGCGCAGGGTCTCGTAGACCGACGCCTCAGCTTTGTAGGCGTCGAGCTTGGCCTCGAACACACGCACCTGGGTGTTGTAGGTCTCGACCAGCGCACTCAGGATGCTCTTGGCGTAGTCCAGCGCCTGCCCGTTGATCGTGGTCAGGTTCTGCATGTAGCTCAGCGTGGCACTGACCATCGCCGTGCGCAGCCCGGTGCTCGTGGTCACGGCGAACTGCAGGTTCCTCTGCTCCATCTCGGCCTGCATCACGACAATCTCACGGGCGGCGGCTGCGTTGTTGTCGGCACCGGCCTGACGTGCCTGCTGGGTAGCTGACAGCAATGCGCCACCAGGCATGGTGAAGCCATTCGTCGCCGCATCGGCCAGCGCCTGGTCGCGCACGCGGCGGGCCTCGGCGTCCTGCTTGCTACGCGAGCGGGCGTAGATGGCGTCCTCCACCGCTGCGTTGAGCCCTGTGCCACCGGCCAGGTACTTGCTCAGCTGGGCCTCAATAGCTGCCATCTGGGCGTTGAACTGGGGATTGAGCTTGAGCAGCTCGGCGTCCACCAGACCATTGACCATCGCCATGAACTGCGGCGCAGCGTCGGCGTACGCCGCCCGCACGTTGACCGTCAGGTCAGTCGGAGCGTTTGGCACGTCGGTGGGTGCTGAGGCGTCGAACGACGGCAGCGAGATCGTCGGCTTATCGGGCTCGGCCCGTGTCGGCATCGTCGGTTCCAGCGGCTGAATCAGGCTCGGCGCGTCTGGGAACGTGACACTGAGGTCGATGTCGGGTAACTTGGATGCGAAGTCGCTCAGGCCCGAGGGTTTGTTGGGCATGGTCAGCGTCGGAACAGAGACACTCAACGTCGGCGCGGCGCCTGCTTCAACCGCCGAGATGTCCTGGAAGGCGTAGGTCGTCGACGGCGCATCCGGTAGGTCAAAGGCGATGTCAGTCAGCGTGGGTACGGTGATTGCGGCACCGAGGCTGGGCGCGGCGGGCATGGCGATGTTGCCCGGCGTAACGATGGTATAGCCAATGGACGTGATGGCATCAGACGCATTCTGCAGCGCCGTGATAGCTTGGCTCAGCACGTTGCTGGAGTAGCCTCGGGCGTCGGCAACAAGGGCTTCGACAGTCATGATCAGATTCTCCGTTTGGTGGTGCCGACACTGAGGTCGACGGTATCAAGCTCAAACTCTTTTTCGCCGCTGATGCCCAGCGCGAAGTACCTCGCCTTGAGTCCTCGCGCGAAGCCCTGGCGGTGGTTTTGTGGCTTTGTGCTGCGCGGCGTAACGAACGCCTGGGTGACCGTCGTTTCCTCGCGTGCCGTCAAGGTGACGGTGGCTGCGCTACCGAGCCGCCCAGCCAGGTACGCCGACTCGACGGTCTTGTGCTCAGGCGCACCGAAGTCGGTCTCACAGGTCTTCACGTCGAAGGGGATGGGCGCCCCATCATCCGTCGTGCCTTCAAGCAAATAGAGCCCTGTACTGTTGGCGCCGTAGTAGCTGTTTTTGTAGCGCACCACGTGCGTGAACGGGAAGTTCGTGTAGTGCGTGGCTGCGGGCACCTTGGCGTCGTACTGGTTGCTTGGGCTACTGTCCAGAGGCTGGAGCAGGTTGATGGCATAGGCTTCGTAGGTGGCCGTGATGACCGCCGATCCAATGGCGACAAGCTCCAGGCCGGGTAGCGTGATGGCTGCACCATTCCCGCCACTGTGCAAGCTCAGCGATGGCAGCGTCAGGTGCGCAGATCCGTGGTTCTGCGCGCTGGCAAAGGATGCCACCTCAAACAGCGGTAGGCTGATCGAAGCACCACCAACCGCACCAGTGGTGCCAATGGACTCCATGGTGACAGTGCCGATGGTCACGCTGCACAGCGCTCCGGCGTAGCTCTTTCCGCTCATGGATGGCAAGGTTATGGCTGCGTTGCCAGTTGATGCAACTGTTGCCCCTGCGGCTGCGCTCAGGCTGGGTAGCGTCAGTTCTGCGTTGGAGACGGATGTCACGGTGCCTGCGACCTGATTACTCAAGCCTGGCAGAGAGATATTTGCATTAGCCCCAGCACGCGAAGACACCGAAAGACCGGGCAACTCCAAGGCTGCTGCACGTTCCCTTGTGCTGTCGTGCCCTTGGGCGGCGACTGTGAGTGATGGAAGTTGCATATTGGCCTCGCTGTATGGACCTCCGACCGGATAACTGATTGCGTAGGTGCTCAAGGATGGCAGCGTCATGCTGGCGTTACCAGTCGCTTGAACCGTTCCAGCAGCCGCAGCCAAAGGTCTTGGCAATGTCAGTGCAGCCCTTCCTCCGCTGTGCGCCTTGCTTGACAGACTAGGTAAGCTCAATGCAACATCAGCAACCCCCAGAGAAGGCACAGAGAATCTGGCAGTCGGAACGGTGAATGTTGATCCGGTGTAAAGTGCCTCGCCTTTTATGGCGATCAGTTCATCAATATAAGCAGTGTTGGCTGTGCAGTGGCCTATCTTGATAAACGGTGTTGCCGGAAGTTTGATGGCTGCAGTGCCGATGGCGAATGGTGTTCCCATAGCACCATCCATTCCAAGCGTCAGATTTCCACCAGACCGAACTAGCACGATGTACTGCCAAACCCATACATCCGTCGCAGATGGGCCAACAATGTGATGATACGTTTGCCCCCCGATAGCAGTCGTCGTCTGAAAGTCGCACGACAGCACACCATATTGCTGGGCGATATTCAAGCAATTGTCATACGACGCATTTGTCAGGTTGTACGGGATGAATATCTCATCGTCGCTTGTGCGCTTGTTCGATCGGATAATCAGCGTGAAGTCAGCCGAACCAAAGTTCAGATTCGCACTGACCTCTGCTCGAATGTAAGGAGCAATGCTTCCGCTAGGTCTGCAGTTGATGGCAGTCGCCCCAAATGCAGCAAACCCAATATCTTCGACAAACGGAACAACTCCATTGTTCGAAATCGGCGTAATAGTGATATGAGCTGGACCGCCATCTGAAATTGAAGATCCAGAAGCCCCTGACTGAATGGCAAGCGCAAGCGTCATGGCATCTCCGATGCATAAGGCGTCATTGACGCAATGTCGGGGCCAACAATGTACGGCCTCACTGGAACAAACCACGGGTGCGATGGCCTCGTCTCAAGATCGAGCACCCCAAACACCTGATCTTGTGTTTTGATGGTCTGCATGTAGCTGTTTCCGTGGGCAACGGCGCCGAACATCGCATCACCTCCGAGCCCAATCCACTCATACACGGTTGAGTTTTTCCCGACATTCATCCAGCGCCTGTACTCCTTGCGAAACTGGGCAATCGTCGCAGGGTTCTGAATTGACGGAGGCATTAGCCTGTCATTCCAAACTGGGTAATCTGGCGCATGGATTACGGGGCCGTTCTCAATCAGAGTGCCGTCATAGGAGTATGTTTTTGCGATCCTGCGACCAAGATCATTCTCAAAAGCAAAGTAGTAATCTTTGAACATGCGCAAAACATACTTACCAGTTACCGGGTTTATGGAACTCAATGCATCTGGAATGTAATAACCATAACTGAATTCAGATTCAGTAGTGCCACCTTTTCCGTTGCCGAACCAAATATCAGAGTTGATTGTCCCGGGCTGCAACTCGGTGAGAATTGCTCCAGGCGTAACTGGGTATACGACTGGCGCAATCGACAAAACACCCTCTGGGGTTCCGCCAACAACTGGCGGCGCTGAGTTGGCCCATATATTAAGAAACGACGGCGGTATTGGCACCATCAGCGCCCCAAGAGAATGGGTTGTTGGCGGATATGTGTAGGTCTGCGACTTCAGCGCACCGCCGTAATATGAAAAGGTTGGAGGGTTGACGCCGACACCTGAGTAATTGGTGATTTTGTGAACAAAATCTGCGTAAGCTGTCGAACTTCCACTAAAGCCTGGCTCATCTCCCCTGTGCCTGATGGCTTCATACTTGGCCGAACTTGAGTATCCGGCAGCAAAGGTACTGGAGACGACTGTACTTGTGTCACCGGCGACCGTGGCGTCTGCGCTAAGCGTTACCAGTTCCCCGCTGGTATTTTGACCAAATACCTCCATGCCAGTGATTGTTTTTGGAGGTTCCGTTGTGGATACGGACTTGTAGCTCCCAACAACCCCATTGGCAACCCAAGCCGTCGTCGTTCCTTTTATATTCTCAGTGCTTGATGACGCTGTTCCAGGGTGAAGTTGAAACATTGCCATCCGCTTGGCCGTCAAACTCATGGACTTCAAGGAATAGACACAAAGCATGGGTGTGTTGTCAACCCACTCTTTTGACAGGCACCACATATCCACCTTCAAGTTTCGGCTGAGCCTGATGTATTCGTGCCCGGGCTCAATGCGGACCCTGATGGAAACACCGTCAACCTCAAACGACTGGTTCGCGTAGGTCAGCCCCAGCGCTTTGAGCGACTTGATGCGACTACGGGCGAACGGTAGATACTGTTCGCCTCCTTGGATCAGTCGATGCTCCATGGCTTATGCCCAAGCCTTTCCGTCGAGCACATTGCGAATTGCCCGCCTAGACACCTGCATCATCACCGCGATTTTGTCTTGCGACAAACCACCCCCAGCGTACAGCCTACGGACTTCATCGGCTTTTGCGAAGCTGAGTTTTGCGCCTTGCTCTCGCCGTTCCTTGGTGTGTTTTTTCCCGAGCCAGCACCCGGTCATATTTTTCTTTTGTTCGTCGGTGTACTTGACGCCTTTTTTTGCTGCACTGATCTTTGCGCCAAATCCAGCAGGCTTCTTTTTTCCGTGCAAAGTACGCGATATTTTTTCCCGCTGCTCATCGGGCATCGGTTTACCGCGCTTCAAGTCAGCGGCGACTTCATACGCTTTGTCGCAGAGCCGTTTGCCATAGTACTGATGAGCCTCGCCACGCGGGACTGCGGCTGCAATCTTGGCTTTGTGCTCGTCTGTCAGCTTCATGCCCGCACATGTTTCCACCACGATGCGTTTGTTGTAGCCAAACTCTTTCTGGTTCGACTTGAAGCCGTCCATGATGCGCTGCTCGTAAAACAGAACGTCCTTTTTGTCGCAGACAATCAGCTGCTTGAATTCAAACGCAGACTCTCCACACTTATCCCATGCAGACTGCAAATGCGCAGTGGCGTGCTCACCTCTGCGCAGATGCTGCCGATGAGCAGCAAGTCTGCGCTTGACGTTTACCGATGACCCGATATACACCTTGTTGCTCAATGTGTTTCGGATTTCGTAAACACCCGCAACGGTGATACGCGCCACGACTTAAGATGCCGGACAAGTTACTGTAAACGAGTCGATTGTGGTCGGCGCACCCACAGCGATGGTCAAGTTACTCAGGTTCATCTCTGCGCCGCTGGTGGCAATGGAGCCATCCAAGCGCACAGCAGTGGTTGATACGCCATCAGCATCAAGGAAGCTTGCCTTGAATCGGAACCAGCCCGCAGTGCCTGCGGCCAACCCGTTGAAGCTCCAGGTGCCGAGCTTGCTCACAGAGCCGCCAGATGCTGCCGAGAACTGCAGGCCAGCAGTTGCGTCAACGCCGCCCGTGATATTGCCGCTCGATGTGGCTGTCATCGTTGTCACAGTCGCCGCCAGAGCCAGGCCGTTGTGAGCATCGCCAGTCCCTGCCGGGGCTTTGACGGTCACCACCGCACCGGATGCGGTTGCCGTGTAAATGCCGTTGCGGTTGATTGCATCGGCCAGTGCTTGAGCGGTCGTTGCCAAATCGGTGATAAAGGCAACAGGCCCAAGTGGGATGATGTTGAATGACCCGATGTTTACGGTGTTGACAGAGCCCGAAGAACCAGCCAGCGTCAGCGTGGCAGATGCAGCCGTTTCTGCCACATAGGTGGTCGAGGCAATAGTCACGCGGCCCAACAGCGTGCCAGTCACAGCGCTGTCCGCCGTGGCGGGCTGTGAACCAGAGTAGATGTCAATGACGCCACCGGCAAAGCTGGCGGCAAATGCGGCAGCAAGGGCATCACGCAATTTGGTGGATAAGCGAAGTGTCATGGTGGTTTCTCCTTAAAGAGCGTTGAAGGGCTCGCCGCCCTGTTGAAGAACTGCGAGATACCGTTTCTGGCCCCCGCTTTTCACAATGCAGCCCCCGGCGCGAAGGCCAGGCGCTACGCTGATCTGTCGTTCGGTGAGGTTCTGGAATGGCAGCGCGCTACACAGGCCGCGTGTCGTCCAGAAGTACACCTTGCCGTCGGCGTCCTTGTCGTCGTGCCAGCCTGGGACCACGCCGTAGTCCGCGAGCTGTACGAGCTTTGTGCCGTCGCAGGCATAGACGCGCGTCTCAGTACCGATGACCAGTGCCTCGTCGTGCGCGGCCAGCATCTGGACGTGGCCTGGCACAAGAATGAAGTTGCTGTTGAGGTTGAACAGATGGAACGCCAGCGGCTGGCTGAACCACACGACCGTCTGGTCTTCACTCGGCATGTACATGGCGGCGTACACCCTGCCCTTCCACACCTGAATCACATCGGCGCCAAGCGGCAGCGGGTCGAGGAACGCATTGAGCAGATCGCGGCCAAGGTTGTCGGGCGAACTGTTCCAGACGAAGGCTGAGGTGGTGGCGCGCCCAGCAAGCTGGTACACGTCACTGTTGGCGGGGGCGATGTAGACGTTCGAGCCTGGCGTCACGCCACTGATCTGCAACGCCTGACCGTCAGTCAGCGTGATCTCGGCAGGTTCACTGGTGCCGGTCTCACGCCCGTCAGCCAAGAACGTCGTGCAGCGCACTTGGTACATGCCTGCCGGAAGCCTGCCGGTAACCGCCGCGACGGTCGGTGCTGCGGGCGTCTGCCAGCGCCACGGCAGCACCGTGTTGTCTGGCAGGATGACCCCGGCATCCAGCCCATTGTTGAAGAACACCTGGTCGTTGACCTCGGCCCAGAACATAGGGTCAGGCGAGCTGAGCGGTATCAAGCGGTTGCCGTCATAGTCCGTCAGATAACCGTCGACCGCCGCGTAGAAACGGCTGTAGTCGAAGGTTGTGAACACCCCCACGTAGTCGCCCGCACTCACCAGCGAGTACCCTGCACGCTTGGTCAACGCCCCTGTATCGGTCACATTCACGTTGTCCGCAGTTGCCAGCCAGCCGAGACCCAACCTCAGCGAATCGCTGACGTTGTTGAGTCCTTTGAAGCGCTTGATCTGTGGCATGGTCTCGTGATTTTACGTGAGAGTCCGTTAGAGTGCTGGACTTAGTTTTGGGCGGCGTCGTGCTGGTTCACGGCTTCTCGGTACTCGTTGTACTGAGCTTGACATTGGCCGAGGTCAAGGCGTAACTTATCGGCTCGGGCAGACTCCCCAATAAGAAATTCTGCATCCGGTCGATAAAGCTGGGCACCTGTGCAACTGGCACTTGTTCCAGTGCTGGCATCCGTGGGCAGACCAGTTCCACTTTCGTTGGGGCGGGCTGGACGGTTCCGCAGGCTTGCAAGAACAGCAGAGACAGCAGAATTAAGTAGTCTGATTTTTTCATCTTTGTCTTTCAGAATTGCGTCAGCTTGGGTTTGGAGAACGCCGGACTCATGAGAAACTTGACGGCGCTTCTCAAGAGACTGCATGACGACTTGGGCCTTGTCAGCATCCCAGAGCGCCTGAACCTCAGATTTGCCGCCCAGGTAGCCGTCGTGGTGCCACCAGTACAGCCCGTAGGACAGCGCTGCTGCAATGACGAGGCCAATCCACAGCCTGGGGTTGAGAAGCGCCCTCATATCGCCCGTACCTTTCTGAAGTGGTCCCATCGGCGCTTGATGTACCAGACCGTCAGCGCGATGAATAAAGCAAAAACACCCCGATACATCAGACCGACGGGCATAGGGCGCCTGAACTCAGAATCTCCCACAACGACAGAACCTTCAAAACCGAAGAACGAGTTCCAGTGGCGCGGTAAGTCGCCGGGCGGCACAAACGACTTGAATTCGTGTCGCAGGTTGTCATAGTTGCCAAGGTGCTGCCAGGGCCAGGGGTGGCCGTCTTTGTCCCGTGCACTCATCCCTATGCAGAGATACCCACCAAGCTCGTGCACGCAGTCAAATGCGTACATGAAGCAGTTGGTCGTGGTTGGGTTCGGGTTCATATCGAGTCCGTCTCGGTATCGTTGTCTTCCCAGCCCTTGCGCTGTGGGTTCAGGCCACGGCGCTCCTTCGCAACCGGGATGCTGTGTTTGCGGCGATCTGTTTGAGGTATGCGCAGTTTTGCTGCAAGCTGATCTTGCAGAGTGTGTGCGGCACCGAGACGTTCGCGGGTGCGCTGTTCAATGATGCTCATGCCAGCACCTCGTCAGCCACACGGAACAGCGCCAGGCGCTCCTTGAAGCCGTTGGCATCGCCTTTGATCTCCGTCTTTTTGCCACGGTTGATCACATCGCTGACGCCATCCACATCGCCGAGGTCAGCCCAGTAGTTCAGGTTGTGCGCTTCCCAAAAGTCACAGGCGCTCAGAACGGCCCACAGCGGCAAGGCCAAGGCCTCCGGGTCTTGCTCAAAGTCGGGAACATTGTGGTTTGGCAGGCGGGCGCGCAGCCTGTCTCGGGCCTTTGCGTGGTTGTAGCGCCCGGTGCTTTGCAGCAGGCCGTGGCCGCGATACCGCTTGCCGTCACCGGGCTGTGAATTGCCCAGGTTGAATGCTTTGTAGTTCCTGTCGCCGCGTTGCAGGCCAGGACCCCATGACTGCGAGAAGTCGCGCTCATAGGTGCTTTGCGCAGCGGTTGGCTCAGCACCCCACAGTTCCGTGGTGCACCTGAGCATCATTGACTCGTGCAACACCTGGGGCAGAAACATTTTCTTGCGCAGTAGTGTGTCTATGCCAAATTCAGGCATGGCCATGGCCAGCAATGGTGCGTAGGTGGCGGCGCGGTCGGCGCGGACGCCCATGTGTATCAGCTCTGATGGTGTCATTTGGCTGCTCCTTCATTCTGTTTTTGCTTGACATTCCCGGCGATATAGGCGCCAACAGTGAGCGCAACCGCACCACCCCAAGCCAGTCCAGCAAGGTCCATCTTCCCGAACCACTGCAGTACATCTGCGCTGATCAATGAGCCCCAACAAAGAAGGTATCTACGGCCTCCATATTTTTCAAAGTTCATGTTTCTTTCACCTTCACGCAGATTTCTTGTTCCTCAATCCACCCATTGGCACAAGTCACCTTGATCGTGTACTTGTACTTGGCAAGATGCTCGCCGCCAACCGACCAGACCCTCACAACACCATCAACAATGGTTGCAATCTCCTTCTGTGTCATGGCCACAGTCGAACTCGTTCCATCGGAAAAAACACCGGTGCCAACGGTGACATCAGGCGCCCCAACAACATCCGTTTCAAGATCAGCCAAAAAGTCCTCGAAGTGAACGTCAAAGAACTTGGCTTCACTTGGCTGCTTTGTAAAAGTTGCAAGAATGCTCATAGTTACCCCTGGTAGGCGAGTCTGGTGTTTCTTGACGCCACGGGTACGCGAACTTTGTTTTGAGCAAGCGGCACATAAGCGCGGCGTACAGCCATAGAAACCCATGCATTAAAAATGCTTGGTCCATAGGTGTTTGAGTTGGTAACTCGAAGTGACGCACTACCGGTGGCCACTGCTGATCCATTTGCCTGCAAGCTTATTGCTGCTGGAAAACTGGCGCCACTGGAGGCTTGAGCCAGCGCACTAGCCTCCAGCGTCACAGACAAGCTAAGCGCACCACCCGCTGATGCTTGCACCAATGCATCGGCACCCAGAGGGATGTCTAGCCAAAGCATTGCACTTCCACTGGCTTGGCCCTGGCCAGCGGCTGCAATGGGTTTGCCCACCGACAGTGCGGCGCTGGCCTGTGCGTTGGCAATGGCTTGCGTGGCCAAAGTGGCAGCACCACCAAATGCCGCAGAGCTGGCGGCCTGGGCCAGGGCCACAGCGGAAAAGTTGACCGCCAGGGCCAGCGTGGCCGTGCCAGTGGCCTGGGCAGCACCAGCAGCGGCCAGGTTCACCGCGCCGCCTGCAGCGGCCACGTTCAGCGCCGCACCCCCGGTGACCTGCCCGGCGCCTGCAGCTGCCAGTGGCTTGCCCACCGCTGCCTGACCAGTGGCCAAGGCCTGGGCCAGCGCACCCGCTGCAAATCTGATTGACAGTTTGACTTGCCCGGTGCTACTGGCCGTGCCGGTGGCAGCAGCAGCTAGGGGCACAGAGTGCGACATGCTGGCCGAGCTGCTGGCCACACTGAGCGCAGCGCCTGCCAGGTTCACGCCATGCAACAGGGTGGCCGAGGCGCTGGCCTGGCCAGCAGCGTCAGCCCCCAGCAGCACATCCGAGCTGCTGACCGTGGGCACCCAGATCGTGATTTCTTCGGGCTCGAAGATTTGCCAGGGGTTGTCAGAGAGGGACTTTACCTCGGCATCAGATTTTGCAGTGTTAAAGCAAAGTGAAATATACCGCCGCCCCTTAAAGTGCCACGGACTTGGGCGCGGGGTGTGTGCACTATTGATGTCCCCAAAAGATACCTCGCCTTTACCCGATGCGCCGACGAGCGTAAATCCAGCAACATCCAAAGACCCATTTAAAAATAGTCGTGTCTCAGATTCTTTAAACGTGGCAGCTATCGTGTAAGGGTGCGTCGTAGGAACGGACAGAAGCCCGTCAAGTACAACCATGTCGCGTGTGTAAGCCGAGGGCTTGCCATTGAATACGCGCAGCCCACGGGTACTACCAGCATAGCCGGAACCGTCTCCGCCAAACTCCAACGCAATACACTCTTGTGGGTACCCGCCATCTACCAGGCAAAGCAGCGTCGCGTCTGCGTTTGCGCGCCCTGTTACGACGCTCTGAACTTGACCAGACGACGATGCATCAACATTCTTGCCTGGCTCTCCGACGCCACTTATCAAAAAACTATTCTGGTAGTTTGGGGATTGAGATATAACCCTGCCGTTGGCAAACTCACAAGCAACAAATCCAAGCGCCAGCGGGTTATCCAAATCAATCCCGCACGCATCCTGCGGCTGGCTGGTGCGCGGGATTCTGACTTTGACAAACGGCACGTCGAGCCCCCGTTACTGCGCGCGGTGCGTGGTCATCCGCGCCCGCACGGTGATGCTGCGGGTGGCCGCTTGGGGGCACTGCACACCCAGGCGGTAGCCAGTGGCTCCAGTGCGTACCGGTGCCGACTTGCGGGCCGGGTCCTCACCATTGGTGGAGTAAGTGTCCAGCTGCATCAAGAACTGGGCGTGTTTGTCGGTGTCGAAATCGGCGCCGCTGTCGCCCAGGATGTCGCCGCTGTGGTAAGCCACGAACACATTGCACACGTCGCCGCTGGCGGGAGTGCCCGTGTTGTCGGCGCTGACTTGCACGCTGGCTTCAAAATCTTCCACATTGAATGCAACCGGGTCGCTCCAGACGATGCTGGCCGATGCCACTGTGGCGGACGCTGCGGCGCTCCAGGTGAGCTGTGTTTCTGGTTTTGTAGAGGCCATGGCATCAATCCCAAGGTCCGCGCACCGCGCGGGATACATCGGCGGCGGTGATCTTGGGCGCGGGCTGCATGGGCAGGTTCAGCACGGCGTCAAGCTCCGCTTGCGTAAATACGTCGGCCTGGGTCCATTGTGCAAACTGGGCACGCAAACCGACGTCGCCAAAGTTCACACCTTTGGCATCGTTTTCCAAACGGTTCATCAGTGCCCGGGTGGACCGCGACGATGCGGCCAAGGTGTCAAGCTTGGTCAGGATGGCGTCAGGCATGGCCGTGTTGCCAGTGGCCGCCACCAGGTCACTCACAAGGCCCCGGTCTGTCAGCCAGCACTCACCCACAACCGTGCGGCCGGTGTTGAGGATGTCGGCGATGGCCTGGTCTTTGACCAGCACCTCGGCCGCGCTGATCTTGGGCGCGGCGCTGTTGTGGATGTAGGGCGCACAGTCAGCGCTGGCCAGGATCTCGGTCAGCAAATCTCGGTAGTTCATGACGATGTCCGATCAGTTGTCCATCTGAATCGTGAGCGATGCAGCCGGGAAGCTGACGGTGTCACCGGTGTTGATCGTCTTGCCGATGCTCAACGCGGTGCAAACCAGCATGTTGCCGCTGGACACCGAATCCATCAAACCGATGTGGGTGACCGTGCCCCAGCCTGCGCTGGGTGTGGCAAAGGTGATGGCGGCATTGTTGGACGTGGTGCCGCTGGTGCCCGAGCTGGCCGTGGTGCTGGCCGCTGCCTGGGTGCCTGCCCAGTTGACCAAGCTGGTGGCCAGCCCAGGCCGGGCATACGAGCCGCCCGACACCTCGGTGCCAATAGCCGAGTCGCTGCAGGCTGATGTGAAGAGTGCCACATAGACAGTTGTCGGCGCGGTGTAGGCCTGGGCCCGGAACACATGGTCAACCAGCTTGTTTTCCAGGTAATCGGATAAAGCACCGGCCTGCACCACCGGAACCGCAGCCAGTACCAACGCCAGGCCCAACAGGGCCGAACCAATCCATTTTTTAAACATCTTCACAGCTATCTCCTTCAGTAAAAATAAGCTTTTCGCTCAACTACAGATCACTCGGCCTTGTGGCGTTGGCAAGCATTTCCCGCCGGGCTGCTCTCGCCTGGGCCTTTTGAATTGGCCTTGTGTACTTGAACCAGCCGTAGACCTGAATCCCTATCCAGAGTCCAGAAAGAACACCGACAACGATGTTTACGAGACCGGCAAATGTCCCTATGCCAAGCAGTGCAGCAAGCCAGTCAAGGGCGACTTTGATCCATGATGTATGCTGGTCGTTGGTCACTTCACAGCCCTCCGTACGCCACAGACATGCTGTGGCTCTTGTATCTGTTCCACTCGGCCTTGGCCTGTGCGCAGTAGGCGTTGAACTGCTGCGTGTACTCATCGCGGCGACCCCGGTCAAAGCACTCAGCATCCTGCTTGCCGTAGGCCCGTGCCTTCATCCACAGCATCAAGTGCTCGTGGTGCTCTTCACCGATCTCGCCAAACTCAAAGCCGGGCTCGACGGTGTCCAGCGGCAGGCGCTGTACGCTGAGCTGTACGGTGTCGGCGCGGTCTGGGATGCGGACCCAGCGCACCAGGCCACGCGCCGCGTTGCGGTCCATGCCGGTCACCATGTGCGTGACCTTGCCTTGCAGCAAGCTGCGCCGCTGCGTGTTGAGCTGGCCGTAGTCACTGGTCGTCAGCGTCGGCAAGCCCGCCTCGTTGACGATCTTGAGTTCGGTGCCGTCAGACAGCAGGTATGCGCTACGGAACCGGAGAATGAGGGGGCTGACCGCGCTGGTTGGCTGGCCGGGGGCCAGGACCAGGCGGGTCAGCGCTGAGCTGGTGTCGGGAATACCCCCAATACGCCGAACGAACATCCTGTACGCATCGTTCATGTAGCCCCAGACCTCGGTGTCGCTCCAGAGGTACGGAGCTGCCGTATCGACCACGTCGCTACGGAACAGTGCGAGCAGATCGTCGGCGAGCATGGCTAGCCAGCCTTCGCCTTGAGGTACTCTTCCCAAAGCTCGTCGCGCTCTTTACCGATCACCTCGTAGCCGAGCAGCTCTTTCAGGATGCTCAGGTTCGGACGACCGCTGCCGGTGAAGTCACCGCGCTCGTTGCGCGCTTCGAGCTGTGCGAATACCGCCAGTACCTGAGCCGCGCGTTCTTGGCCAGAAGGGGCCAGCGGCAGCGCCGGTTTGTCAGGGTCCAGCACGTCCTGCTTGGGGCCATCGACGGGCTCAGCACCCAGCGCTGTGACCTCCTTCTCCAGCGCCGGGGGCACCCAGGTGGGCATCCCTTTGACGAAGTTGACGATGTGGCCCAAGGTAGAGCGGTGGGTGTAGGTGCGGTTGAGCACGTAGTCCGGCATGATGGTCTCCAGGAAGGTAAAAAAGAAGCGGGCCGAAGCCCGCTTCAAGGGCGGCACTTAGGAGGCGCTGACCTCGTTGATACGACCGTCAATCGTGTACATGACACGGACGCGGACGCGGCCAGCAGTGGCGTTACCGGCACCCAGCACCAGGGCCATGCGCAGGTCAAGGCCAGTGGCCGCGTGCGTGGGCGAGTTGTCGGTGTCTTCCAGCGGCAAGGTCAGCGCAGTGCGAGCTGCGGTCTTGGCGTCGATGGCAGCGGAGTACCAGGAGCCGGTTACCGCGTCACCGAACTGCACGGTGGCTGTGGCCGGGCCGACGTAGGCGTTCTCGACGTGGACGTCGCCGCCGATCACCTGGGCGTTGATGGGCAGGGCCAGCACTTCAAAGTAGCTGGTCTTGCCGCCACCGCCGGTGACGTAGGTGACACCCGACAGCATGCCGTCAGGTTGCACGCCGGAACCAAAGTCAGTCACGTTGGACTTGGGGTTCTGGTCGACGCTGGCGCCGTTGAGAGCCGACAGGAAGGCTTGCCCGTCGTTGAAGTTGAAGACGTACTCAGCTACCAGGGGGTACTGAGCACCACGGGTGCGGTTTTTGACTGCCATGATGTGTTCTCCTTGAAGCAGATTACTGAGCCGTGTACAAAGAGAGCACACCGAAGTCTTCGGTGGTGCCGCCGCTGTACTGGGTGTAGAACTGAGGCTTGAGGAAGCCCAGAATCTTGGCGACCGAGATACCTTGTTGGTTCTCGTAGTCGAAGCCTTCTTCGGTCCAGCTGGGAGCGCCGAGGTCGGCCATACCCAGCGCTTGGGCACCGCAGAACAGCACCTGGCAACCGTCGATCAAGCCACCGGCACCGTACTTCTGGCCGGAAGGGGTCAGGCGGGTGTTGGGGATGTGGCGGTACTCATGCAGGTACATGCCGTCGACACGCACCACGTCGCCAGTGAACAGCGGGTTGTCCTCGCCGCGTTGACGCGCCCAGCGCAAGTTCGACAGGTACTCGGGGTCCAGCTTCAGCTTGGCCATGGCCTGCGGGCTGAGGAAGACGTGATAGACCTCTTCGCCACCCTTGTCCTTGCAACCGCGCACGTAGTTGTCCTTGGCGTATGCCTTGGCCTGCACCAGCATGTTGTAGGACGGGGTGTCTGCGACAGCCACCGAGCCGTTGCCGGTGCCCCACTCCATCAGCTTGGAGGTGCCGTTCCAGCGACCGAAGCGCTTGGAGCTGGGCGCGACCACGTCCTGGGCGAATTCCAGATACGGCAGATCGGAGCCGATGCGACCCACGGTGGCGCCCACGGCGCTGAGCTTGGTGCTGTAGGACAGCCCGGCCATCGTCAGGATCGCCAGCTGGTCGACGCGGTCAGACGCCCAGTAGGACAGCTTGTCGCGGCTGTTTTCGCGGAACTGCACCACGGTCTTCTGATCGGCCATGCGGCCTTCGTTGATGTTGGCGTTACGGATCTGGTCGATCCGAATCACCTTGTCGAAGCTGCGCAGCTGCTCTTCATTGCCGCGCAGGGTGCGATCCCCTGCGATACCGTCACCTTCGAGGTCGGTCAGCAAGGTCATCACGGCGCGCGCGCCTTTTTGGGTTTTCTTCAGCTCGGTGACGTGCTGGATCAAGCTGTTCTCGTCGCTGCCGAGAAACTTGTTGACGAAAGAAAGGTTGCGGGCCTGGCGCCAGAAATCGAGCGACCAGACTGTTTTTTGTTCGCTGGTCAGCTGCGCAAAGTTAGTCGTTGCCATGTGAGGACTCCATAAGTTGTAAAACGAACACTCTCTGATGCAATCTGTGCATCAATCTCAGGCCACGATGTCGCGGTGACTGCGAGTTGTTCGGCTCTTACGGAGTCGCTTCGGGGGCTGTGTTGCCGCCCCTTGCATGTCAGATGTCGCTCTGGCTGGCGAGACGTCGCACTACGTGCGACGCCGCGATATTACATCAGATTTCGTTAGAGTGCAAACGCTGCCTCAGCTCGCAGCCCATCAGCGGCCAGATTTGCTCGATGGCGTGTTTCCTTGCCTCGACACGGCCAGTCTCTGCGCTGTGCTGCGCTGGGTCGATGGCGCCGTAGTTGATGCCGACAATCTTGGTGCTGTTGCGCAGGATCAGGACGCAGAAGGTCAGGAGGCTTAGAGCTTCGTAGTCCTTAACTTCACCGATGGTTTGTCCTTCCGCCATCTCTCCACCAATCACGCCTTCCATAGCGGTGAAGTAGTGCTCGCTGGCAATGTTCGCCTCAATGCCCTCAGGCGTCACACGCGGCGCTGTCAGTCCTTTGGCTTGGATTTCTTGCTCGATGGTTTGGTCTGCCTGAGCGATCATCGAGCGCGTGAATTCACGCGCAGCGTCGATATAGGGGTGGAGTGGTTGACTATGATTCATAGGTTCTCCTTACACGAGGTCGCCGCGCATGCGCTTGAGCGTAGCGGCGGGGATGGCCTTGAGGTCGTCGACAGTCTCCAGAACGTGCTTGCCGTCCTTCATGCCCAGCTTGTCGCTGTCGAGGCCCACGTCGCGGGTGTCGGGTGGCGTGCGCAGTGCGGCGTCGACGGCCTTGGCCTTGGCGGCTTGGGTACGGTCGGCACCCTTGGCACCTGCCAGCCCGCCAGCAGGCTTGTCGTCGGCCTTAACGGCTGGCTGAAACCGGGCCATGATGTCGGTAGTGGCTTTGACCAGCGCCTGCGACGGGCTCAGGCGGTCGCGCGTGATGAGCTGGTTCTGCGCGGCCAGCACGAGGTCTACCAAGCCCTGGTCGAACGTGTCGCTGCCCTCCTTGAGCACCGGGTAGGTCTTCTCCAGGCTCTCGATGGCCATCTCGACACGGATGCTCTCGCTGGCCTCTTCACGGCTGCGCTCGGAGATGCTGGTGCTCTCCTGGATGACGATCTGGCGGTTGATGCGGTCGATCTGGCTCTGCAGGTCCAGGCTCTTTTCCTCGTCGCCGTCAAGCCGCGCCTGGCTGTCCTGCTTGCGCAGCGCTACGAGCTGGGCTTCGAGGTCCGTCGCGGTGGCAGTGCGGCTGACCGTCTGCAGCTGCTTCTGCAGCTCAGCCACGGTGCGCTCTGCGGCCTCGCGCTTGTCGCGCTCTTTGGTCACGGCCTCGTCGAAGCGTGCCTTGGGGATGAAGCGGCCCTTGTCGTCGCGCACAGCCTCGTCGCCCTTGGCCTCGTCGGTGACATCGGCGCCAGTGACCGCGACCTTCTTGTCAGCGACCAGCTGGTCTTCGAGCGTGATAGCTGTGCCGAGCGTGTCGTGGGCCAGCGTGTCGTCGTCCGCGTCGACGGTGGGGGTGAACGTGTCGCCACGGTCGATGGTGTCTTCAGTGCCTGCCATGCTTACTCCTTTGTGGTTGTGGGTGAACTCTCGCTCTTCTCCGCCTGCGCACGCTGTGCATAGGCGTTCTGCTCAGCCTGCTGCGCCTGCTGGGCGCGCCGGGCTTGGGCATCTTCTTGCTGAATCTGCTGCTTGAGTGCGTGCTCTTCGCGCATCTGCTGCAGCTTGATAGCCGCCTGCTCACGCTCGAACTGCAGCTTCTCCTGGCGCTCCTGGCGCTCCATCTCGAAGCGCTCGCGCTCGATCTGCAACTCCTGCTGGAGCTTGGCAGCTTCGCCGTTGTCGCCGCCTTGGGCCAGGTTCTGCGTCTCGACGGTCTCCTTCTCGGTGCGGGCCGTGTCGAGTGCACTCTTGGTGTGCTTCTCCTGCGCCTCGCCTTCGAGCTTGGAGACGTTGGCCTCCATCGCGCGCATTTCGAGCGCCTTCTTCTGCTGGGCCTCGGGGCTCTGGGCCTCGGCCTGCATCTGCTTGACGATCTCGCCCCGGCGCATGAGGCGGCTGTTCTCGATGAGCACGTCGTCTGGGATGGCGATGCCCAGCTCCTTGAGGCTCTTGGCCTGCTCGAACTGGCTGTCTTCGAGCGTCGCGCGGTCTGGCTGTGCGGTGATGATGATGCCGTACTCGCCCAGCGTCAGGTCATTGATGATGGTGTCGGTGGCTGGGTCATACTGGTTGACAGTCAACGTCTGCGGCGAGTTGACCAGGTCGTTGCCGGTGATGTGGATGATGCGTTCCTCGGTGTAATACTCCTGCACCAGATCCAGCACGTTGCGCGCCAAGAAGTAGTCGGTGCGCTCCAAGTTGTCGAGCACGCGCACCAGGTTGGCCTGGCCGCTCTGGCGCTTGGCAGTGATGGCCTTGGCCGCGACGTCCTCACGGTCAAAACCTTGCATGCTGTCGCTCACGCCGCTGATGGACTTCATGTGTTCCTCAGCCTTGTAGCTGATGCGGTCCATGCCCTGTGGTATCGAGTTGGGGGTGATCTTCTTGACGTCTTTCTCGGTGTCGCCGTTGACCTCGATCACCAGGCCCGTCTTCGCCCCGCTCTGCTCCAGGTCTTCGACCTCCATGTTGACAAGGGTGCCGGTCTTGACGATCCAGCCGCTGTTGGCGCTGGTGTTGATGACGTGCAGCTCCTGGCTGGAGGACTTGTTGAGCAGTTCCTGGCTACCGAGCAGGTTCTCGACCAGGCCGATGGTGCGCCCGTGGTGGAAGTGCGGGAAGTACGGCACAGGCGTGAAGTGCTTGTATGGCGACCAGTCGTCGTGCAGCACCACGTTGTCGGCAGTCACGGTCCAGCGGATGCGCTTGACCTTCTTCTTGAGCACCGTCAGTTGGCCCTGCGTGCGCTCCAGCAAGGCAGCGATGCGGTTGCGGTCCCAGCTCTCGGGTACCGGGCGGGCGTCGCCGGTCTGCACATCGACGAAGTGTTTTTGACTGTCGAGCTTGCGGTACTGACGCTCGACCGTGCGTATGTTGCGCCGGACGTGGGCGGTGTCGAGCAAGCCGTAGTAGCTGCCGGTGAGCTGGGAGCCTGCAAAGCGGTCGCGCACCCGTTCAATGCTGTCATAGGCGTAGGGGAACAGGCTTTCCTCGCGCATCTTGAGGTAGTCAGCATCGTCCTGGTTGTACAGCGTGGCGATGTCCTGGTAGGTCAGCCACTTGGTCACAAAGACGTCGTTCCACTCGTCCGGGTCGTACTGCTCGGCGTCGGGGTCGATGACCACGTTCTTGCCATTGAGGTTGGTGATGCGGACCTCGCCCTTGAGGTTGTCCGTGAAGTCAAGCCTCACGTCGTAGAAGCCACGGCTGCGGATGAAGCCGTCGGCAGCGACGTCTGAGCGCACCCAGTTGAGCTGGTTGCTCGCTGCGATCTGCGCCCAGACCTTCTGCAATGCGTCGGCCACCTCGCTGTTGGCACCCTCCCCCGCTGGGCGGTAAGACACCTCGTTGCGGTTGTAAATCTGCTGCCCCATGATCGTTGAGACCGTAGAAATTATCTTGTTTATGGTCAAACTCGGTCGACGAGCAAGTTGCAGCGCGTTGAGGTCAGCCACATCCCACTGGTCCCCCGCGAAGAACTTGTCGCATTTATCGGCTTTGGCCAGGAAGTCGTGGTGGCCGCGCTCCAAGCAGTTGTGACAGATCACCAGCCCGGTGTCGCCAAGCACGGCGAACCGCGAACGCGGACCACAGTTGACGATGTCGTAGACATCTTGCGTGTGGCCTTCGCGGTACTCAACCCTGCGCCCAAGGGTCGGTAGTGCGTCCGCACGCACCCAGTTGCCTGCGGAGTCGAGCACCTCGTGCTCAGGCGTCATGAATACGCCGTCAACACCAACTGTGGCTTTACGACCTTTGGCAACAAGGCCGTCGTGGTTGACATACTCCACACCGTCAAATATGCGGTGGGTGCCCGTGATACGGTCGAGACGCACGTACCCGGCGTCGGTCAGTACAAGTGCGTCACCGGAGACGCAGTAGCGAAATCTGTACCAAATTTCGCTGGCAAGGGAGTCATTGACTGGCAAGATACACCTCCGGGTCAAATTTATTGCTCTTGCGACAGTTCTCGCTGCGCGTCAGTAGCTGCAGATTGGCAGGCACATGAAGCCCGCAAACGAGTTTGTGTTTGAGCGGGATGATGTGATCTACCGTCAAGTTCTGGCGATCAGCTTCTGTGTAGACGGCGTCAAGCTCTCTGCGATCCGCCCAGGCGGGGGTTGCGTGGCGTACCCGCTGGCGACGACGGGCTTTGGTCAACTTGACTTTGAGGGGGTTGGCCTTCACCCAGGCCGCGTCGTTCTGAGCCTTTCGCTCTGGATTTGCGTCGCGCCAGGCTTTGGCCTGCGCAAGTACCGTTTCGCGGTTGGCTTTGAAGTACGCACGATCACCCGCCTTTTTCTTCTCGGGGTTGGCTGCAGCCCAGGCGCGTGTTTTAGCGCGAACAAGCTCAGCGTTGCGCCGGTTGTATTCAGCGGACTTCGCACGGCGCTTCTCAGGGTCTGCCAGATGTGCGGCTTTTGCCTCGGCGCTGATCCGCTCACGGTTCTCGGCGTACCAGGCATCTTTGTAGGCTTTGACCTCGACGGCATGCTCCTTGCGGTACTGAGCGTCGTATGCCTTCTTGGTAGCGCTCTTGTTCCATTCGGCCTTTGCAGCTTTGATCTTCGCGCGGTTTTTCGCCCGGTACGCACGGTCGTACGCAGCCTTGGCGTCTTTCCGTTCTGCTTCCGATGGCGTGGCGGTTTGCATGCGTACGAAGCCTCCGAGTGTGTGCGATGACGTTAGAGTTTATCAGACTAAGCGGCCATGTGCGAGGCCCCGCCGCCGCGCAGCTGCTTCATCAGCTTGGTTTTCCAGCTCTCAGGCATCTTCGGTTTCGGTGGCCCCTTGGGTGCGGCGTGCGTCGTGGCCAGCCGCACGACGTGGGCCAGCGCGTCCACCTGGTCGTCGTGCTTGCCACCAGCCTGAAAGCGCAGCAGCTCCTTTTTGAACTCGGCGTACCACGGTGCCCGGCTGGGGAACTGGATCTTCTTCTGCTGCATGCGCCCGCGTGCGGGCTGGGCACGGGTGCGCTTGTCGGTCAGCGGTGTGATGACCTCGTACGACGGGTAGTGCTTGGCCATCTCGCACGCCTTGCTGAAGTTGGCCTTGATGGACTTCCAAATCTGACCATCCTCCACCGCAATCTGGTCGGCGTTCCAGAGCTTGGCGTAGCTCTGGACGGCGGTGCCCAGCTCGATGCCGTCGTCTGTCTTGAAGCGCCAGACGTCGAGCACGTACATGTTGTCGTACTCGTCGACCAGAACGGTGATACCGACGGTGTAATCGCTCTTCTGGTTCTCGGTGATGGCAAAGTCCCACGCCTGGTAGACGATGCGCCCGTGGCGCTGTGGCGCGTGCACGTACTCGATGAACATGTCCTTGGTGAAGAACGAGCCATCCTCGGGTGTCGGGTTCTGCTGGTAGAGCGCCGCCCACCACCGCTGCTGACCAAGCGCGTAGTAGTTGGCCATGCGCTTCTTGAGCATCTCGAACGTGTAGCGCGCCGGATGCAGCGCACTGTTCATCAACCGGGTGAGCTTGGAACCCTCGGGCGGTGTGGTGCCGGGCGGGAACTGCTCGATGGTGTCGTCGGGCAGGATGTACTCGTCGCCCTGGTCGTTGATGGCTGGGTACTTGACGATCTCGAACGTGTCGCCGTCACCGGTGGCCATGACCTGCTGGATACGCCCTGCCCAGTCGTCCTCGTTCCACCACGTATTGTGGCTCACCAAGCCGTTGGCAATGAAGTTTTCTGTGTCGTTTACTTGAACGTCGAAGACTTCCTCTACTCCGTCAAGCTCTACGCTTACCACGCGCTCCAGAGTGAAGTCGGAGATACCGAGCGGCGGCAAGTGCCACTGGCTCAGTAGCAAGGTGTCCGATTCCGGCATTGCAGTCGTTGCACAGGAGTCCTCGGACTTTTCCTGTGTCGTGACAATGGTCGACGGCGAGCTTGTGCTTCCAGTGAGCAGGCGAATTGCCCGCTTCAGCAGGCTTCCCACAAATCGCGCAGCAGCCTTTCTGGTGCTCGTACATGGCGTCGTAGTCCGCGTTTGTGATGCCGTATCGGTGTTTGAGACGCGCGTTGCGTCGTGGGATGGCATTGTCAGAGCCTGAACGGTGTCCATCTGCCCAGCGTTTTTTGGAATAGTGACTTGCGCAAAGTCCGCGGCACACGGCAGGCTGCTCGCACCCCTCGGCAGAGCACGTAACGCCTCGCCATTTGCCCCACTGCCCTTCACGGTTACGATTTTCAGGGCTGTAGTCAAGTTTTTCAGACGCGTCCACGATACCTCTCCGTTAGGTGCCACGGTCAGAAACGGGTGCCTCTGATTGGCTCTAACGATTCTACCAGAGTTCGTTAGAATTCTGTAGACTGAATCACGACGACTTGACTTTATAGCTGCGACAGTTGTGCGTGCAAGCGTTCCGCGAGCGTACGTGGCGATCTCGTCGGCAGGCTTGAGCGTGTCGAGCCTGCGCTGAGAGCCGTCAGCCATCAAAACAGGTGTGTCACCCGTCATGCACATGATGCCCAGCACGCCGCCACCGGGTGCGAGCCGGGTCAGTGCGGTGGACATGTACCACTCCCACACAGCGTCGCGGATGACCTGTGAGTCCGCAGCCTCGGCGTCCTTCACCGGGTCGTCGATGACCAGGATGTGTGCGCCGCGCCCAGTGATCATGGTGCCGATACCGGCTGCAAGGTAGCCGCCACCGTAGGTCGTGTTCCAGTTCTCGACGGACTGGCTGCTGGGGTCCAGGCGCATGTGCTCGAAGACACTCTGGTACGCCGGGTCGCGCACGAGGTCGCGGATGTACCGGCTGAAGCTCATGGCCAGGCTCTGGGCGCCCGAGGCGGCGATGATTTCCCAGTCGGGGTGCTTGCCCAGCACCCACGGGGCAAAGTGGCGGCTGGCGATCTCGCTTTTGCCGTGGCGCACAGGCATCATCAGCAGCAGTCGGGGCTCCAGACCGGCTTCGACATCAGCGACGAACTTCTCCAGGCGACGGCAAATGTCCTGGTGGACCCAGCCAGCGTCGTATTTGGGCCGGAATCGCTTGATAAACGCCAGCAAGCGGCGTCGGGCCAGGGTTCTGGCAGCGATTTCCTTCTCAACCCCGCTCAGTGGGCCGGGGGAGATGAAAACTTCGCCCGTAGAGGCGTTTTCGAGGCCCGGCGGGGGTGTTTGGGGGGTCTCTTCGGGCGGTACAGCGGTGATCTTGAGGCTGGGCGTGCGCTTCTTGGGCGGCGGAGCTACCGGCTCGGGTGATTCGAGCGTGTTTTCGGCGTCTGCTGCGAGTTTTGCCAGGCAATCGGTGCACTCCGTGTCGTTGTCACGAGGGAATAGCGTCGGTGGCCGCTTTTCTCCGCAGTGCTTGCAGACAAACTTAGTGCTGCGTCTTGGGCTCGACATCCACGACCTCCTGTGTGGGGGCCATCTGCAGGGCAAGTAGCTCTTCGTCGGTCATGGCCTCGAACTTGGAACGCAGCCGCTGCTGGTTCATGTTCACGTTGATGGTCTTGACCTCTGGCGCGTAGTGGCCCAGTATCTTGGCCACCTCGGTCCAGCCCTTGATCATGTTGCCCGAGTCACCCTGCATGCGGGCGCAGGCAATGCCGTCCAGAATGCCGTCGATCACGTCCACCCGCTTGATGGTGGTCAGGTCGGTGAGCTTCTCGCGGGCCTGGGCGATCTCAAGGCGGATAGCTTCGGAGATGTCTGGGGCGCTGGAGTTGGGATACCCCGCAGCGAGGGCCGACGCATGCCGTGACTTGCCCGTGAGCACGCCGTCGACGAAGGCGTTCTGCTTGGGGGTGAGGGCTGAGGGACGACGGGCCATGGTTCGAGATTATAAGAGTCCGTGAGATTTATGTTAAGTGCTATGGAAATGAGAGCAAGGTCTGTGAAAATTTTGAAAATTTTTATGGAGAACTTCGTGCTATGAAAAGGGGAGCGGGGTTCTGGGAAATGACGCGAACAAAGTCAAGCTGCCGACCCTCCCAGGGCTCGGAATTCCACCGCCCCACTTCGGATTCGGTTTCGTAGCAACCTTGGAGTCCCTTAACACCCAGCTTCGCAGAGCGAAGCTGAAAGACTCTTGGTTGTGTGGACGACGTGTTCATAACCAACTAGGAGTTAATCATGGCTACATCACCCAAGACCCTTGCAAACATGACCGCTGCTGAACGTCTGGCGTTCTACCGCGAAGCAACCAAGAACCAGGCTGTCAAGCAGTCTGACACCAGCTTCGCTGAAACAGTCGGCAAGTTCGGCGCTGACAGTCGCAACTTCTTCACCAACGCACAAGCTGCGTACAAGTTCCACCGCATTCAGTGACACCACAGGGCCGCAAGGCCCTTGTGGCATTGCAACCTACGCATGGTGCGTCGGTGCTAACTAACAAGGAGTACGTCATGGACGTCACTGAACTCACTCAGAGCATGGTCAGCTATCGCATCTACAACGAGCTTCGCGCCTTGGGCTACAGCCCGACGGCTGCGTGGAAGAAGGCGTATCAGCTATGAACGGCTTCTTTGGTCATATAGATGCAGCACCGCTGTTCTACGGCCTGCTGCTGGCCATCGGCATCTTCAGCATGTTGCGCAAGCTGCTGAAGTTCGACCTCGGCACCCTCGCTGTTGAGGTCATCGTGTTCTATGTGGTGTTCAGCATGCACAAGGGCACGCTCACAGGCGGCATGTCCGCTGCCATCTGCGCACTGATCGTCGGGCTTGCCTTCAAGCTCGTGGTGCGCTGGTCTAAATAAGGAGAACGCTATGCTTTTCGACAAACACTGGCTTGTTGACGTCGTAACAGAAGCCTGCCTCGTTGTGGTCTTCATCATCGAGCTTGTAGTGCTCATCATCGTCTGTGTTGTTTGACCACCAGAGCCACGCAGCGCGTGGCTCTAAGACTTTTGGTTGTGCAGACGATGTGCTCTGTATATCAACCAAGGAGTCTTTCATGATTCTTCAATCCGGTGAGCTTTACACGCTCGCCACCGACCCGATGCTGATCCTGATGGCACGCGAGTGTGAGGACGTCGAAGACGAACTCGAACTCGCTGCGCTCAGCGCTCAGCGCGAGTCCACCCTGCTCGCTGCACAGGCTTACACCGCAGCACGTCAATCCTCTCAATCGTTCTAAGGAGCTTCCATCATGTTCAATCGTTCATTCAATCTCACCAACTTCGTCAAAGACATCCCCTCGCTGGCGCTGCGCAAAGCTGCTTGGCTCAGCCTTGTGGGCTCAGTCAACGCCTCGCTGTTCGGTGCAGCCGACGCCATCGTGCAAAAGCTGCAAGCTGCTGGTTACACCGAGCTGAAGGAACTCAGCACGCGCGAGATCAAGGCGCTTTGCTCTGGCCCCGAGACCGGCGCAAGCGTTGATGTCATCGCTGCCAACAAGAAGCTGTACAAGCTGCACGTTGAATGGCGTGCCGAGTTGCAGCACACCACTGTGGTCAGCTCAGGCCGCAAGGCTGACGACACGCTCGGCAGCATTGCCAGCACCATCACGATGATGACTGGCCCGCAGAAGGAGCGCGACATCAACCGTGAAGCGGTACCGCTGCTCGCCTCGCTTGGCATCACCGTGACGCCGGACATGATCGCTGCTGCAAAGAAACAGCGTCTCATGGACGACAACCACTTCGCCAACATGCGCAAGCAACGCGCGGGCATGATCGAGTACATCATCGACAACTTGTTTGCCAGCAACGACAGCAAGTATGACGGCGATGACGACGAGAACTATTCGACGCTCGATGTCGAGGTGAAGGAGTACCTGGCCAACAAGCTCATGGCTTCGATGAACAAGGCGATGACGACCAGTGTCAACAACACACTGTTCGGTCGTGCCGGTGACAACGTGCTCGGCGTGGGTGACTACATGATCGCGCAGCGCATCGTGCCTCAGCTGGTCGATGCAATGACCGGCGTGGCCAAGCCCAAAGCTGCAAAGGCACCGCGTGCGAAGAAAGTCAAAGCGCCCGTCGTGCAACGCGCACCGCGCCCAACACAGAAGAGCGTCGTGACAACGGTCAACGACAACGGCTTCAAGGTGACACGCCCGGTTGAAGCCGCAACAGCGTAAACAGTCTGGTCATCACACTTCGGTGTGGTGGCCATTTTGTGCGTCGGGCTGACGAACATGGTGCTATGAACTTTGTAGCAATGCAAACACGAACATGGTGACGACGTGACAGTGCAACATGGCCGGTTTGAACGGTTTGAACGTGTACCAGTACCAATGTACCAAAACAGTTTTAGCTCATCCTACAATACAAATATATATTCTCTCTATCTCTATCTATTTATTTGAATAATAAATAAATTTCAGTACATTGGTACAAAAGAGGTAGTTCTCAGAGGGAAGCCCTACGTACCAAAGTGTGTACCACCACCGTCCAATAACACCGCCAATGTACCAAGAATTTCACCGTTCAGCGCCACGACGAACCAGGTGCCTCGGCCACACCGAAACATGTAACTAAATTACCGACTTTTTAGAGTTCAAAAATCAGTACAAACCGTGCTTTGAACTCTAAAAAGCCTGTTCCTGACTGAAATCTTACAGTTTTCACAGTCAAATAGGATAGCAGCTATGATCTTAATAGCAAACTATCGTTGTTCCTATTCAAATTCTTTGCTATCATTTTTGATGGTAACCAAATTACACAGGAGAAAATCCAAATGGCACTTGATGCAGAACTGAACTCATTAGCCCGCCTTGCTATACGCAATGCCTTCTGGGCTGACTTCAGCGCCCTAGCTAATCACTACATCAAACTTGGAGCCGGGCTGGACACGGAACTCTTAGAGATGGAACTAGGCGAATTAACAAGTATCTACGGACGAAACACTAAAGCAACCGGCGATGAGTTCATAAATCTGTGGGTTCAAACCACTCGCGGGACAAATGGTCACGAAACAGTCGTGGAAGCCCTCAAACAAGAAGACGCTCTTGAAGTTCACCTCCAAGGCAAACTAGTTTTCAAACGTGTGAAAGGTATGTGGTTCTTTCAAGAGAAAGCACTTGGCTGATTATTGAGGGAGCAAACCTCATTGAAAGAATTAATCGACAATCTGAACTCTAAGGTGATCTAATCGTCTCCCTCGAAACAACAGGCATCGCCTCTTCGCACAACATCTGAAAGTGCTCCCACCATGAACTCGACTGCTATACATTTTCTAGCGGCGGAAATGACTCTCGGTAAGTCATTCTGGCTAGACAGTCAAGGCGAACTCTGCAAATCAAACTACCCAAATGTCCGTGATTTCACATCGACCACAGTGCACTGCAGCTCGCTCAAAGAGTTTCATGCGGCGCTCATCAAACACGCAGCTGAAGGCATGTGCCTGCTCAAAGGCAAGCTGCACAAAAAGCTCGACCGTGAATCACGCGCAGGCAGCACCAAGTCCGATGACCCAACCAACTGGTTATGTCTGGACCTCGATGGTGCGCCTTATGACACGCCTCAGCAGTTCATGGCAGCAATCCCTGAGTTCAAAGATGTCTCGCACATCGTTCAATACTCAGCGTCCTATGGCATCAACGGCAACAAAAAACTGAGTTGCCACATCTTTATGCTCCTGGACCAAGCCCTCCCCGCCGCCAACATCAAGACCTGGCTGATGGACAAAAACCTCAGCGACGGTCTGCGCAAGGGCATCACACTCAGCCGCATAGGTGCAACGCTACACTGGCCACTCGACGTGACGGCGTGCCAGAACGACAAGCTGCTGTATATCGCACCGCCAACTCTTGGGAAAGGTGTCACTTCAACTCTAAAGGCATCTGAACGAATCCAATACGTTCCAGGCAGACTCCAAGTCCTATCTGTCAAACACCTCCAACCCAAACGCACACTCGAACAAGTCAAAGAAGAATCCAAGAAACTGCGTGACGACCTGCGTAAAGCGGCGAACTTGCCAGCTCTGCGCTCAGGAACCAAATGGGTCGGTGAACTGGAGATTCAAAGCAAACCAGGTGTAGCCAGTATTACCGGCAGAAAGGAAGAACGTGGGTTTGTATATTTCAACCTTAATGGCGGCGACAGCTGGTCTTATTACCACCCTGTTGGTAACCCTGAGTTCATCCGATGCTTCAAAGATCCTGACCTCAGCTACCTCACCCGTGAGCTTCTGCCTGACTATTACAAAGACCAGCGAATCACGCAGCGCATACAACAGTCCCAACCCACCGAAGGTGGTGAACTGGTGCTGGCCTTCAGGGACAAGCGAACAGCTCAATACTGGAACGGAACCTGGCAAGAAGAAACCCAGACCCTTGACCTTCATCCAGCCAAGTCCGAGCTGCAGCTCAACCACTGGATGCAAGGCCACCAGCTCCCACCCTTTGACGTGATCCCTGTATGGGACATGCTGTTCAACCCACAATCCACCGTCATCATTGACGAAGCTGCACACACTATCAACACGTATGTGCCGACCAAGTATTTCAGGCAAGAGCACAACCCCAAAGCCGCCCTGAACGACTGCCCACTGATCAAGCGCATCATGCTGCATGCCATCAGCGGCGGACAAGAAGACGAGACCTTCGAGCACTGGCTCAACTGGCTGGCCGTCATCTTCCAGCAAAAAGTCAAACCCAAGACAGCCTGGATACTCCATGGCGAAGAAGGAACAGGCAAGGGCGTCATCGTCAGCCGCGTACTCACGCCGCTACTGGGTGCCCAGTACGTCCAGCAAAAGCGCGCCAGCGAGCTGGAAGAGAAGTTCACTGGGTGGCTGGAGAAAGCCCTCATCGCATTCATCGACGAGATTGAGGTCTCAGCCTCACAGCGCAAAGACACCATCAGCGGCGACCTGCGCTCCTTCATCACAGAGGACGTGGTCACTATCCGACACATGAACCGCGCAGCGGTGCAAACCACGAACTACACCGGTTTCATCTTCAGCTCCAACAAGACGACACCCGTCGTCATCAGCTCTGGGGACCGCCGCTACAACGTAGGCTTCTTCCAGAAACAACGTCTCCAAGTTACTCAAAACGAACTCGACCACACACTGCCCAAAGAACTGCCCGCCTTCATGAGCTACATCATGACGCGCGAGGCCGACGTACAGACAGCAGGCCAAGCACTCAAAAACCAAGCGCACAAAGACCTGGTCGAAGGCAACAAGACCAGCGCAGACATCACCGCAGGCCAGCTAGCCAACGGCGACATCATGGCCCTGTGGGAGATGCGTATGGACCTGAACCTGGCCCTGCAGATCACTGGTGGCAATGCAGGCTTCGCACACATGTACCACGACATCATCAAGCGTGAGGTAGAGCTGCTGGCCACAAGCCCCAACGCAGACACCTACAAAGGCCGCGTGTCCAAATCTGCCAAGCAAGACATCGTCGTGACTGCCGAGTCAAGACTCAGCCGCGACGAGCTGCTGGTTGTATTCGAGCACTGCGTGGGCAACATGCCCAAGACACCAAACAAATTCACCTCGCTGCTCAAGCACAGAGGCATCAAGACCGAACAGCTTCGTGTCAACGGTGCCAAGACCTTCGGCCTCAAAGTCGAATGGAAAGCACCTCGCTCCTGGCTCGACGAGGTCATGCAGGAAATCGAAGAAGCCAAGCCCCGCACCAGCCGGGCCAAGATCATCAAGCTCTCAGAACGGAGGACAGCATGAAGTGCGTCGCGGGCGATCTCGCCGTCATCCTTAATGACCCCTATCCAGAAAACATAGGGGCCTTTGTAAAGGTTACTCAGCGCGTCACAGACACCGATGCGTGGTATGGATACAGCGGAGAAGAATGGGAGTGCAAACCGCTGCAACCAATTCGCGGCTGGGTAAGTGACGACAAAACACAAAGCACAGTCGGATTAGAAGCCTGCGCTCTTTTCGACGCTGACCTCAAACCCATTCGCGGCAAGAAAGCCGCCGACAAGCAACTCACCATCAACCCGCCAGAAGAGGCTCTCGCATGAAGCACTCACAAATCCAACTCGCCATCGCAGCTGCCAAGCGCTTCATCAAAGCAGCTGAACAAGTCGAGCGTGCCACTTTCAGTGGAACCAGCTCACCGGCTGGCGACTACATCAACACAGGCAAAACCAGCGGAGCTGCGCGCCGAGCTTCTCTGGATCTCACTCGTCAACTCGCAGAAATGAGGAAACCATGAGCAACACACCCGTCGAAATCAACCAGCTTCAACTCGCAGTCCTTCGTGCCTTAGGCGCCACCTTCGAGGGCAACGTCATCCGTTGCTCAGGACGCAAAGGCATCGTCTACCTGCGTACAAGCAAAGGCACAGCGCCCATCGCTCACAACAAACTGACTGGCAAGCCCATCGTCTCAGGTTGTGAACACGAAGGTGCTGACAGCGTCGCTAACTTCATCTCAGAAGTAGCACTTGCGAACCTCATGACTGTGCTGTTCGGCGGCAAAGAATACGTGCTGCCCAAGCCCGAAGACTTCTTCTACGTGTTCGTCGAAGACCTCGACAACGACAACGAACCTGAGATCACAGACACCTCGGACGCAGCCACTGTGCTCGCAGCTATTCAACAACTCTGAAAGAAACCTCACCATGCTCAACACAAACCGCCTCGCCGCCTCGCCGCCATGGCAGCAGCCATGCCGGCCTCAGCAGGATCGGTCGGTAATACTCAAGTCGTAGTTGTGTCTGGAAACACACCTACTGCCGCTGAACTGCAAAAACAGCTGCCTGTCGAACGGACGCCACGCCAGAAAAAACTCGCATCCTTGGGCTTCGACATCTCTTACGCCACCCGGCCACGACGTCGCGCGGGCTATGGCTGGACGAACGCACATGCCAATCGTGTCGCACGGAAGGCACGCAATGTCAAACGGCACCGTGCCGCAGCGAAAGGCTGACCATGATCCATCGTCCTGAACAGCTCGACTATGGCTAGCGGCCCATAGCCCAAAACACAAACCAACAGAGTAACCGGACGGTAGCTTGGAGGGACTTGCTACCGTCCACAAATTCGATAGCGTTGCGTGCAACATTATCAAATTCGTAAAGAAGGATGTATGGAACTCCCAGTTAACTACAACGACACACCGTTCTCTGAGCGACGTGCTGTCCGTGAAGAGTACGCCCGCATTCAAGAAGGCAAATGCTCACACTGCGGCGCACAGCTTGATGGCGCGCCCACCGCCGAGATCCTAAGCAAACGGATCAACACACGCTTGTTCCCCGAAAACTTCTTCAAGTGGCCTGTTCACCTGCACCACGATCACGACACAGGCATGACCATCGGTGCCGTTCACAGCACATGCAACGCCGTCCTTTGGCAATACCACGGAGAGTAAGTATGCAAGTCAATCAACGCGGCGAACCAGTCGTCGAAGAGCACCTGTTTAGGTACGGTATCCGCTCAGCTACAGACGACGAGCGGGACACAGCCATCGTGCTCATCCTTGAGCACCTTGGCCTCGTGATTGTTAAAACGAATGCAACGAAACACGGGACTACCGAGTTGGAGTTGCGAAAGGAAGCACCATGAAGATCAAAGTAAGCGAAACCACGCCCATCCAGCTCGACTGGCTGGTGGCGAAGTGCTTGGGTGGCGTCGTTAAACCTAGCCGCTGTTTCGACTGCAAGCATTATGAAGAAAGACAAGGGCGAGACGAGGCTATTCAATACTGTCATCACCCTAAGATGGATTTTGAAGACGGCTCGGGTGCAATCCATAGCTGGCCCTCTGACCATGAAACGCACAGTCAATGCCCAATCAGTGACCTAACTCCAGAACCGTTCTCCACCGACCCAGCACAAGGTCAGCCGATCTTGGAGCGGGAGGGCGTCCATACTGGCCCACTGACTTACGGAAATGCGTGTCGGGTCATAGGAAAGTGGCGGGGAATTATTGGCTATGCACCTGATGGCGGTGAGCATTTGTTTGAGCAGTTTGGCCCAACCATGCTGATCGCCGGTCTGCGCTGCTTCGTGGCGTCCAAGCTGGGTGACGAAGTCGAAGTACCGGATGACCGCACCTGATCAAACCTTTCACTGACCCGCAACTCTAACCACCTCTAACTAAGGACCACCATGTCGACATTCAAACCCTTCGCCAAAGTCATTCACGACCGTCTGGTCGAGCTGTCCAAACACGAGCTGTACACCACGTCGATCACCGGCGACGAGCTGTGGGCCGCGTACCTCGCCGCCTTCCCTGAAGGCACCAACCCGATTTACAAAACCCGCACTGAGCACGACTGCAGCTGCTGCAAGAACTTCGTGCGCAACTTCGGGCCGCTGGTGGCGATCATCAATGGCCAGACGCACTCAATCTGGCGCGCCGAGGGTCTGGAGCACCCCTTCAACGTCGTGGCCTCCCAGCTTGACAGCCTTGTGGGCAGCGCCACCATCAAAGGCGTGTTCCGCACCTCGGAGAGCCAGTACGGCGCCGAGACGACCCGCAGTCTCGAGGATGGCAACACCAAGACATGGAACCACTTCCACGGGCGGGTGGCAGAACGCCACCAGAACCACATGCCCGACAAGGCTCGTGGTGACATCAACACCACCGCCCAAGTGTTCCTGCGCGGCCTCGAAGAGCTAACGAGGGATGCGATCGGTCAAGTGGTTCAGCTGATCGAAGGCAACGCGCTGTACCGCGGTGAAGAACATCTGGCCGCTGTCAAGGCTTTCCAGAAGCTGCACAACCAATACTGGCTCGTGGACTCGAAGGGGCAAGACCTGTTCATCTGGCAGCACGCCACCAACCCCGCCGTGCGTTTCCGCAACACCGTGATCGGCACGCTGGTGGACGACCTGTCCAAGGGCGTCGATCTGGAAGCCGCGGTGCGCTCGTTCGAGGCCAAGGTAGCACCCGCCAACTACAAACGCACATCGGCCCTGATCACGCCGCGCATGGTGGCTGACGCCATGAAGACCATCAATGACCTGGGCCTGGAATCCGCACTGGAACGCCGCCACGCCACGCTGTCTGATGTCAGCGTCAACAACGTGCTGTGGGTGGACAACGACGCCAAGGCCAAGATGAAAGGCGGTGTTGAGTCCTTGTTGCTGGCCGCCGCCGTGGCGCCGGAGCCCAAGGGCAAGCCCGAAGACATCAGCATCGACGACTTCATGGCCAAAGTAATTCCAACCGCTGTGTCCATGTCGGTGATGGTGAAGAACAGCCAGCAGGCCAACTTCATGAGCCTGACTGCTCCGGTGCATGCCGACGTCGCCCCACTGTTCAAGTGGGACAACAACTTTGCCTGGAGCTACGACGGCAACGTCACCGACTCCATCAAGGAGCGCGTCAAACGTGCCGGTGGCAACATCACCACCGCCAAGCTGCGCGTCAGCCTGGCCTGGTTCAACTACGACGACCTGGATATTCACGTCATTGAACCCAGTGGCAACCACATCGACTTCCGCAACAAGTGCGGCAAGCTGGATGTGGACATGAATGCTGGTGGTGGCCAGACCCGTGAGCCCGTGGAGAACGTGAGCTGGACATCCGCCAATCTGCGTGACGGTGTGTACATGGTGATCATTGATCAGTGGTCGCGCCGCGAAACCAAGGACGTCGGCTTTGAACTGGAAGTCGAAAGTAACGGACAAATCCACCGCTTCGCCTATAAGAAAGCGCTGATGGACGAGTGTGATGCCTTGGTGCTCACTGTCAAGAACGGCGCTGTCGTGGACATCAAGCTGCACGCCGACCTCACAGGTGGCGGCTTCTCGCAAGAAAAGTGGGGTATCAAAACCGAAGCTTGGACCAAGGTCAACACCCTGATGTACAGCCCCAACTACTGGGATGACAACCACACCGGCAACCGCCATGTGTTCTTCATCCTGGATGGCTGTGTCAGCGATGCCGCCACCCGTGGCATCTACAACGAGTTCCTGAAACCCGAGCTGGAAAAGCACCGCAAGGTGTTTGAAGTCCTGGGCAACCGGACGCAATGCACGCCGTCGACTGAGCAGCTCAGCGGCGTAGGATTTTCCTCAACCAACAAGGACACGGTCGTGGTGCGCGTCACCACTGCCAAGTCCAACCGTGTCTACAACGTCAACTTCTGAAAGCCAACCATGAACATCTTTGAACAAGCCTCCATCAACAAACTGCGCTTCTCCACCAACAAGGGCGACCTGACCACCGAACAACTGTGGGACTTGCCGCTGACCTCCAAGACAAGCTTCGACCTGGACACCATCGCCAAGTCAGTCAATGATGAGCTGCGTGGTGCAACGGAAGAAAGTTTCGTAGCGACCAGCACCAACCCGGCTAAGCCCAGCCTGGAACTGAAACTCGAAATCCTCAAGCACATCATCGCTATCAAACTGGCCCAGAACGACGCTCGCCGTCTCGCCGCACAACGTGCCGAAGAACGTCGCAAGCTGCTCGACATCCTGAGTAAGAAGGAAGACGCAGCGCTGGAAAGCCTAAAGCCTGAAGAACTACGCGCTCGCCTGGCAGCGCTCGACTCGTGAACTCTAACGACCTCGAACAACGTGCGCAGCAACTCTACCCTGCGCAGCCAAGCTACCGCGCAGCCTGGCTGCGCATGGTTCAGCTGCTTGGCAACAAGTGGCTTCTCGCTGCGAACGCAGTACCTCGTCCTAAAGGAAATTAACCGTGAACATCAACGACCTTACCCTGGGCCAAGCCAAAGAACTCGCAGCTCTGTTCGGCGCAACAACGGCAACAGTTAAACCCACCCACCCGTTCGTCGGCAAATATGTCATCGCACGTTGCTACACAGCTGGCGTGCATGCTGGCGAAGTTATCAGCGCCGAGGGCGAAAACGTCATCCTGAAAAACTCGCGCCGCCTCTGGAGCTGGAAAGCCAAAGACGGCATAGCTCTGTCCGGTGTTGCTCAGAACGGCGTGCAAAGCGGTTGCAAGATCGACGTGCTCAATCCTGAGATTTATCTCACAGGTATTTGCGAACTCATCCCTTGCAGCGCAACAGCTAAGGAGTCCATCAATGAGTTCAAAAAATAAGGCGTTTATTGACGGCGACGGCTCTGGCTCCGGCGACGGCTACGGCGACGGCTACGGCTCTGGCTCCGGCTCCGGCTCCGGCGACGGCTCCGGCGACGGCTCCGGCTACGGCGACGGCGACGGCGACGGCGACGGCTCCGGCTCCGGCTCCGGCTACGGCGACGGCTACGGCTCCGGCTCCGGCTCCGGCTACGGCGACGGCTACGGCGACGGCGACGGCTACGGCGACGGCTCCGGCTCCGGCTCCGGCTCCGGCTCCGGCTCCGGCTCCGGCGACGGCTCCGGCTACGGCGGCGAATAAAGTAGGCGCATTGGCATTGTCACGATGTAACGGGCAGATAGCCCCAACCTATCCCACCAGCCCCCACAGTAGCGAAATTCAACGCCACTTCGCTCACTACTCTCATACACTCTAACGCCATCTTACGAAAGCGAACCATGCCCTGGTCATACTCCAAGCTACTCGACTTCGAGCAATGCAAGCTGCGCTACAAATATAAACACATCGACCGTGTGCCCGAAGAAAAGAGTCCCGCAGCAGACCGTGGCACAGCCATCCATACCTTGGCTGAGAAGTTCGTCGACGGTCGCTTGAAGAGCTTGCCCACCGAGCTGATGAAGTTCCAGAACGACTTCTGCGCTCTTCGCGAACGGTACTCTAACGGACTCGTATCGAACGAGGGCGAATGGGGATTCGATCAGAACTGGCAACCCGCCGCCTACAAAACAGCGTGGCTTCGCATGAAGGCCGACTCAGTGGCGTTCAACGAAAACCGCACTGAGGCCATTGTCATCGACTTCAAGACCGGCAAGAAGTGGGGCAACGAACTCAAGCATGGTGAACAAACACAGCTCTACTCGCTGGCCACAGCCATCCGCAACCCGACTGTCAAGAAGGTCACCGCAGAACTCTGGTATCTGGACAAAGACGAGCTGACCCCAGTCACGTACACCCGTGAGCAGGCCATCAACTTTGTCAAGAGCTTCGACAAACGCGCCAAGCGTATCGACCACGCACACAGCACCGGGATCTTCGAGCCTTCGCCCAACATGGTGAGCTGTCAGTGGTGCCCCTACGGCCCGCAGAAGGGCAACCAGTGCCAACACGCCTACACCACCTCCATGACCATTGCTGACTACCGGAGAAAGTACGCATGAACCTCGAAGACGTCAAACAACAGGCCATCTACGAGCTTCATCAGGAACATGCACGCCAGCAAATTGAAGCCCTCAAAGCACAGCTTCGCACGCGCAAAACCATTTGGCAGCGCCTCGCCGATCTCCTTCCCTTCACCCTAACCTGGAAAAAACCATGAACATCAAAGCCATCACCGCAACTCCTTCTGTCCGTGAACAAGCCGAGGCAGAAGTGCGCCAAGAGCAAGCCGCCAAAGCCAAAGAAAAGATGAAAGCCAAACTGCGTGACTTGGCTGCGGCACAAGCCGTGGTCAAGGGCATCGAAATCCAGATCGCTGACTTGGAACGGCAGATCGAAGATGGCACTCTTTGAGCCACGCATTCTGAGTCGACCCTACAAAGTTCACTTTGCAGGATTCGAGTCCAGTACCTACAGGCTTCAACAAGCCGGGTGGCAAATTGCCGTTGAACAAGATTTTTACGGTGAGCGGATTAACCTCGCGTTACACCACCCAGTCTTGAAGCTCTCGATGCTGGCAAAACTACAAGATTTCTACTTCGCAGGGCAACCCAATCAATGGGTCGACCCACAGTCCGTGGGTCGACCACTTGAGTTCCACATCACACACTGCTCTTCAAACCTGGGCGTTCAAGTGCTAGCAAACTCATTCGACTTTAAGCCAATTGACGCTCGTCCACAGTTCGTCAACACGGAGTACAAAAACATTGAGGACTACGGCATCTTTGCAACGCCCTTGGTCCGCACAGAAGAAATTCTGATCGAACCCAGCTCGGTGGCTGAGTGCCTTGACCTGATCCGTAGGCTTCAGGCTCCAGACCTGGCTGACATCCGCCAGCGCAACCGCGCCGCCAACGACGCACCCATCGCCCGACAAACTTTCCACGCTCAGATTCTGAGCCTCGCAGCATGACTACCAAACCCATCATTTTTTACCACGCCAACTGCGCCGACGGGTTCGGTGCTGCATACGCCGCCTGGAAACGCTTCGGCGACGATGCGGAGTACGTCGCTGTTAAATACGGTGACATCAAAACGACCGACGACATTGACCTGCTCGGCCAGATCGAAGGGCGCAACGTCTACATCCTGGACTTCAGCTTTCCGCACGACGTGATGGTTCACATCATGGCCGTTGCCAAGCACACCACCTGGCTGGATCACCACAAGACCTCCTTCGAGATGTGGGTGCCCGAAGAGCCGTTCACACCAACATCGTGCTATGTCCAGCAGGACGATGTGATGATCATCCTCCTGAACAACACACGCTCCGGCGCCTTGATTGCATGGAGCTACTTCGTCGGGACAAACCCGCCGCTGGCAATCAGATTCATCGACGACTATGACCGCTGGCAATTCGCATTGCCCGACACCAAGCCATTCAACAAAGCGCTCTGGTCTTACGCACCCTGGAACTTCAAACAATGGGATGAGATCGTCAACGCAGACCCGGACAAATGCGACGCTTTCTTGGCTACCGGCGACGCCCTGCTCCGCGATCACTCGGCCCGAATCTCTAAGCACGTCGAACGCTCTCGCATGTGCTCCATCGCAGGCAAGCCGGGCCTGGCCATCAACGCACCAGGCTACGTCAGCAGCGACGCAGGTCATGATCTGGCCATCCAGAGCGGCACGTACGGCATGACCTACACCATCGACGAGCACCTCGTGGTTAAGGCCAGCTTGCGCAGCAACGGCGACTACGACGTCAGCGCCCTGGCCAAGACCCTAGGTGGCGGCGGACATCGCAACGCCGCAGGCTTCGAGTGCACCGTACACCAACTGATGAACATCCTCACACCAGCATGAAAGTCAACCCCACCTCGGCCACACACCTGTTTCCGATGAAGCCGGTCAAACGATACGCCAGTACCAAGGCACCGGGCACAGCGCTCTCTGTCCAGATCGGTATTCCGAAGGACGAGTACGACAGCAAAGACCTGCGTCCATTTGACGGCAGGCCAGGTGCGCTGGATTTTCTGAAATGTCCAAGCAGAGGGTTTTAGCCATGAGCACCTTCAATTTCAACATCCCTCACTGCCCGCGCTGCAACGGAGACATCGTAAATAACAAATGCCAGAACTGCAGATACGAAGGCAAAGGCGAAATCGTAAAGCCGTTCACTTCCCAAGCCGCGTACGAACGTGAAGCGTACAAAGACCGCAACAACGGCGACTACGACAGAACGTACTATGGGGATGAACTCTAATGGCCTCGCATAAACCACCCCCGCTCTTCAAGCATCAAGGCCAAACCAAGAAAGCGCTCAAAAATGCACACCGATTCTTTGACCAAAGCGAGCCCGGCACGGGGAAAACCCGTGTCGAGGTCGAAGACTTCGCAGAGCGCCGCGCCCGTGGTGGCAAGCCAGCCATCGTCCTGGCCACCCGCTCCACGATGGACTCGGCCTGGGGCGACGACTTCAAAAAGTACGCCCCAGACCTCAAAGTCGCTGTGGCCTACGCGAACAATCGAGAGAAAGCCTTCGCCTCGGGCGCAGATGTTTACATCACGAATCACGATGCGGTGAACTGGCTAGCCAAGCAGAAGGCACCGTTCTGGAAAAAGTTCGAGGGTGGCACACTGGTCGTCGACGAGAGCACTGCCTTCAAGCACAACACAAGCATGCGTTCAAAGAACGCAGCCAAGATCATCAAGCGCTTCGAGTGGCGGCGCATGATGAGTGGCCTGGCTGACCCCAACGGCATCCTTGACCTCTGGCACCAGTATTTCCTGCTCGACGAAGGCAAGCGCCTGGGCAAGAGCTTCTTCGGGTTTCGCAGCGCCGTCTGCACACCACAGCAGGTCGGCCCGATGCCCAACATGGTCAAGTGGGTCGAAAAAGAAGGCATCGCCAACATCGTCGCCGCCCTGGTCAAAGACATCACCATCAAGCACCTGTTCGAAGAGTGTGTCGACATTCCACCCAACCACGAATACACCCGCGCCGTCACGCTAGGGACCAAACATGCGAAGCACTACACCGAGATGGCTGAGGACATGGTCACGATGGCTAAGGGTCAAGTCCTGTCAGCTGTCAACAAAGCGGTGCTTTGTATCAAGCTGCTACAAATTGCATCGGGCGCGGTGTACAACAGCGAAGAGACCGGCTATACGCGCTTCGATACTGACCGCTATGAGCTTGTGCTCGATCTGGTTCAGGAGTGCGAGCATAGCGTCGTGTTTTTCCAGTGGGAGCACCAGCGCGACGAACTCGTCAAAGAAGCCGAACGACGTGGCCTGAACTTCGCTGTCTACGACGGCAAAACAACGGACAAAGAACGCAAGGCGATCACCGAGGACTTCCAGAAGGGCGCCTACGACTGCATCTTCGCCCACCCCAAAAGTGCGGCGCACGGGCTCACCTGGGTCAAGGGTACACGCACCATCTGGGCGTCGCCTTCATCAAATTTGGAGTGGTACAGGCAAGGCTTAAAGCGTATCTATCGCATTGGCCAAACGCAGAAAACCGAAACCATCACCATCATTGCAGCAGGAACTTACGACGAAGTCGAGTGGGAGCGCCTGACAGGCAAGTGCCTTCGCTCAGATGAGTTCACTCAGAAGCTGAAGGAATTTCTTTCATGAGCGCCCCGCACACTCCTGAATCCTTCTGGGCGAACGTCAAAAAGCAACCGTCAGGCTGCTGGGAGTGGCAAGGCTGTACAAACGTTCCGAATGGCTACGGACTTGTCAGGTGGGACAGAAAGCAACGAGTCACACATCGAGTCGCAGCTTTCATAAGCGGCATGATTGTGGACGTCAAAGCGCCACCAAATAAGCAAGACAAAACGCACGTCCTACACACATGCGACAACAAACTTTGCTGTAACCCAGATCATTTATATCTGGGTTCCTATTCAGACAACCTGCGCCACGCTTACAAAACAGGACTGAAGAAGCCAGCCTGCGGAGAGCATGCAAACTCAAAATTAACTGCCTTAAAAGTGCGCCAGATATTCACAAAACGCCGCCAAGGACAGCCCCGTGCATCGGTTGCAAACCAATTTGGTATCTCAAAAGCAATGGTAGACAAGATTGCTCAAGGAAACGCTTGGAAACACATCACAAAGGAGTTTTTAGCATGACTACAAAAGTTACTCGTCAAGACCCAGTGAACCTTATCCGAGACCGCCTCGTCACCCGTCTCTCCAAGCGCGGCACAGTGCGCGACGACCTCTGGATGAAGAATGTTTGGGCTGACTTCAGCCACATGGTCGCAGTGTTCCACATGCAAAGCGCTGTGAACAACATCGCAGAACATCTTCCTGTCGAACTGAAAAGAGCGGCATGAACATCACCTTCGACCCTGCCGCCACAGGTGCAGATAAAACCGTCATCACTACATGGCTTCGCAGACCTGCGATCCTCAATCGCCCACACCTCAGCCCAGACTCAATCATCGCGGTAGGTTTTGGCTCAGCCTTCTGTACTAAAGACCTTGAACTCATCTGCGACGAGCAAGACGTGCCGGAAGGAGATGAGTACAGAACCTGCGCTGACATCGAACTGCTGGCAGCTGCTGACCCGGACCATGACTGGCAGATCAATTACCACGCACCGCTGTACGACGCTGTCTATCAACGCCAAGACGGCTTCTGGGTGCTGATCGAAGAAGGGCGAGGTTTTGCATGAATAACCAGCACATCATCTTCGACTGCGAAATCATCGGCAAAGACAAGCCGGTCTTCCTGGTCCGCACGCTGAACGTCGAGACGCGCGAGCGCTGCGAGTTTTGGTATCACAAGCGCGGCCACATGAACAAGCTGGCGCGCATGCTGGCCACCCCGGACTACACCTGGGTGGGGTTCAACAGCGAGAACTTCGACCGGCCTCTGATCGCCATGGCCATGGACCCGGAGTACGACGTGCACGGTATCAAAGAGCTGGCCACGATCATCATCGAAGAACGGCTGCGCTCCTGGCAGACCTACAAGCAGTTCAACCTGGAGTTCATCGACTACGACCACATCGACCTGTTTGAAGTCATGCCTGGTGTGATGATCAGTCTGAAGACCTACGCCGGGCGCATGGGTTACAAGACCATGGTCGACCTGCCCTTCCACCACGACACCGACCTGACCCCAGCCCAGCAGAAGGTGCTCAGCACCTACTGCGACAACGATCTGGGTGTCACCGAAGCGGCGTTTCTGAGCCAGAAGACCGAGCTGGAGCTGCGTGCCGAGATGAGTGAAGAGTACGGCATCGACCTGCGCTCCAAGAGCGACGCCCAGATCGCCGAGGCCATCCTCAAGAAGCGCGTGGGCATCGGTGCTGGCTCCAAGCATGTACCGCACAGTGTCGATTACGAGGCCCCTGACTTCATCGTCACAGACAGCCCTGTCATCAACGAGCTGGCCGACCTGCTCAGCCGCTTCCCCTTCGTGCTCAACCGTGGCAACGGCAGTCCGACGGCACCCAAGTTCCTCGACGAGCCAGTCGTCATCGGCAGTGGCACCTACCAGTGCGGCGTGGGTGGGTTACACAGCACCCACGACAAAGCTATGTACCTCGAAGCCTCTGACGACTTGCTGCTCAGTGACTTTGACGTGGCCAGCTACTACCCCAACATCATGCTCAAGGCGGGCCTGGCTCCAAAGCTCGGTGGCAACAAGGGCAACAAGTTTCTCGAAGAGTACCGACACATCTACGAGACACGCATTGCGGCAAAGCGACGCGCTCAACAACTATCTGCTGAGATCAAAGTGATTGAGGCCCAGTTGGCAAATGGCTAATCGAACGTATCACGAGCGAGGAAAACTAATCCAAGGTTTTCCTTGCAAAAAGCACCCGCTCTATAACACCTGGGTGCTGATGCGTCAACGCTGCGACAACCCGAATAATCCAGCGTACCGTCATTACGGTGGCCGAGGGATCACAGTTTGCGAACGCTGGCAATCTTTTGAGAACTTCGCGCTGGACATGGGGATGAAGCCCTCGCAAAAGCATTCTCTTGAGCGCGAAGACAACGACAAGGGTTACTCGCCCGAGAACTGCAAATGGGAAACCGTTGAAGCACAACGGCTTAACCGACGTTGCTTTGTGACCAGCGAAAGCGGTCACACCGGAGTTCGCCAAATCAAACCCGGTTGCTTTCAAGCAATGGTTCATATCAACAAAGTGAGATATATCCTTGGAAAATTCAAAACCATCGAAGAAGCTGTCGCAGCAAGAACGAACTTCATTGCAAACAAAGCTGGAAAAGCTCAAAACTGAGCGACGCAAAAACCTTCAAGTTGCAAACGCGCTTAAGATTTGCCTTAACGGCACGTTCGGCAAACTAGGCAGCATTTACTGCAGCTTCTATGCGCCTGAACTGATGCTCGCTGTGACGCTGACAGGCCAGCTCAACTTGTTGTGCCTCATCCACGAGCTGGAGAAGATCAAAGGTTGTAATGTCAAGTCGGCCAACACCGACGGCCTACTTGTTGCCTACAAACCTAATGTTCGTGAGCGTGTGCTGAAAGTCTTTGCTAAAAACGCAAAGCACACGGGTTTCGAGTACGAAGAAACTCCGTACGCCAAGTACGCAGCCAAGGACGTAAACAACTTTATCGCTCTCAAGACCGACGGCAAAGTCAAGTCCAAGGGGCTATACACCCTGAATGACCCCAAAGATAATCCGCTGTACCTGATGAAGAACCCGACGATGGACGTGTGCACACGCATGGTCATCGACTATCTCAAGTGCGGCACACGCCCTGAGTCCAGCATCCTTGGTTACACCGACATGAAGGACTTCGTGGCCATCCGCAACGTCCAGGGCGGCGGCATCCAGTACACCGGGTACAAAAAGGTGGACGACTGGGTCGAGACCGCGCCGGGCAACTGGCGTCGTCCTGACTGGCCCAGCCTGAAAGCCTCGGTACGTCGCAAGTCGCGCCCCGCTCCGGTGGATGTCGGTGTCGGTGGTGAGCCCTTTGGGCGTGTCGCACGCTGGTACATGACGACGGCTGACCTGCCCCCGCTCACGTACCTCAGCTCGGGCAACCAGGTGCCCAAGACTGAAGGCGCTCGCATCTGCATGACGCTGCCCGACAAGCTGCCCAAGGACTTGAACAAACAGTGGTACGTCGACGAGGCGTACGCAATCTTGGAGTCAATCGGCGTGAAGGCGCGATAGCTTTTTTCAATCACTGTAATCTAACGCAATCTGATATTCTCTCAAACCCAAAGGACGCAAACCATGGCAACCGTATCTGCTCTGCGAAAACCCAAAGTCACCGTCGGCAGTCTCATCGACCAGCTCCACACCATACGCTCCCAGAAGCGCGAGCTGGCAGTCCGTGAGAAAGAACTTACCACCGAATACGAAGCCACTGAGCAGCAGCTCATGGCCCTGATGGACGCCGAGGGCGTGACCAAGTCCACTGGCAAGACAGCCACCGCCTCGCTCTCCACGGTGCAGACATTCAACTTCATCCCCGAAACTGGCTTCGACGCCTTCTTCGCCTACGCGGCCAAGATCAAGCGTCCCGACCTGCTGCAGCGGCGCATCTCGGTGCCCGCCGTGCGCGAGCTGTGGAGCATGAAAGGCGCCGTCCCCGGCCTCGTCCCATTTGAAGAAAAGAAGATTGGCCTGCGCGATCTCTGATCCTCAACTCTAAGCGAATCGAAGCGAACCAACGACACTCTTCAACAACCTTGCAAGGAAAACCATGGTAACCAAAGCAACCCCCAAGAAAACCACCTCTGCCTTCGACGCTACCAAGCCCGTCGGCACTGCGCTGGTCAAAGCGAAAGTCAATCTCCCCGCGAACATCCAGGAGCAGTTCGCTGCTGAAGTGGCCGCACTGCAAAAGCGCATCGCTGCGCCGAGCGGTGACCGCATCACAGTGACCCAAGGCCGCACCCTCAAGCTGCCCAACGGCCTGGAGGTCGATGAAATCGAGTGCGTCATCGTCGACTTCGTCGCAGCCAACTTCTACTACTCGTCGGACTTCGACCGCCAGAACATCGTGCCACCAGACTGTTTCGCCATCGGTATGGAGCCTGCGGGCCTCGTGCCTTCGGACAACAGCCCTGACAAGCAGTGTGCTGCGTGCGCCGGATGCTGGGCGAACCAGTTCAAGTCAGCCAAGAACGGTCGTGGCAAAGCGTGCTCCAACACGCGGCTGCTGGCGGTGCTCCCGCTGGACGCCGACGCCGAGTCGCAGATCATGATTCTGAAGGTGTCCAGCACCGGACTCAAGAGCTTCGACGGTCATGTGGCGAACGTGGTCAGCAAGTACGGCGTGCCAATCCGTGGTGTCACCACCCGTGTGACGATGAGCGACGAAGAATACGCCTCGCTGCGTTTCTCTGTCATCGAGAAGCTGTCCCCCAAAGACCCGCTGCTCGCCATCGCGCAAAGCCTCAAAGAAACCGCGCTCACACGACTGCAGACTGAGCCCGACGTGACTGCGGCCACCGCCGAACCTGCACCGGCTCGCCGGGCGCCAGCCAAGAAGGCTGTGCGCCGCTAAAAGTTTCGATTCTCGAATGGCAGGCCGGAAAGACGGCCATCTCGTTTCTTTTTCACAACAACCTGGAGTATTTTTATCATGGCACGTTCCCCATCCGCAGTTCTCTCTCCCGCTGACCGCAAAGCCGCTCTGGCCAACGCCAAGGTCGCTGCAAAAACTGCTGCAGCCGCAGTGAGCGCCAGCGAAAAAGCCGCAGTCGCAGCCGCCAAGTCGTACGCCAAGGCTCAGGCCGCAGCCGACAAGGAATTGATCAAGCTCAAGAAAGAAGCTGACAAAGCCAAGGCTGCTCTGGACGCGCTGGCACCCACAGCTGCAGTCTGATCTGATCTAATCTGATCAAGGGTCGCCTCTCAACGAGGCGGCTCTGTTGAGAGCACAACGTGCTCTCAACAGAGTTTCGATTAACCCAAAGGAGTGAAGATGAACTGCGCTGTTACGCAAGCCAAAGAACAACCCGAATGGATCAAAGACAAAACTGCACCGCCTTGCGAACCGACAGCGCCAGCCTTGCTCATCAAAGCCGCCAGCATTATGCAAGCACGCGCGGCGACCTACGACAAACCAGAAGGTGAACGCTCGATGGCGGCTACAGTGACGGCGTTCAACGCTGTCACCGGGCACACCCTCACCGAATCGCATGGGTGGCTGCTCATGATTTTACTCAAAGCCGTGCGCGACAATCAGCGGGCCGAACCACACGTCGACTCTGTTGAAGACCTCGTCGCCTACGCCAGCCTTTATGGCGAAGCCCGCCTTAAATGAGCCGCAAACCCGAGACAGCGTTCATTGATTCGGTCCACAGGCACTTACCCAAGAGCCTGTACCGAATCAAAAACAACAATCCCTTCAACGGAGGCCAAGCCGACTGCTGGTATAGCGGAAAATACGCAGACCTTTGGATTGAGTACAAATTCATCGAGCGTATAGCTAAAGACGGCGTTTGTGCAAACTTATCCGCACTGCAGTCTGAGTGGTTGCGTGATCGGTACTCAGAAGGCCGCAACATAGCGGTTATCGTTGGAAGCAAAGACGGCGGCGTCCTCTTGCGTGATCTTGAGTGGGAAACTAAGCTCCCACAACAGACTTTTATAAACAATTTAAAAAGCCGCCAGGAACTTGCGCGGTGGATACAAAGCGAAACCGGAGTCCAAAATGATAAAGTCCGAAGCGGAGATTTACCAGATACTCGAAGAACTCCTTCGAGCGGCGGGCAACACACCCCAGACGTGTGTCGACCTGCACGACGACCCACGCGTGCGGGCGCTCGCACCCAGCCCTAACCGCGTCAGCGACTACCTCGGCCACATGTGGCGTAGAGGTCTAGTACAGCGCTGGTACGCCAGCAAGGAAACCGCGCAGCGTTCGCGCTATGCCTACACCTGGATTGATCAACCTGAAGAAAAGCCTGAGCCTGTATCCCGCCTGACAGTGCCTCAGCGCAAAGCCGCGCCAGAGAAGCCCAACGTGACGGTCGTCGAAGACGATGGCAGCATCACGCTTGACTTCAAAGAATTCACCATCACGGTCAAGCGCAAATAAAGCGGGCTGCGGGTGACTGCAGCCTTTATTTAAACCCACAACTCTAACGAGGTCTTATGAACATCAATACAGATGACGAACGAGCACGTCTGATCGGCGGCGCATCATGAGAGCGGGCTGGAAGAACGACCCCGCCACGCGCGCCTACTTCGAGATCAAGCGCGCCGTCCAGCAGCACAACGCACGCTGCAACCAGATGCATGAGATTCAGCTCCAGGCACTGGATGTGGTGGCCGCAGAACTTCTCAAGACCGCTGCGGACGCAGCGAACCGCAGCAAAGAAACGAGGCACTGAAGATGACAAAGCTCACTGACTTGTCGGGAAAGGTCATCGGGCGACTGTTCGTTCAACGCCGTGCCAAAGACTTCGTACAGCCAAACGGTCGAAAGCGCGCTCAATGGCATTGCATCTGTGCCTGCGGAAACGTGATATTGGTTGAAGCCAGCAATCTTGCTTCAGCTCACACACGTTCTTGCGGGTGCCTGGTTGTGGACACCTGTTCTGACGTTGGATGCAAAAATCGAACGCACAGCAAGACAGACACCCGCGAATGGAACGCGTGGGCCGGAGCCAAGAGTCGGTGCTCTAATCCAAACGTAAGCGCGTTTAAAAACTACGGTGGGCGTGGAATAACAATGTGCCGTCGATGGCTAAATTCATTCGCAGCGTTTTTTGCTGACATGGGGCCTTGCCCTCCAAGATTCACTCTCGAACGCAAAGATGTGAACCGAGGCTATACCCCCAAAAATTGCATCTGGGCTTCAGCCAAAACGCAAGCCCGCAATAGACGCACCACTGTTTATGTGCGGCGTAAAGGCCGAAAAATCACTTTGGCTCAAGCGGCTGAAGACCACGGTTTACGACTTAGCCTTGTGCGCGACAGATTTTGCCGCCAAGGTTGGAGTCTTGAAAGATCATTAACAACCCCTGTAAGGAAAATCTGTGTTTAAACCATTACTTGCTGCAGCTATTGAAGACGTCACCAAGCTAGATTTTTCACGAGGCTGGATGGTTTCCGCCAAGCTCGACGGCGTACGCGCCATCGTTAAGGATGGCATCGTACTCTCACGAAGTCTGAAGAAGATTCCAAATCTGCACGTTCAGACTCTGTTCGGCCAGTGCGAGCACTTCGACGGCGAACTCATCGTCGGTGAACCGACCAGCAAGACCTGTTACACCGACACGGTGTCCGGGGTCATGCGTGTCAGCGGGCAACCCGACGTGCGGTTCTACGTGTTCGACAGCGTTCAGTTTCCGCAACGCACCTACTTCGAGCGCCGCCCTCGGCTTTCAGACGAACAAAAGCACCTCGTCGAAGTTAAGCAGACCGTCATCAACGACCTCGACGAGCTACTGGCAATGGAACAGCGCCACCTGACGCTGGGCTACGAAGGCTTGATCCTACGTGACCCAAACGGCAAATACAAGTTTGGACGCAGCACGGCCAATGAAGGTATTTTGCTCAAGCTCAAGCGTATGGAAACCGACGAAGCCGTCGTGCTTGCGGTCGTCGAAGAGCAGCACAACGGCAACGAGGCGACAACCAGTGAGCTGGGCCGCACCAAGCGCAGTTCGCACCAAGCGAACAAGACGGGCAAGGGTTCGATGGGCGCGCTGCATGTGCGTGATGTCAAGAGCGGCATCGACTTTCACATTGGAACAGGCTTTACCGCTGAAGACCGCGCAGCCCTTTGGGCCAAACCACCTATCGGGAAGATCGTCAGCTACAACCACTTCCCTATTGGGCGCGTTGACCGACCCCGACACCCCTCGTTCAAGGGGTTCCGCGACGCGCGAGATATGTCATGAAGACGCACGGCCACGGCTCAGTTGCAAAGGGTATCTCTACGACTTACCGCAGCTGGCAAGAGATGCGTAAACGGTGCAACAACCCGAACGTGATCAGCTACAAAAATTACGGCGGGCGGGGTATACGTATTTGCCCGCGCTGGGATTCATATGAAGCGTTCCTTCAAGACATGGGCGAGCGCCCACCAGGCACCAGTCTCGACCGCAAAGATGGCGAAGGCGACTACACGCCAGAAAACTGTTGTTGGTCTACACGTTTGGTCCAAAACAACAACCGACGCAACTGTCTTTTTGTGACACACCTCGGGCGTAAACAAACCGTTGCACAGTGGTGCACCGAGCTGAAATTGAACTACGCACGGACCTACAGCCGATTGTTTCGTTCGTGTATGCCTCCCGCGCAAGCCTTCGCAGCGCCAGCTCTGCGCAAAAGCCTATGACCCGCCCCGAGTACGCAGCCGCTGAGGTCTGCTGTCTGGGTAAAGACAAGCTCAGCACGATGAACTTGGCGCGTGGCATCGCCAAGCGCATGTCCAAGGTCCGCGAGAAAGCCATTACGGCCTACAAGTGCCCGCACTGTGATGCCTATCACGTCGGGGAAGATAACCGCAAAGGGAGACTCCATGGAAAACCGAGAACTTGAATCCATCCGCCAGGAACTGGCCGGTCGCCTGGTGCAGCGCGAAGTGGTGTGCTGCGTCAGCAGCCTGATGACAGGCGTCATGCGGCTTAGCCAACTCGTGAGCTACGAAGAGATGCAGGACGCGCTGAGCACGGACTCTGACGAACTCTCAGAACTGTTCGTCAGACAGGACTACGAAGAAGCGGTACGTCAGTTCATCATGAACGATGCCGACCGCGTCGAACTCGAAGAAGTGGCTGAACAGCATGGCTACTGGAGCGAGGTGCTGGTGGACGCCAAGGTGCCGGAGGTCTTCGAGTCATCGCCCGACGAAGACGGCGACACGCTCTGGGGCTACGAAGGGGCGGACCCCACGTACGGCGACGAAGACGATGCCCGCGAAGCCGCCATAGAGTCCGTCTTGCCCGCCATCCGAGCCTGCGTCTGGGAGCTGATCAACACCGATGACGAGTACCAGTGGGTGTGCCGCGAGTACGACCTCGACTACGACTACGACGAGGTTTACGAGCACTGGGTGGTCAGTGGCTGGTTGCAGCGTAAGCTGGCCGAGAAAGGCGAGATCACGGGCGACCTGTGCGGCCTGACGATCTGGGGCCGCTGCTGCACCGGACAGAGCATGGTGCTCGACCACGTCATTCAAGAAATCACCCGTGAGCTGTGGCCCGAGGAATGGCCTGGGGAGAAGGCGTGATGGAAGCGCGCATCCCTTTTTCCGGGTTCTACGAAACCAAGTGGTCCGAAGGCATCGACGAAGAAGAAAACCGTTACGCCGAAGAGCTGGCTGCCGAGTACGACGTTCCTATGAGCGAAGTTGCTGCGCTGCTTTTCCGTCACACGAAGTACCACGACGCTTACCGCCAAGTGGCCCGCGACTACGTGCCTTCTTTCTCAGCCCTCATCGACGTGCCCATGACCTACAAGGACATGACGAGCCCGCGCGAGTACAACTTCGAGACCGACCGTGTCTTCGTCGAGGTGGCCTACAAGGACATGCTGCGCTTGGCCCGGCGCGTCGGGCGCAAGGCGCTGCGCAAAGCTGCCAAGGACATGTTCACGTCGCGCAGCGGCTTCATCAGTTTCTATGACGCCGATATAGCACGCTGGGGACCGCTGCGGGGCTGGGACCACAACCAGCTGTACTGCCTACTGACTGCTGCGGTCGACGCCCTGGACGAAGAAGACTGGGACTGGAGCATCTACGAAGACTTCCTCTCCAACGGCGACTTCTCGAACGCCTTCCACGGCGCACTCGACAGTGAAGCCTTGATGCTGAACATCGGCAAGCTCGTTGGACGGCGCGAGCTGCGCGAAGAACTCGAAGAGTCCGACGACGACGGTGGTAAGCGGTTCCCAGTGGCTTGGTCCAACACCGCCGACTATGTCAACCGCTACAACGCAATGAACCCGGATGTGCCGCCAACCTCAGTCGTTTTTGTCAGGATCACACCATGACCCACGAACCCTACTTCGCAGCCCGCAGCGGTCAGCGCTACACCTTCCGCTCGATAGCTGAGGCCATCCACGAAGACCACCCGCACCTCGACGGCAAGCACATCTTTGTGCAGCTCGACGCGGTGGACCTGCGTGCTGAGTTCGACGCAGGCGACACGCCGTACGGCCTGCCCTATTCGTTCACGGATTACCTGGAGACAGCTCATGCGTAAACGCACCACCTATCTTGAAGACGTCGAAGGCGTTGACTGCGAACTGACGTTTGAACCTGTCGAATGGATCGACATGCACAAGGCCAAGGTCGACGACAAGTACGTCGTCGCCTACTGCGTACAGGACAACGACTACCGCGACATCGACGACCTCCTGGGCGACTGCATGGGCAAGATGTACAGCTTCCACCGGCACGCTGGGCACGACGACCACTCTAACGGCCTCGAAGCGCTGGGCAACACCTCTGACGGTGAAGCGGACCTCGACGCGGTGTGGGACAGGGCCTGGCATGAAGCCACAGATCGGCTCGTCAAGCGCGTCATGCTGCGCTACGAACTGGCCGACATCGCAGCAACGTACGACGGCACATCGTATGAAGAGCCGTACCAGGATCAGGAAAAGTACGTCGAGTCGTGCCTGCGTCAAGACTGCAATGACAGCGGCTGGGCCAACATCATGTACGACGAAGACCTCCGGGCTGTCCTCGAAGAAATGTGGTCCGAGCCCGCCTACTTCCCAGGTGACAAAGACGCGCAGCTGCTGGATGTTTACTCTCACAGCGGCGAGCACTGGAGCCTGAGCGGCGGCGGCATGCGCTGCAGGTGGGACACAGCCAGCGGCGCGGGCGTCTGGGTGCCTGACGAGTATCTGCGCCAGCAGCTCGACGATGACGAAGCCAAGGGCAAAGACCGCGCAGACCAGGCTCGCACCTACTGCGAGCAATTCCTCGACACGTACAACGACATCATCAGTGGCAACGTGTTCGGCTGCGTCGTCGAGTGGTTCGACGAAGACGGCACGAGCATCGACCACGACAGCTGCTGGGGCTTCATCGGTGACGACCACGCCCAGGAAGCGCTCAAGAGCGAGTTCTTCGACCCGGTGTGCAAGCGTCTGGCCGACGAAGTGCCTGCGGAGGCAGGGGTATGAAATTCAAATTCACCACCACACCGCTCAAAGACTTGCCGCTGGGCAGCGTCGTCGACGGCTACAAGCTCACCGCGCGCTCGGCCACTGGCAACGGCTGCTTCGCACATCGTGTCGACGCCGACGGCTTCCCGACCACGCCGCGCGAGAAAGTCCTGCTGCTTTACACGAACGAACAACCTGTCGAGGAACAGACATGAAAACACCACTCTTTGAACTCGGCCAGATCGTGGCCACCCGAGGCGCGCCTGTGGACGCCGACCTCGACAAGCTGGTCAAAGAGCTGGCTGACGTGGGCTACTACGCCATCCGCCTCGACCACAAGGAGTGGGAACGCTGGGCCTGGCCCGGTGGCTACCCGCTCTACTACCTCTGCGCTGACGGCGGCGTGCTGTGCAGCAAGTGCGCGAACAAAGAGATTGAGTTGACCAGCACTCCAGACGCTGAGGCGGACTGGCACATCGTCGCGGCTGACATCAACTACGAAGACCCGCATCTGGAGTGCAGCGCCTGTGGCGAATTCTGCGAGTCTGCGTACGGTGAACCGATTGACAAGGACATGGGGTCCTCGCACAGCAGCGTCTGCCCAGGAGCCACATCATGACCGCCACAGCCACAGCCACTCTGCAAGACGTGCACGGCAAGAAGGGCCGTGGCAGCCGGATCGAGGTCAAGTTGTCTGCCACCCAGATCGACTTCCCGTACACCGACGAGGCGCAGCGCCTGGCCCAGTTGGGCAACGCCCGCGCCTACCTCAAGCACGCGCAGCAGGCCGGTGCCAAACTGAAGATCAAGGAACTGGAGGACAAGGTATGAGCACATTAAGTGGTTCAATTATCGGGAGGTGGCGTGTTTTTGAGCGTGTCGCAGAACCACGCAAAGAAACAAAATACAGATGCATATGCGTGTGCGGCACTGAGCGCTTGATTCGCGCGTCCAGACTTTCTTCGTTTGACTCGCTGTCATGTGGGTGCATGGCAAAAGACCTTCTCTCTGAAGCCACTAAAACGCATGGAATGTCTAAATCCGCCGAGTTCCGCGCTTGGGCAAACATGTGGGACCGTTGTACGCGGCCCACGCACAAACAATACCCGCAATACAAAGCGCGAACGCCGCCATTGCGCTGGCGCTCATTTGAAATGTTTCTTTCGGATGTAGGGCTCCGCCCAAGCAAATTGCATTCTTTGGACAGGATAGACAACAGCAAGCCTTATGGACCCGATAACACACGTTGGGCGACATCCACACAGCAGCAAAACAACACGAGCCGCACAGTTCGCTTAACCCACGCTGGGCGCACGCAAGGCATCGCGCAATGGGCGAGAGAACTAGGTGTATCAAAAAGCACTTTGTGTACGCGCCTTTATCGCGGCTGGACCGTAAACGAAATACTCGCGCGGCCCATCCGTGCTAAGCATAAGGAGCAGCAACTATGTCCATGATTTTGATCGAAGTCCGTGGCGGCATCGTCAACACCGTCTGGTGCTCTGAGCCCGACGGTGTGGAGGTCTTTATCCGTGATCTCGACGACATCTACGACGCCGACGATCAGGTCTTCGACCCGCTGGTCGCCATACCCGGCCTGAAGGAACTGCGTGTTCCGCACTTTGTAATTTACTAGGAGGATTTATGAACCCCATCGAAGCACTACGGGCCTCGGGCCTGAACCCCATCGTCATCGACGAAGACACCGACCTGGACAGCGCCTTGGGCGAGCTGCTGGGTGAAACCGCCACGCCGCCGCGACCCGAGACGAACGAAGAATTCATCGCCCGCGTCATGAACTTTGGTTGCCCAACGGGCGCACTGATTCAGTCCTTCATCATCGAAGCTCTGATGCAGTACAGCCAGAAGGTGTCCGAGAGCGACGCTGTCTGGGACAACGGCCTGCTCAACTCCGCGACGTGCAAGCGCACGGCAGTGTGGCTGCTGGCCGAAATCAACGCTAAGTACAAAGGCTGAGCATGTTCTGGAAAGTTTTAGCTGGCATGGCCAAGGGTTCGTTCTATCTCAGTCGCACAGCCACAGCCCTTGGTGCGGCGGTCGTCATCACGGTGGGCGTGTACGACTTTCTCAAAGCTCGGAAACGCCACGACGAGCAACCGGTACGGAGGATCAGATGAAAGCGTTTTACGTCGAAGTCACGAAGATTATCGTGATCACTATCGAGGCTGAGGACTATGACTCCGCCATTAAAGAGATCGAAAAACAGGAAACTGACGGTGAGCATGGGTATAGCTGGGTTCGGGCTGAGCCCCAGTTCAAACTGCTCGACGAATTCAATCTATAGCTATGACCCTCGTCCTCAGCCCCGAGGAACTGGTCAGCCTGACCGGATACAAGCAGCCTGCCCGGCAGGCCAAGTGGCTCAAGACCAACGGCTTCAAGTTCATCATGAACCGCTTCAAACAGCCCAAGGTCGACCGAGCCCACTACCACGCCAAGATGGGGCTTGGCAAGATCAAAGAGCCCGAACCGAACTGGACCGCGAAACAAGGAGCAATCAATGAGCAACAACCTGCCCGTGCCAGGCGTGCCGGGCCTGTACCAGCGTCCCGGCAAGCGCCGGGTCTTGTACTTCTGCAAGCCTCAAAATAAATACACGCCGCTGGGCTACGACCTCGAAGTGGCCAAGGCCGAGCTGGCCAAGCTCATGGAAACGCCGCCCGCGCCAGGCCAGCACACCGTGGCGTACATGTGCCACGAGTTCATCAAGGAGCAGCGCGCGTACATCGCCGCGCATGACCCAGAGGCACGCGCGGTCAGCACCATCGACGACTACGAGGCCAGCCTGACGCGCTTCATCATCCCGGTCTTCGGCCACATGCACCCGGACAGCGTGACCAAGAACCACATCGCCAAGTACCTCAAGGATGGCCGTGCCACACGGCGTGTTCGGGCCAACCGCGACCGCGCTGCACTCTCCGGCGCCTACAAGTTCGGCCTCGGTGAAGGGCTGGCGCAAGCCAACCCCTGTATCGGCGTGCCGCGCAACATGGAGCGTGCCCGTACGCGCAAGGTCTCCATCGCAGAGTTCAACGACTTTCTGGAGCACGCCCGCAGCAAGGGCGGCTCGGCCTACCTCGTGGCCCTGATCGGCTGCACCGTGGCTCTCACCGGCAGGCGCCGGGCCGAGATACTGCACCTGACCAAGAGCGCTCTGCAGCCCGAGGGCTTCAAGGTCAAGGACTCCAAGACCAAGTTCAACGAGCCTGAGCGCCACTACCTCATCGCCTGGAGCGACCTGCTGCACCAGGTGATAGCTGAGGTGGCAGCGATCAAACGCCGGGTGTCGAGCATCTACCTGTTCGCCACGCTCGACGGCACGCCGTACGTCGACGCAGGCTTCAAGTGCCTGTGGAACCGGCTGATGCACAGCTACGCACCGGGCGGCACCAAGGACGCCAAGTGGTTCACGGCGCACGACCTGCGCGCACTTTATGTCTCAGAAATGAAACACCAGGAGCGTGATCCCAACACCCACCGCCAGGAAAAGACCATGAACCGGGTCTATGACCGGCGCGAATTGATCAAGGTAACGCCGCTGGCGTGAAGGAAGAACTATGGTTTACATACAACGTCGCGGCAACGGATACCTCGAAACAGTAGACGAGTTTGAAACAATGGACGAGGCAAAAAAGATGTTGGGCGAGTATCGGCTGAGCGATCCGTCCGCTGAATACTACACATCGTCTCGCCCGTGCAAGGGTTGGAATAGCGACGCCAACCCGGCACAGTGAAACGCAGGAGGACCAAATGTCAACAAGTGCTGAACACGTCAAACAATTCTTTGACCTTCTGAACTCAGGCAAGAAAGCCGCGCTCGACGTACGCCTTGACACAGGCGAAGTGTTTTGTCAGGCGACGCACAACACGGCGACCGGGGCAGTCGGTAACGGTACACCCGGCCAGACGTTCACAGAACGCTGGACCCGCGTCGCAAGTTGTGCCGATGGGAAGCTAACGCAGTCATGACGCCTGCTGAGTCAGCCACCGCGAACTCAGGGCTCTGCCCGAAGTGCCTGATACCTTTCGACGTCAAACACAGAGCGCCGGTTGAAGGCGGCGGAGAACTCTGGGCCGCGTACTGTCGAAAGTGTGGCTCGACGTACATCCTCGGCTAAAAATAAACCCGCTCTAGGCGGGTTTATTTTTGGTGTCGAGCTGTGGTCTTTGCGACTTGCTACGTTTCACCGTTTTTGCTACGATTTACGCTACTATTTTTGTAGTGCGAAACCCTTTATTACTGGGGTGGCTGATGGGGCTCGAACCCACGACAACAGGAATCACAATCCTGGACTCTACCAACTGAGCTACAGCCACCGTGCCCAAAATTATAACATCACACCACAACCAAAATGCCGCGCACTTGAATCCAAAAGCGAGATAAGGCCATTAACTTTCGATGGCCTCGCTGTGAGGGGGAGCACAGTGCGGATTCAGACTCGCATGTTTTTTGGCATGCCTGCGTAGAACACAGATAAATTTTTGCAAGATAACCAGGCTTTTAGTGCCGGATCAACGCGGTGTGATTCGTTTGGGCTCTACATCGGTGACCTCTGTCACGTCCGTCACCTCTGCATCCACCACGTTGTCAGGGCTCGGCGTTGCCCTGCCAGGCTGGCCAAAACCGCCTTGGTTAAAACGCTGCCACATGGCCTGGCGATTCATCTGAAACGTCCATGGGCTCACCGGCTGGCCGGTTAACTTGGCCCACAACGCACGCAACAGCCAAAGGATCAGAACCAGCAAACCTGCGGCCATCAAGCTGGCAAAAAACACCAGCCCCGCCAGCAGCAGTCCGACCCGCACAACAAAACCCAATAATTTCAACAACACGTCACTCAAAACATTGCTCCTTGTGAACCGTTCAAATGGGGCATCCATCCCCTTTTGCAAGCCACTTTACCTCGCCGATGCAAGCCACCACACTCTGTGGCACAAGCGCTTTCTTCTTCAAAGCGACCCGGCAACGGCTTGTATCTGCCCGCCCACCCGGCGCAGCACCGCATACGGCGGCAAGCCTTTCAGCATACGTCTGCCATACGGGGTGGACAGCAGGCGTTTGTCGTAACACACCACCCGCGCCAAATCGTCTTCGGTGCGGATGGCGCGCCCGGTCCACTGCAGCAGGCGAATGCCAGTGGCAGGCACCACCAGTTCAGAAAACGGATCGCGCCCTTCGCGCTTGAGCCACTCAGAACGGGCTTCCTCCACCGGGTCGGATGGGGAGGCAAAAGGCAGTTTGGTGATGAACACCGTCTCGCACAACTGGCCAGGCAAATCCAGCCCCTCGCCAAACGACTGCATGCCAAAAATCACGGAGGGCTGGCCCGCCTCCACCCGCGCCATGTGGGTGCCCAGCAGACGCGCACGCGACAACTGGCCTTGCACCAACACCATGCCCAACAGTGCAGCGTCCAGCGCATCCACCGCTGCCTTCATCTGCGCACGCGAGGTGAACAGCACCAATGCGCCGTGCGCGACCAAGCGCAAATCGGCCTGCAAGGTGGCGACCATCTCACGGGTGAAATTCTCCACCTGACGTGGGTCGGCCACGGTGTCGACCACCAGTAACTGGCCCTGCTTGCGGTAATCAAACGGGCTGTCCACCGCCAGCGTGCTGACATGGTCGAGCCGATGCAGCCCGGTTTCTGCCAAAAAATAGTCAAAACTGCCACAACTGGTGAGAGAAGCCGAGGTGATCACCGCACCACGCACCTGACGCCACAGGTGGTGGCGCAGCAAGCTGCCAGGCACGATCGGGCAGGCATGGGCACTCAATGACACCAAGCCGCTGCTGGTGTCGGACTTGAGCCACTTGGCCATCGGCTGCGCGTCATGGGCCAGCAGCATCGCGCTGGTGCCCAACACGCTGTTGAGTTTGGGCGCCATCTGGCCCAGCTTGGCGTACTGCACCGAGTTTTGGGCAGCTTGTGTCGGGTCTTCTTTGGCGCGGGCTTTGAGTTCCGCCCCCAGGGCTTCAAGCACCTCCGACAAACCTTTGGCATGGCCCTGAATCAGAGACATCGGGTCCATAAAAGCTTCGGGTAGCACACCATCCGGAAAACGGTGCACGATGTCGTAGCTGTCGGTCACACCACGCAGCAAGTCCATGGCAATGCGGCCAGCGTCCAGCAGTGCGGTTTTGAGCTGCTGGGCCAAGGTGATCACATCTTGCTCGACCGCAACTCCCATTTTTTCAGCCACTTCGTGCAGGATTTTGGGCAGCTTGTCGAGCCAGCGCAGGCCGGTCAGGTCCATGGCGCCCGAGAACTGGTCCAGCGCCACCGCAGGCAGGTGGTGGCCTTCGTCAAACACCACCAGGCAGTTGTCGAGTTCGGGCAGCGCCTTCATACCCAGCGAGGCCAGCACCAGGTCGTGGTTGGCCACAATCACCTGGGCCTGTGCCAACAGCGTACGTGCGTTGTAGTAACTGCAATTGCGAAACAGCGGGCAGTGGCGTGCGGTGCAGGTGTGGCGCTCGGCGGCTACCGTGGACCAGTCGCGCGGGTCGGGCTGCTCGGCCAGGCTGTCGCGGTCACCATCCCAACGGCCAGCGGCCAGCGCATTGGCCAGGGTGTCGTACAAGGCCATACGACGCTCTTCGGGATCTTGCCAGTCCTGGCCCTTGAGCTGTTTGGCATACGCGGTTGGGGGCGGCGGCGCATCTTCATCCACGCCAAACAACTCGCTGCTGTCGTCCTCACCGGCTCCGGCCAGACGCTCCAGTTTGAGTTTGCAGACATACCGACCCCGGCCCTTGGCCAATGCGTACACAAACGGGGTGTCCAACGCTGCGGCCAGCGCGGGCAGGTCTTTGGTCATGAGCTGCTCTTGCAGCGCCACCGTGGCGGTAGAGACCACCACCCGTGTCTTGCGTGCCAGCGCCAGCGCCACTGTGGTCGACAAATAAGCTGCCGATTTGCCAACACCGGTACCGGCCTGGATCACCGCAATGGCTTTTTCGGGGTCAGCGTGCTCACCGAGGGTGACGTTGTGCAAGGCGGTGGCAATGCGTTCTGCCATCTCGCGCTGGCCGGGACGCGACCGGAACGCCGAAGTGCTGGCGACCATCCGGTCAAACGCGGCCAGCGACAGCGCTGCCAAGGGGTGGTCAGTCAAAGCGACGCCCACCCGCGCCCACCGTGGTGGCTTCAACAAACAGCCACAGACAACGCGACATGGATATTTTTTTAATATAAATCATAGGCTTATGCCCAAACCAAGCATCTGGTTCAGGCGCCGATGATTGTATCTGGCAAGGCTTAACCCCCGTGATGCACGCCAAGACAGCTTTCACAGGTATGCCATCCAAGTCCCAAAACCAATGACCGGATCAATGCAAGGCGTGCAAACTCGCTACGCCACATAGGCAAACGGGGACCCGTGGCCCCCGTGTTGTCATGCTTTAGACAGACTTACCAAAAGTGTCCAACACCCTGGTGTTGACACTCGCACAACATCTAAGCAGCCGCAAGCAGGTTCATCGCGTGTTTGGCAATCATCATTTCTTCGTTGGTCGGCACCACAAAGGTGGGAACGCGTGCATCTGTCGCCGAAATGTTGAATTGACGTGAAGAGTTGGCATCAGCATCCAACTTGACACCGAGCCACGCCAGACGTTGAGCAATCATGTTGCGAATGTAGGGCGAGTTTTCTCCGATACCAGCCGTAAACACCAGAGCATCAAGCCCGCCCATGGAGGCAGCCATCGCAGCAACTTCCTTGGCTACGCGAAAACAGAACAGGTCAACAGCTTCTTTGGCGTGGGGATCGTCCGACTCCTCGAGCACCTTCATGTCATTGGACAGGCCGGATACACCGAGCAAACCCGAACGCCGATACAGCAGATCCTCGATGGCTTCCAGGTCCATCTTCTTCTCACGCATTAGGTAGAGCAGCACACCCGGATCAATGCTGCCCGAGCGGGTGCCCATCGGCACACCGTCCAGCGCCGTGAAGCCCATGGTGGTGTCCATGCTGCGGCCATCCTTGACTGCACACAGGCTGGATCCATTGCCCAAATGACAGATCACGATGTGGCCTGAGGCCAACTCCGGGCGCGTGGCCAGCAGTTGTTTGCTGACGTATTCGTAAGACAGGCCGTGAAAACCGTATTTGCATACACCCTCGTCGCTAAGTGCCCGTGGCAGTGCGTAGGTCTTAGCCTGCTTGGGTTGGGTGCTATGAAAAGCGGTGTCAAAACAAGCCACCTGATCCAGTTCAGGGTGATTGCGTGCCAGGATATGGATGGGTGCCAAATTGTGTGGCTGATGCAGCGGTGCCAGCGGAACCAGTTGCTCCAGATCGTTCAACAACGCAGGTGTGACCTTCATTGGCAGGCCCAGGAAGCGCCCGCCATGAACCACGCGATGGCCGGCGGCAACAATCTGATCGTCCACCAGGGTGCTACTGATCCAGTCCAGCAGATACTGGAGCATGATGTCGCGGCTGTTCGAGTCGCTTTCGTTCCAGCTGTGTTTGGCCAAAACGCGGCGACTGGCGTCTTTGGCTTCAAAGGTGGCAAGGCTGCCAATTCCCGCAATCTGTCCAGACAGGATGGTTTGCAACTCTGTGGAGCCCGTCGCTTGGCGAAATACTGAAAACTTCAGGCTCGAAGAACCGGCGTTGAGAACCAGATAGGCTTTGTGCTTGGTCATGTTCATGTTTCACTGTGTAGGTTGAACAGCGCCCAATGGACATCAAGTCACTTCAGGCTGATGCAGAGAATATACGACAAAGTCTGCAATTTATGAAACATCGTTTCAATAATTTGTGAAAATAGTCATCGTAAACAAAACAGTGTTTCATGTTTCTTGGATTTTGACCCGATTTGGTGTAGAGTCCGCGCCTGTCAAGCACACACAAGTGTGAATCGAGCGATCAAGCGCCTGCCCAGGGCAAGCCTAACCACCATTGGCCGCTTTGACGGCACATTCTGACAAACACCTGAAGTGCGCTGCGCTCTTGGAGGCACGGCGGAATAAATGACCAGAAAGGATCAAGACATGTATGAACTGAACCGCCAGAGGCTTGCCGAAGGCAAACTGGGTGTTGAATCAACAGCCCCCTCGTCCCTGAAGCCCGTGCGCATCCTGCAAATTGGTGACGGCAACTTCCTGCGCGGCTTTGTCGACTGGATGGTCGATGTGACCAATGGTGCGGGCCTGATGAACGCCGAAGTGATCATGGCGCAACCCATCGACCGCGGTATCGCCGACCTGATGAAAGCCCAGGACCAGCTGTTCACGGTATTGTTGCGCGGTGTGCAAAATGGCCAACCGGTCCAGTCCAAACGCTTGGTGAGCTGTGTCAAAGACACCCTCAACCCCTACACCCAATGGGACGCCATGCTGGCCACTATGCAGGACCCGACTTTGCGTTTTGTCGTCTCCAACACCACCGAGGCCGGTATCGCTTATGTCCCTGAAGCCTTGTTCGAAGGCCAATGCCCGGCCAACTTCCCGGCCAAGGTGACGGCGCTGCTGCTGGCGCGTTTTAAAGCCTTTGGCGGCTCCGCTGAATCGGGCCTGGTGTTCCTGCCCGCTGAACTGATCGAAGCCAACGGCACCAAGCTCAAAAACTATGTGTTGCAATTTGCCGATGTCTGGAAGTTGCCCTCAGAGTTCGTCGCTTGGGTCAAAGAACACAACGTGTTCTGCAACACCCTGGTGGACCGCATCGTCCCGGGTTATCCTGCTGCCGAAGCCGAGGCGCTGTTCGCCGAGTTTGGCTACAAGGATCCGCTGACGGTGGCGGCCGAGCCGTTCCTGCTGTGGGTCATCGAAGGGCCGGCCAAGATTGCCGACGAACTGCCTCTGCACAAGGCGGGCCTGGATGTGGTGTGGACAAAAGACTTGCAGCCCTACCGCACACGCAAGGTGCGCATTCTCAACGGCGCCCATACCGCCAGTTCTCTTGCGGCCTACTGCGCCGGGCTGGACACGGTGCGCGAGATGACCGAAGACGCTGTGGTGTCCAAGTTCCTGAACAAGGTGATGTTCGAAGAAATTGTCCCCTTTGTGCCACTGCCAGAGGCCGAGCGCAAGGCTTATGCAGAAACCATTGTGGAGCGTTTTGCCAACCCACACATCCGCCATGAACTGATCTCGATTGCGCTGAATTCGGTCTCCAAGTGGCAGGTGCGGGTGTTGCCAACCATCAAGGATTACGCTGCCAAACACGGCAAAGCACCTGCCGGGCTCTCGTTTTCATTGGCTGCGCTGCTCACTTTTTACAAGGGACAGTTCGCTGCGAACGGAGACTACGAGGGTCTGCGCCAGGGACAAAGTTATCCGATCAAAGACAACGCCGACATTCTGGTCATCATGCACGCTGCGTGGCATGGCGCCACGGACTTGAACCAAGTCGCATCAACGCTGCTGGCAGACGTCCGGCTGTGGGGCGAGGACCTGACCCAGGTTCCTGGCTTGGCCCAGCAGACGGCCAGCGCTTTGATCCGGATCAAGGAGATCGGTATCAAGTCGGCCATGGGCGCGCTGTGAACCCGTGAAGAAGGCAAAATACAGGGTCTTGTGCTTTACATCAATAAGCTAACAGAAAACTGACTATCCACCATGACCACAGGCACGATCTGGCGCAAGTCGACCACCGATGGCACCAAGCGTGAACAGACTCCACCTGACTCGATGCTCCCTAGCGGAACATCGAGTGAACGTTAATGACTCACAGAGCGAGATTTTTAAAATGACTAAGGAATTGAAAAAAATGCACCGTAACCGTAACGCCAAAATCGTCGCTACCCTCGGACCAGCCAGCGCTGACCGCGAAACCATTCAAGCCCTGTTTGAAGCTGGCGCCGACGTTTTCCGATTGAACTTCAGCCACGGCACACAAGAAGATCACAAACAACGCCTGGACACCATCCGCGCGATTGAACGCCATGCAGGCCGCCCGATTGGTGTGTTGCTTGATCTGCAAGGCCCCAAGTTGCGCCTGGGCACATTTGCCAAGGGCCCGATCATGCTGGCGGAAGGTGCGTCTTTCCGCCTGGACCTGAACACCGACAAACCCGGTGACCAAACCCGGGCGCCGATGCCCCACCCTGAAATTTTTAATGCCTTGGAAGTTGGCACTGACTTGTTGGTCGACGACGGCCGGGTGCGTCTGCGTGTGGAGAGTTTTGGCCCCGACTTTGCAGAAACCCGCGTGATCGCCGGTGGTGCTGTGTCTGACCGCAAGGGTGTCAATGTGCCTGGCGTCGTTTTGCCGCTGTCGGCCCTGACCGAAAAAGACCGCTCAGACTTGGACTACGGACTGACACTGGGCATCGACTGGATCGCCTTGTCGTTTGTGCAACGGCCAGAAGACATTGTGGAGATCAAATCCATCGTCAAGGGGCGCGCACGTATTGTGGCCAAGCTTGAAAAACCGGCGGCCATCCTGAGCCTGGATGCCATCGTGGCGGAAACGGATGCTGTGATGGTGGCGCGTGGTGATCTGGGTGTGGAAATGCCACCAGAACAAGTGCCAGCCATTCAAAAACGCATCGTCCGTGCCTGCCGCGAAGCCGGCAAACCAGTGATTGTGGCCACACAGATGCTCGAGTCGATGGTCACCGCACCGGTGCCCACCCGTGCCGAAGCCTCCGACGTGGCCACCGCGATTTACGACGGTGCTGATGCCGTGATGTTGTCCGCCGAATCCGCCTCCGGTAAATACCCGGTCGAAGCTGTGTGCATGATGAACTCCATCATTGCGCAAACCGAAGCTGACCCCTACTACCGTGAGGCGATCAAAGCCTCTCAGACCACCCACATCCCGGTGCCGTCTGATGCCATCGGTGTGGCGGTGCGCAGTGTGGCTGAGCTTTTGAATGTGGCGGCTGTTGTGGCCTACACCAGTTCAGGTTATTCCGCGCTGCGTATGGCTCGTGAACGCCCCCAAGCCCCCATCATCGGCATGACCCCACGCCGTGCCGTTGCACGTCAGCTGGCGCTGACCTGGGGCGTCTACCCCGTGCTGTGCCATGACGTTCAAGACGTGCTGGAGATGAGCGACTGGGCCTGCGAAACCGCCAAAAAAGAAGGTCTAGGCAAAACGGGCGACACCATCGTGGTGTCGGCTGGTGTTCCCTTCAACACCTCAGGCACCACCAATTTGATGCGTATCGCACAAATCGGCTGATAAAAGCTTGCGTCAACGCGCTTGTCCCGGCTTCGGGGCAAGCGCGTTTTTCTTTTTGTGCGTTACCCGGGCACCTTTGCAAAACGCACCACCAGATCGGCAAGCAAGGCACGCCGCCCTTGCCTATTCTCTCAATCACAGCGTTGAAGTTCAGCAGGCAATCAGGCCACAGCAAATGCCTGCGCACTCAGATCCAGATCAGCGGTTCACGGGAAGATAAGACGTGATATTGGCCAGCGCACGGTCAACATACAGCTCTTTTTCACCGACTGGGGCCACGTAAAACATCGCTTCCTTGGCTGCCTCCAGCCCCGCCAGGCGGGCAATGACCCAGGTTGCCAGGGGGGGGATGTTTGAATTGATCCAGGGGAAAGGCGCCAGAAATACCGAAAAAGGCCTATTGAATCAATGATTTACGGGAAAGAGAGCAAAAACGCCAGGAACGTTTATTTTGATCCAGTCAGTGACCAAAATTCGACTGAAAGTGTTCATTAAATGCCGATTAAATGCCTGGTGAAGTGCTAGAAAAATGCCCGAATATTGCTAAGAACAGACGATGGGCTTAAACTTCGACCAAGTCAGTGGACTGGAAATGCACCAGCCAAAATCCGCGAAGGCGGCTTTATTATGAAGACGTAGCGCCCTTTCTGACCCAAGCCCACCCTGTGTGGGCTTTTTCATGGGTCTAGGGTTCCCAGCAGCAGATCGTAGGCATTCCGGTCTTGCAAGTTTGCGGCAGATGCACTTCCCAGAGAGATGACAGATGCAGACGTGCCAAATTTGGTGGGCTCGTTTAACCGCAGTATGATTTTCGGTAGGGTCTTGTTAAAGCTACCTTGCGGTACAACGATCAGTGTATTTTTCTTCTTGTCCCAAAGCACCGCCCGGTAATTCCTGAAATGCTCTGGCAGGCTGTTGACCCACTCATCCGGCCAAGCCTGCAGGGATGATGCCTTGTGACCGCCAGCCAGATGGTTGGTCAAGCCGTCAAGCACTGAAACAGCCGTGGACTGAAGCTCAATAGCGGGCAGCTTTTCAGCCAACGCGTTGATCATGCCGCTGTCCATAAATCCAACGATTTGGGCCTGACCACTGCGCTGTTTAATCCCCGTTTTAAAGCCCTTGAAATTGTCGCTGAGCACCTTTTGAAAGGCGGGTGAAATCGTTTTGTCGACCAATGGTCCCTGCAATTGGCGCGGCAAAGCGGCCAGTTTTTTGCCCAAGGCCAGTTCCGGACTGATCCAGGCCTGTCCGACGTTGTGATCCCAGCCTGGGTCGATGCCGACAGGCACCCTGTCCTTGATTTCACCATCGCCTGTGATCACCTCACGGGTCTTGATCTCAAACGGGGCGGACTCGGACAGGTCTTTGTCTTTCATCTCGGCCTCTCCGTAGGCCCGCACCGTGCAGCGGCAGCCCCAGCCGTTGGGTGGAAAGTGGGTTTGCCAGAATGAATCCGACAGTGGATAAATCAAGCCGTTCCACATCTTGTGCAGCGGGCGCACGCGTGAGTCACCCGCTGTGCGGTATTGCAGATAGGGGCGCTGTGCCTGATTGGCAATCAGTTGCTTCCAGCGGCCCGCCATGTGCGCTGATCGCATGTTGGTGTTGAAGATCACCGCTGACCTCCAGCCGCGCTTGCCCTTGTAGGTCCAGCCATGTTGCTGCACGATGCGGTCAAAGTCTTTTCGGAACTGGCTGAGGGTGCTGCCGTTGCTAAGTGCATCTGTCACGGCCACATGCATGTCGAGAACCAGGTCAGCGGATGTGGCACCAGCTATGGTGAACACCTTGCCATGCACCGGCCCTGCCAGATCGTCCCACTTCAGGCTGACCTCGGGCAGCTTGCCCTTGAGATAGTCGATGGCTTCGGTGAACTTGACGCCATCAGCCATTGAATACCTCCGGTCCATGCTGGATGGCGCTTTCCAGAACGACAGTAAAGCCCAGCATGCCAGCCAGCCAGCGCTCAATACGGGCACCGCGTGAACCGCGCCAGCCCGGCAGCAGAGCGACAACATCACATGTCACCAGCTGACGGATGGCCAAGCGCATGTAGCCGAGCCAGGTGCCGCATTTGGGGTCCGGGTTCTCAGCAGGGTTTTCAACCTCAAAGCCGAGCGCCCGCAAGCGCTGGGCGGCCGCGTTGAAGGCGGGATAGTTGAACTGGGGCAAACCGGTCATTGGGCCTGCGATGTAAACGCGCTTTTTCATGCAGCCTATGCCTTTGCTGCCGCTTCAGCACCGACCAAGGCCAGCGCGAGTTGGCCGGTCACACCCGCACTTTCGACGGTTGCCCTGATCTGTTCAGCGATCTGTTTCACCTTCTCTTGGTCTGACGCGGGAAGATCAAAGATGACACCCTTGACCGCCAGCAGAACAGCGTCGTCGCTCGAATTAGCCATGGTGTTCCTCCCGGTCGTCCTGGGCGGCCAGCTTTGAGCGCAGCTCGTAGCCCATGAGTGGCCAGATTTTGTTGACAGCGTTTTGCCGGGCGATCTTGCGACCAATCTCGGCATCAAAGTTTTCAGGCGATGCGCAGGCCGACTCGCCGGTCACGGTGAAGCCGTTGCGCAGGACAAGAACGCAGAATGTCAGGAGACTGAGTTGCTGATTCCTTTTTGGAAGGTCTCCTGGGTATGTTCCAAGGCCCTCAGCGGCGAGCCTATTTGCAAACTTCCCGACGACGCCTTCATCAGCCGTGAAATAGTGCTCGGCGGCAATCGCAGCTTCGATGTCCGCAGGCGTCACACGCGCGGCTGTCTTGCCCTTGGCTTGGATTTCTTGCTCGATAGATTGGTCAGTCATGGTGCTCTCCGTTAAAAAATCAGTTGGCCTGCGTGGCAGCGCCGCGCAGGATGGAATAGGTCAAGGCGCGGTCGATGACTTCGCGCAGGGATTCGTTGTCCATCTGGCCGACCAGGCCCTCCAGGGCGGTCTGGAACTCGGCCAGGGTTTTGCCTTCGGACTCGAACTGCACCAGCATCTGGTAGACGGGCGCGATCATGTTGTCTTCGATGGCCTGGTCAGCGGCATCGGCAGCGAGCGCCATGGCTTCGTCTTCTGTCATGCCTGCAGCCTTGGCAAAGGTGAAACCGGCCACGGCGTTGAAGTCCACCGCTGGCTGACTTGCGTCGCCTGCAGCTGCTGGCTTGTTGCTTGTTACGCCGGAAAGGCGTGCAGTCAGGGGCAACAAGGCGTCGGCATCATCCACCGCAGGTGGAATATCGAGTTCATTCAGCATGGCCTTGCGTGAGGGTTTAGCACCCATGTTGGCGGCGATCTGATAGGTCTCGGCCCGCGCCTTGCCAGCAGCTTCCTGCTTGAAAAACTCCAGTGTTGGCGGCGAGACGCCATCACCGAAGTTGAACAAGGTGATCCACTTGAAAATCTGCGCCATGCTGGCCGCCGAGATATCGCGGTCAGAGTCATGCACCGAGTTCTGCCGATCCATCGCTGTCTCTGCAGCAGCGCGGGCACCTACGTCGAGCTGCTCGCCGATCATGGCCTGGCTGGTGAGCGCCTTGCTCATTTCACGGTTGCACAAAGTGATCAAATTTTGCTGTGGCAGATTGCTGCCACCACCTGTGGGCGTCAACAGCTCCAGACCAGTGCCTACCTCTGTCACCACATAACCGGCTTCAATCATCCCGGCCAGTGCATCGGCCAGTTTGTCCTGATCTTCTTCACTGGTGCCAGCCGGATAGCGCTCCACGGGCCAAGGCAGGCCGTGGCGCTCGCAGTACTTGACGAAATACCGCCAGCCACCGGTCTTGAAGGTCCAGGGCCAAAAGCAGCTCGAAAGCAAGGCCATGCCATAGGGGTTGTCAGTGGTGGGCATGTGCCGGGACACCACAAACTGATACGGCTCGACCGGCGCGCCCTGCCACTGGTCGCGTGAGATCAGCAGCGGCGCGCCATAGGCATCGAAGCGAAAGCGCCGACCTGGGCGGTCCAGCACCATGCTGGGCAGGTAATGACCGTCCACCAGGTCCCAGACTATTTCATGCACCCGGTAACCAGTGAAGATGGAGGCGGTCATTTGCCACATCACCTCCAGCCAGTCAGACACGTCATTGGGTGCCAGGGACTGCATCCACTTAACACACAGCTCCATGGCCGCTGCGGCCTTGCTGTCGTTGTCACTGCCGGGAGTCAGTCGGTAGTGGTAAGAACGAAAGGAGCCCCGGATAGAGCGGATTTCGCCCATGACATGGGCGTCGGCCATGATGGAGTAGTAGACCTTTTCCGCCTGGCCCATCTCGCGCAGGATGGGGTCGGGGTTGGGCAGCGAGAACATCGTGCCAAAGTACTTTTGCGGGTCGGTATCAGGCCCTGCGATGGGCTTGCCGAGCCAGCCTTTCATTGTTTGAACTAGGCCGCGTGTAGAAATCATTTTCTTTTTCCAGTTCTGATTTTGGGAATGCCCCCGGCGCTCTTTTGAAAGAGCTTCCAGAGCATTTGCAGACCATCGGGACCGTCGTCATGTGCGGCCTCTGGGTAGTGCTTCACGTTGTCGTTGAAGACGGTGTGGCGCTGGTTGAAAAGGATCAGGCCGTTATTGACGTGCGGCGCGACACCTTCGATCAGGATGTCTTTGTCCCGGTCGTTGTGGATGCCTACGGCGGGCACCGGAACAAATAGCTTCGCCGACTCTTTGACGATTTGCTGCCTGAAATACTCCTGGAAGGCAGTGTCTTCAATGCCCCAAGTGATGCATCGGTATTCGCGCTGAAAGTCGATGATCTTTTCGATCTGCTTATCAGGTTTGATGCGGGCGAGAATGGCTTCAACGATATGCAGCTTCAACTCGTTACGAGGAGAGGCACCAACCAAGATGCAGCAGGGGTCGCCCTTTCGAGCGCTGCGTCCCATGCTGGGGTCATCAACACCGCGATAAATCCACTCACGTTTGATTTCAAACCAGAACTGCATTCCCGTGAAGATCGCGTTCTCTTCATTTGATGGGTCGTTCTGATACTCGCAGTCAAAGGCGTGGTGATCGCTGGCCCGAATCTTCATCAGGCGCAATAGTGGGCGAACGGTGGGCCAGCTGACCACGGCGCCCTGGTCCATATCTTTCTTGCGAGTTGCGTAGTAGGCGTCCGCAGCTTCCTCGCCTTCGCTTTTGAAGACGTCTTCCCATTCTTGCCATAAATCCATGCGGTCAGGCCAGCGCACGATAGCCTTGAACTTGAACCGCTTCCACATAGGGTTTTGGTGGAAGCGGTTCGCCACTGAGTCGTGGTGCAAGATGGTGTTGAGGTACAGGATGTGCATGGAACCATCGGGCGGCCCCAGCGGCATCACCACTTTCTTGACCCATGCCTCGGTCTTGTCGCGTTGCTCTTTTGAGCGGACGTTTTCATCGTTTTCGATATCGTCCAAAGTGACAAAGCCAGGGCGGTGTGGGCCGTGGCGCAGGCCACGCATTTTCTTGCCGGAGCCGAATGCTTGAACCTTGCGGCCATTGGCTGTAACGATCACGCCTGCATTCCACACTCGACCACGACCACAGGCATTGGGGAAGTCCATAGCCAAACGTGGGTTGCTCTCCAGCTCTGCCTTGATGGCTTCCAACATGGTGGCGGCCTGGTCAAAACTGTCCATGACGATGGGCAGGAACCACTGACGCTCGGTCACCACAAGCCACAAGTTGATCAGCTGCGTACCCAATGTTGACTTCGCCTCACCACGCGGGGCAGACACTTCGATGAGCTGGCCGACCTTCATATCCAACATGGGTGGCACGTTGTCATAGAACCAGCGATGAAAGACAGACGGATCGCCCTTGATGTAGTGCGGGAAGTAGGTCTTGCCGAAGAACTCGAAGTCGTTCTGTGCGCGGCTGGCCCGTTGATCACGTGCCGCATGGTCCGTAGAGAAACCGTCGCACTCGGCTGCAATCAGGCGGCGCTGTTCGTCTGCAAAGGCGCGCAGCTCTTCCAGGAACTCTTTGTCCTTGAGGCGTTTTTGCTTTGCCATCAGGCACCGCCTCCACTGAACTCGCGCACAAAGTCGTCTGCTGCGGCTTCGGTGATTTCAATGAACTGTTCGCGCAGCTTGGGGTAGCGGCCCGCAATGAACACGCTCAGGAACTTGACCACGTCCATGGCCACGGCCAGGCGGTTGGCGTTGGGCATGGCCCGGCTGGCGGCGCCGATGGCCTTGTTGTAACCGTCCATCAGGCGCACCATGATGTCGGCGCGCTTGTCGGCAGGCATCTTGGGGTCTTTCTTAACGGCTTCCAGTGTGGCCAGGAACTGCTCGGCGAGTTCGCCCAACACCTCGTTGGCCATGTCTTCCACACCGCTCTTGGTCATGCGCCTGGCGTTGCGCGTCAAGTCCCAGTCGTTGCCGTCGTCAGCGTCCTGGCGCTTCCAGTTGCGGGCGGTGTTGTAGGGCACCTTGCACGCTTCGGCAGCGGTGGCCAGGGGCAGGCCCTGCACGTACTTGGCGCGCACCTTGTTGCGGGTGGAACGTTCGTAAGCCATTGATCAGTGCCCCAGGCCCCGCATTGCTGCGATACCTGCTGCCACGATGGCCCCCGCCAGAGCGCCGGTGCCAGCGGCGCGGATCGCGGTGCCGCGTTCATTCGCCTCCAGCGTAGTCAAACGGCTTTTGACATCATCAAATTGGACGCCTACCGACTTGCTCAAATCTTCAATACGCGTTTGCGTGGCAAGATGATTTTGCTGTAGCAGTGCCGTCATAGCGGTGAGTTGCCCCTTGACCTGGCCCATTTCAACCAGCAAGGCATTGGCTACAGCGGTGGGGTCACTCATGATTTCTTCCTTTTAGCTTTTCAAAAATGGTTTGGCAGGTGACACACCTGATGGCGTTGGGTGCCGCTTTGCGGCGCTCGCGCGGGATCGGTTCGCGGCAGTCTTCACAGCGGGCTTTGCCTTTTCCCTGCAGTGCACGGCGCGCGGCGGATAGACCATCGTCACGGCGGCTTTGCTCCAGGGCGGCGGCTTGTTCATGAAACTTTTCATCCACAGACACGGCTCCTAGCGATCTGCTTCAAACTTGATGCAGATGTCATGGTTGATCTCCAGGAAGGACAGCAGGTTGCACATCTGCTGAGCCAGCAGGTGATAGGCCCGCGCTGTGGCCAGGTGGTTTGATTCCAAGTCCCGCATCTGGCCGGAGTCCGGGGGTGGCAACGGCTGGGGCGGTGCTGTCAGGCTGGCCGGGGGCGGCACCTTCGGTGGTGTGCCCGGCGTTGGCGTCGGCCCAACGGCGCAAGCGCTCAGCAGGCAGCACGCAACTATCGACAGGGTCAGCAGGCGCATGATCTTGGTCCTTGGCAAGTTGATTGAAAAAAGTGTTGACGGCGACACGCCCGCGTTCCTGGCGGGTGCCCACAACATCGGCGCGCTTGATCACGGCCTGGGTGTCGGCCTTTTGGGTGGCTTCGGCCTTTTCATTGACCTTCAGCTGGGCGGCTTCGCAGGTGGTTTGACCACTGGAGGCACCGAGGTCATAGACATATAGGAGCGCTGCCATGAATGCGATGGTCGCCAGGGCGAGATAGATGGCTGAGCGGATCATGCGCAGCTCCTGGTGCCCCAGCTGGCGTACAGCGGCTCAAACTTGCGCAGGATCACCACGGGGTAATGCTGGTTTTCTGCCTGGCTGGCTTGCGCCACGCCGGGGTTGAGGTTGCAGGTGCGGTCCAGGCACACGCCCGGTGTCGGGCTGATCTTCTGGCGCTTGTAAACCCACCCCAAGCCGCCGTTGTAGGCGCTGAGGGTGAAGGCCATTCGCTCACAGTCGTTCGCCGCCTTGATGCGGTCAGACAGCCACTTGTCATAGGTAACCAGGGCGCGCAAGGCCCATGTGGGGTTGGTGGGGGCGCGCTCGCCCAGGCTGGCGTAGAGGCCACTGATCCAGGTGCTGGTGGCGGGCATGAACTGCGCGAGGCCGACAGCGCCAACCGGGCTGCGCGCAGACTCACGCCAACGGCTCTCCTGGTGCACCTGGGCCGCAAAGGTGGCAATCGGCGCATTCAGGCCCCAGACGTGCTGGGCCTCGCGCTTGAGGGTGAGCTGATGGCGGTGAGCGTCACGCGGGATAGCTTGAGCCATGGCCACAGACAGACAAGCGCCCGCCACGAAGAGCAGCATGCCGACATGCACCCAGATGGCCAGGCGAGTGATCGGCCGCATGTCAGGCCCCCAGGCCAACGCAGATCAGACAGGCCGCGACGATGATGGCGCGGCGCAGCATGGACTGACTGAACGTGCCGCCATGACAAACAGCCGTAGCAAATTCACCCGGCAGATCATCCGGTTCCGGCGTGTCGTCTATCTCCAGGTACTGATGCGGGCGGTCATAAGGGAACAGGCAGCGGTCAAGCCAGTAGCCACCCCAGCCGCCCAAGGCCATGAGGTGTGATTTGTAGACGGTGACGGCCAATAGGCTGCCGGGCTGAGATTGCTGCAGAAAGAGGCTCAAAACCATCAACAGCAGCATGAGCACCAGAAAGACCAACATGCGCGGGATCGCAAACATAGAGAACTCCAGACGTAAAAAAGGACTACTAAAAAAGTAGTCCCAGTGTCTGGATTCAGGGCATTCAGGTCATGGTGAACTGGTTCACCGTGCGGGAAATCGCGCACGCGCGAAGAATGCGGGGCATGATCAAACCTCTACCTCGATTGCGCCATGATTGATGCTATCCGAGAGTATTTTGCAGGTCACCCTGTCGCCTATGGGATTTTGATTGGGGTGCTGGTGCGCCACACGCTGGGCAGTTTATTTCAGAGCAAGGTAGGCAAGGAAAAGGCCTGCAATGGCAAGAGTCGCGTTAAATACATTCCATGACCAAACCAGACGCACTTCTCGCACCACCCTGTGTGCCAGGGTTGCTGTCCAGTGCCAACGCACCGCCATTACCACGCCACCATCAGAGCGTTGATGCCTCTCGGGTCTACCGCGCCACCAGCGCTTGATTGGGTTCATTCAGCCTTTTTGCGCCTCGGTTTTGGTGGCGGCAAATTGGCAATCGCCTCGCGCACGATTTGATCAATGCTCTCTTTTTGCTTAGCTCGCGCAGTTTCGTCAATTGGAAACGGAAGCGCATCGAACATTGCAGTCTGGTTGGTGCGAACAACTTCTGCCCGACTTTCCAGAGTCTTTAAGTTCTTGGTTTTTTCGATGATCTGGAGACTCTCGTTAATGATTTGCAGGTGTCGTGCGGATTCAGCAAATGCCGGGTAGCGATCAAGTACTTCCTGCATGGCCAGCTTGGAAGCCGGATAGCCTTCTGCTGTGGTGATGAGCATTGCCACTTCGGAAAACTGCTCGCGGTACTGATCCTCACGAACTAGCTTGATGCCGCCTTGTAGCGAAAAAGTGCCTTCGGTAAGTTGCTGTTTTATTGCACCCGCCACGCGGGTTTCTGCGGTGTCCGCAGGGTTGAAAACACGCACCTCCAGGCGACTGCGCCTGTAGCCCCACATGAGCCAGGCCAAAACGAGCAAACCCAGGGTTATTGCCCACCCCATGGCTCACGCTCTCTTTTTGCTGTCTGTCTTGATTTTCGGTTGCGGAACCACCCAATCATTCTTTGATTCATTGTCTTCTGCAGGTGTGTTCTTCTTCACGCGAGGTTTAACCGGGGCGGCTTCGGGCGATGGCGCCACCGCAGCTCTGGCGGCCTCACGGTTGGGCCTGTAATCAGCGACCAAGTCAATCGTCACATCATCTGAAGGCGCTGGCGCAACCGGGTTGTAGGCCGTGACATTGGCAGCCATGCCCGATGCTTGGCGGATGAATTCTTTGCCCACCGCAGGGGCCTTGCGGTAGGCCTCAATCAGAGCGCGTTCGTCTTGCGAAAGCTCACTGGATTCAGATGTCTCGCCAGTGACCAAGTAAACCAAGTCAATAGGCGACTGGAGCTGCTTGAAGTGCCCATAAAGATTCTGCAAATACGAAATGTCCGGAAGGCGCTCGCCGGCCTCGTAGTTCTGTTGGCCGCGTTTGCTAACGCCCCCCAGCGTTCCCATCGCTTCTTGGCTTTGCATTTTTTCTACACGAAGTGTCCGCAGACGCTCAGAAAAAGAAACACTCATTTTTGCATCTTTCTATTGAAAAGCACTCAAACGTGCGCTATAGTTTCACCATGTTCACAGCGTTTTAGGAAAGGGCAAGAACATGGAGCCAGCAGATATTAAAGCAGCAATTGAACGGGCCGGAACGAATCAATCGGCCATCGCCCGTTATCTGGGGGTGACCACGGGGCACATCGCCCAAGTGGTGAACAAGAAGGTGCGCAGCGCCCGCGTGGAGGCGGAGCTACAGAAGATCACGGGTCGCCCGATTCATGCGCAGAAGGCCAAGCGCGGTCGCCGTATGGCTGTGTGGAATGGGCAGGTGGCCGTATGACTGCCGCTGCTCTCCAAGACACCATCAAAGCCCGCCGCGTAACCGGTGGCGCAGTGGTGACCGTGGTCCGTGCTGACGGACGTACCCACCGCCACCAGGTGAGCCTGCGCCGCTACAGAGCGCTGCGCGGTGCACTGACCGTTCATGACGGTTTGGCAGGCGGCAATTTCACCCATAACGGCTTCGAGTGCCGACTGCGCGACGTGGCTGGTATGGCCGCGTCACTGCGCTGGGTGAAGCGCAATGCCCCCCGCCTTTTGCGTGGCAATGGGAGGGCAGCATGAGCGCCGCCACGACTGAAGGGTTTATGGAAACCTGGCGCGGTATGACCGCTGCAAGCCTGGCTGCGGACCCCGACGATGCCGAGTTGTCCAGGCACATCGCGTGGGCCAGCCATAGGCGCTTTATGCAAAAAGAAGCCCACCAGTACCTGCACGACTTGCTGGAGGTGTGCCGTGCCGTGCGTGCTGCCGCACAGGCTAAACCTTTGACCCCCGGCGAACTGACAGATCTTGAAAGCTGCCTGGCAGATTTTGCTGAAGCGGTGATAGCCGTCACACCGGTGGGTGAGTTGTGGCGGGTTGTGATGCTGCTGGCCTCTGAGGCGGCTGGCAACAAGGTGGTAACGGGTTTGGAGGTGCAGCATGGCTAAGAAAAATGAAGTGGCGGTGGTGGGCAAGAAGGCTGGTGATTTGGTAGAGATTACGGATTCCGGAAAACCAGAGTCTGTAGATCCATTTGCCATGGTGCTGGACTTGCCAGCAGATGCGCTGGTGGGGCGTGCAGTAGAGGCGCTGAATGTGGCCGAGCGCTTGAATATTGGTGCTGGTCTTTGTCTGCTGAAGGCGCGAGAGTTGTGCAGTACGGAATCCGTACTTTTTGACGACTTCCTAAAAAATCACAACTTCCCTCGGCCTCGTGCCTACGAGTTGATGGCCATTGCAGACGTTCTGCAACGCGCCACACCTGAAGATCGCAAGCGGCTGATGCAGCAGCCAAAGACCACGCTGATCGGCCTGGCCCGTATGGATGACGAAGTTCGCCAGCAGCTGCTGGACACCGGCAAGCTTGATGAGCGGCTCACGCTCAACGAGTACAAGGCACTCCTAGAGCGCAAAGATGCGGAGCTGGCAACCCGCGGCTCTGCCATTGAAAAACTGACCGCCCAGGTGCGCACCGCCGAGCTGACCGGGCGCAAGGCGCTGGACGTGCAAACGCCGCTGACGGTGGCGCAGGTGCGCCGTGAGGCTGCCAGCTACGCACAAGATGCCTTGGCTTGTGTGCATGGGTTCACGGGGATGGCTAACCGGCTGGTGCCGCTGGACAACGAACCCTCAACGCGGGCCTGGGTGAAGCCTGCGGCGCTGTCTATGGTGTCGCTACTCGTAGCAGTGCAAGACGCGGTGGCATACCAGTTAAGCGAGCTTGTAAGCCAGTTTGAACTGGATGTGGAGCTGCCCAGCAAGGCTGAATTGCACTTGGCAACACCCGGGCCTGAAGAGGCAGAGCTGATTCGCCGGGCGATGACGGGGGTGCTGGTGGGGTTTGAAACCCGCCAGAGCCAGGTGGCGTATGCGCAGTACCAGGAGCAACGCGAAGCCAACCCCAGCAAAGGCGCACCGCGCAAAGCCCCCAAGGTGACCCAGGGCACAACGCGGGCGGGAGGGCTTAAAGCATGAGCGCCGTAATGCGACTGCCCACAGGCCCTGGCCTTCTTGCGGTGCAAGCGGTGCCAGTTAGCCCCTTGATGATGGCAAACACAAAAGCGCGAGAACAGGCCCAGGCTTTGGCAACCTTGTTGGCAAGTGCTACGGGCGGTGCCGGTGCGGATGCAGAGGCGCAGGCACTGCGCAGCCGGGTGGCAGCAGCCCTGGCCGGTGCACCCGAGTACGTGGCACTGCTGGTGGTGGCGCGCCAGGCGGGCGTGGTGCGGCCCAATGGGGCAATACAAAGCGTGCCGACGCTCAAAAGGGCCATTTTGAAGCACCGCAACGGGGGCACAGCGGCACTGCTCAAGCGGCACCAGGGCAGACCGATGCAAGTGCAGGAATGGCATGTGCGCGCCGCCCGCCTGTGGGCCAATCCGACCAAGCGCGGCTATGCAGATGTGGCCTGGAAGCTGCGCGGCGAAGGGTATGAGGTCACGGATGCGCAAGTGATGCGCTACATCAAAAGCCTGGGTGCCACGGTGGCCAGCCCGCGCAGTGCGGACCGGGTGGGCAAACACTTTTTCAAGCTCAACTACAAGCATCACAAGCGCCGCAACATGGACGAGGTGTTGGTGGGCGAGATATACGCAGCCGATGGGCACACGGTGGACGCGTACATGGCACACCCCAGTACGGGCGGGCTGTATCGCCCCGAGCTGACCCTGTTCATGGACGTGAAGAGCCGCTACTTTGCTGGCTGGTGGCTGAGCGAGGCAGAAACAAAGGAGAGCACGCTGTTTGCGCTGAGCAGCGCCATGACAAGCCACGACCATGTGCCAGCGTGGGTTTACACAGACCACGGCTCTGGCTACCGCGCCAAGATGATGAGCGACGAGAACGTGGGCTTCTATGCCAAATTCTCCATCGCCACGATTGCCGCGCTACCCGGTAATGCCAACGGCAAGGGCTGGATTGAGCGCGCCTTTCGCACGGTGCGCGACAAGCATGACAAGTTCTTTGCCGATGGCCTGATGTATTGCGGCGACGACATGGCGCCAGAAATAAACCGCCGCCTGAGTGTTGACGTAGAGAAGGGCAAACGCAAGTTGCCCAGCTTTAACCAGTATGTGGACAGCCTGACCGCATTTATTGAGCAGTACCACAACACGCCCATGGATGCGCTGGGCGGAAAAACACCTGCGCAGGTGTGGGCGGGGTTGGAGCGCGTGCCGGTGGGCATTGAGTTTGACGCGGTGGCACGCCCCAGCGTAGAGCGCACTGTGAGTCACCAAGAGGTGCGCCTGGACAACCGGCACTACTACAGCGAAATGCTGGCCGAGTGGGACGGCAAGAAGGTGGCCGTGGAATACGACCTGCACAACGATACCAAGGTGTGGGTGCGAACACCCAAAGGCGTGCTCATCTGCGAGGCACCCCTGGTGCACACGATTGGTATTTTGCCGACCGACCGTATGGAGGAGCGGCGGCTTGTGCGTGCCGCAGATGCCGTCAAGCGCAAGCAAAAACACATTGCAGAAGACCTGGCGCGCAGCAGAGCACCCGTGGACGCCGCCAGCCAGGCCGCTGCCATTGAGGCGTTGACCTATGCCCCCAGCCCGGCGCTGCCCGCCCCGCGTGTGGATGACGATTTCAAAGTTGATCTCTTAAATTGGAGGAAAGACCAGTGAGCACTCCCGCAACTGAAACACAGAACGCCTTGCCAGGCATGGCTAGCGCCCCGACTGCCTACACACCACAAGATGTGTCCAAGGTGGATGCGGTCAAGAAGTGGCTGGAGGACCGCAAGAAGAGCCGTGCCTGGCTGAGCAAGAAGGCCGACATCCCCAGCGGCACGCTGAGCCAGATTCTGAGCGGCAAATACGTCAGCAGCCCGACCCGCCAGCTCAATCAGATGCTGTCGGTGCTGGACGTGGAAGCTGATCGCCTGAAGGATGGCACGCCTGGCTATGTGAGGGGCAGCGTGCACAAGCTGATGGTCGTGGTGTGTGACCGCACCCGCAAGCACCAGAACTTTGGCGTGATCACCGGCTATGTGGGCGTGGGCAAAAGCCGCTTCTGTGCTGAGTACCACGAAACCAACCCGATGACGCTGCTGGTCGAAGTCAGCCCCAACATGACGCCTGGTGTGCTGATGACCGAGCTGCTGGAGCAGTTGAACAACGCGGTGCCTGCCGGGCTGGACCGCAAGTTCCGCGAGCTGGTGCGGGTGCTCAAGGGCACCAACTATCTGATCGTGGCTGATGAGGCCGAGAAGATGAGCAGCAGCGCGCTGGAACACCTGCGCCGCCTGCGCGACATGGCCATGGTAGGCGTGGTTCTGGTGGGCACCGAGAAGCTGACCAGCCTGATCAAGCCGCAGCACGGCCAGTTTGACCAGGTGCGCAGCCGGGTGGGCATGTGGCCTGAGACGATCCAGTGCATCAGTCGCGACGACGCTGACGACATGGTGCGCGCCGCCCTGGCGGATGCCGGTGAGCTGAGTGATGACGTGCTGGACACCTTGTGGGCTTATTGCGATGGCAGTGCCCGTGTCCTCAATGAGAACCTGATCCCGGCTGTACGGGACTACGGCATGGGTAGCCTGCCCCTGTCAAGCCGGATGATTGAGACGATTGCCGCCAGCGTGCTGTTCATGTCCAAGCCACGTGTCGAGGTGACGAAATGATGGCCGCGCCGATGGCCGTAGCTGCCCCGCAGGCCGCAGCCAACGCACCAGGCCAATTGCTGGCGTGCCGAGTGGTGATCAAGATGGAAGACGGCTCACGCGGTGAGCACAACGGTTTGTACTATCACCGCATGGATGCGCTGAATCGGGCGCTGGACCTGTTCCCCGATGCCAAGGTGATCGTCAGCTTGTCGGGTGGCAAAGCCCACCGGAGCGCATCATGAGCAAGAACCACACCTGTCATGAGCTGGGCGTGTGTAACAGCCGCCATTGCAGCGACGTGAGCGCCTGCCCCGACTATGACCTGCTGGCGTGTAACGACACGGCTTGCCAGGGTCATGCCGAGATTGCGGCCAAGGGCCTTTGCCCCAGCCTTCTCCCGAAGCGCCGGTTTACCGACCGGCCCGGCGTGGCCCGAGAGGCTTACCCGCAGCCCACTTTCCCGTTTGCGCCAGGCGTGATTCAAGGGCCGAAATGGCGGACTGATGTCTACCCCCTGGAGGATGAGCACGCCGCCCTGAAAGCGCTGCATCGGGCGCAGATTGTGGTGGTTTTGATCGTATTGGCGCTGGTCGGCGCAAGGTGGTTCTATGTCACACACTGATCTGAGCTGCCCCGTGTGTGGCACCGGTCTGAGCATCGCCCACCTGCTGGTCGATGCGGATGACCGCGCCGCTGTGGTGCGCCTGCTGGCCCTGAGTACGCCTGTGGGCGCTGCTGTGGGCCGCTACATCAGCCTGTTCACCCCACCCAAAACAAGCCTGACCCTGCGCAAGCAAGTGCGCATCGTGCTGCAGTTGCTGCCCGACCTTGAGCGCCGAGCCATCACCCACCGTGGGCGCGATTGGCAGGTTCCCCTGAAGGTGTGGGAGGCAGGCATTGACCAGATGCTGGCCGCTCGCGATGCCGGTAAGTTGGATTTGCCAATGAAGGGGCACGCCTATCTGTATTCGATCTTGATGAGCATGGCTGACAAGACCGAAGCCGTTGCAGAGGCGCAATCCGAAGCGCAGCGCCGCACGCCTGCGGCCACCTACCAGGTGCGCGGGCAAACCATGCCGATGGGCCAGGCGCTGGATCAGGTGTTTGGTGGCGTTGACCCAGAGCTGGCAAGGAGGAAGGCCGAGGCGAGCCAAGCCGCACCTGTACCTGCAGAGGCGCGTGCCCTGCTGCAGAACCTGAAGCAAAGCATGAAACCCTGATTTTTACAACTGAGAAGGAACTGACCGTGAGTGAACAAAAAGAAACTGTGCCTGCTGGCTACTGGAAGGATGCCAATGGCTCCCTGGTGCCGGTGGGAAAGATCAAGGAAATCGACAAGCTGCGCCACCAGTGTGTGACCGGCCTGGCCGAAGCCGCCAAGAAGGCCAGCGCCGACCTGTTGTCTTTCAAGTTGTGCGCCATGCAGGAAGTCCAGGCGTTCATTGATACGAGCCTGGCCACCTATGACGTGCGCCAGGGCGGCAAGAAGGGCAATGTCTCTCTGGTGTCGTTTGACGGGCGCTACAAGATCACACGCACCATGCAGGACACCATCGTGTTTGACGAACGCCTGCAGGCGGCCAAGGCACTGGTGGACGAATGTGTGAAGGCCTGGAGCAAAGGCAGCAACGACAACATCAAGGTGTTGGTCAACAACGCCTTCCAGGTGGACAAAGCCGGTGCGGTCAATGTGGGCCGCATTCTGAACCTTCGCACGCTTGAGATCGCAGATGAGAAATGGCAACGGGCCATGAAGGCCATCGGCGACAGCATGAAAGTTCATTCCACCAAGCCGTATATTCGTTTTTACGAATTGGATGAGCAGGCTGGTGATTACGTGCCGATCTCACTGGATGTGGCGGCGCTATGAGCCAGGATACAGCTGCCCATCGCCCGGTCAGGTTGCAGATGAACACCAAGGGTGCCTGGCGTGACGTGCTGGACTTTGATTGCGCGGATGAAGATCGGGTCAAGACTGCGGCCGAGCTGCTCTTCAGAGGCGACAAGCGGGTGACATTGCGGGTGATCGCGCCAAAGCTGCCCGGCCCGCCGCTGATGTGCTGGTCTGATGCCACGGGCTGGCGGGTGTGGGGGGAGCGTCATGCCAATCAAGCCTGAAAACCGCTCTCGCTATCCAAAGGACTGGCCGGAGATTCACCTGGCCATATTGGAGCGTGCCAAATACCGCTGTGAGTGGCCTGGCTGTGGTGCGGGTCACCATCATGTTGGCTATTGGCGCGGTGAGCAGTTTGTGCGGATGCCCCAGGTGCTGAAAGATGCTGGATACAAAGCTGGCGATATTGTCATTTGCTCAGACCGCTCCGAACTCAAACTGCTGCGGATCGTGCTGACCATCGCCCACAAGGACCACACGCCCGAGCACTGCCACCCTGACAACCTGGCTGCCTGGTGCCAGCGACACCACCTGGCGTATGACCAGGAGCACCACAAGACCACGGCCTACATGTCGCGCAAACAGCGCGCCTGCACTCTGGAGCTACCACTATGAGCAAGGCTGCAACCGATGTTCAGCGCAAGCGCGAGCTGGCCCTGATCCACCTGGCCAAGGCCACGCTTGGTCTGAGCCGGGCTGACTATGAGCACGTGTTGCGCACGGTCACGGGCGAAACCAGTGCCGCCGATCTGGATGCGGCCGGGCGTGACAAGCTGCTCAAACACTTCAAGGCCAAGGGCTTCCAGGTCAAACCGACGCTCAAGTCAAAGCAGACCCGCACGGCGGCTGAGCAGCCGCAGGTGCGCAAGCTGCGGGCCATGTGGTACGCGCTGGCTGAAGTGGGTGCGGTGGCGCAGCCGACCAGCCCTGGCGCCTGTGATCTGTTGTTAGAAGCCTGGGCCAAGCGCCAACTCAATGGCACCCGCCTGGGGCCGCTGGATGCGCTGCGGTTTGCCTCTGGCGAGCAGTTGAACAAGCTGATTGAGGAAATGAAGGCCTGGGGCCTGCGCGTGGGAGCCAAGATCAAATGAGCCGCCCGGCCCCCAAGCTGACCGTCAAGCCGCAGGCGTTGCCCGCTGCCCTGCGCGAGCTGGCGCGGGTGCTGGGTGACTCTGACGCGCTGCGCCTGGTGGGCATGCATGGCGGGGCGCGGGTGTCGGTGCCCAAGCAGGCACGGGCTGATCACCCACTGCGCATGGCGCTGGGTGAGGAGGCTTTTGGGCGACTGGTGGCGGAATACGCAGGCGAGACGATTGAGCTGCCCAAGGGCGACGCCTACTTGCGCGAGCTGCGCCACGACCAGGTGCGCCAGTGCCGTGAGCAGGGCCTGACGGTAGATGAGACAGCCGAGGCGGTGGGCTACAGCCGCCGCCATGTGATCAACATCATTGGCGGGCATGCCGACGGCACCGATACGCTGACGATGGATATGTTTGAGGAGGCACCCTGCTCTTACGCTGGGCAAGCCAATGACCCGTTTGGGATGGGGGCACGGGGATGACTCCGCAGGTTTGCGGAGTCCTTAACCGGCGCAATTTTGCGCCGGTCTCAAACGCCTTTTTTTGTTCCGCTGGAACTTGTGCTAAATTCCGCGTGCACCTGAAAAAAACAGGTGTGGGTCTTGACAGGGCTCAAAAACCTAAGCGACTCTTAGAGCCGCTTGGACACCGCACAGGTCTAGCGGCTTTTTCGTTTGCGCTATCAATTTTGGTGGCTCGAATGGGAGGGCGCGAGCCCTGCCGGTTTCCCTTGGGTTTCCCGGTCTGTCAACCCGTTCGAGCCACCGCCCGATTGACAGCGAGCGATGGTTTCTCAACTGAAACGTAAGGAGTCGATATGACTAATTTTTCTCTTTCAAATTTCAACAGCAACACCCTGACTATGGGCAGCCAGGAATTGGCTAGCCTCACGCAAACACGCCATGACAGCGTCAAACGAACTATCGAGACACTGGCCCAAAAAGGGGCCGTAAAGCAACTTCCACAAATTGTGGAAGTTACCAACCACCTTGGACAACGTGTGCAGGAATACCACCTGAACCAGCGTGACACGATGGTGGTGGTGGCCCGCTTGAACCCGCAATTCATGGCCCGTGTGGTAGACCGCTGGATGGAATTGGAGGCCAAACAAGCCCCCGACACTGAGCGCGTGGCCCAGCTCGAAGCGGCTTTGCTGCGCAGCAACCCGCAGTGGGTGCAGACCATCCGCCTGCGCGGCGCTGGCCTGGAGGGCTGGGAGATTGCGCGGGTGCTGGAGGTGAGCCGCACCAAGCAAGAAAAGATTGTGCGTGCCATTCGCGCCGCAGGCCTGGGGCATTTGCTGCCCGCCACCGCCAAGCCACCCGTGGGCCACAAGCTGGCTGCAGCGCCCAGCACCCAAATGGCGCTGGAGGTCTGAACCATGAGCGCCTCTGTACAAGCCATTTACCCCAGCACCCGCCAGCAACGCGCCGCCTACAGCGTGGTGGATGCGGTGGACGATCTGGACGCCCAACTGGGCGCGCTGCGCGCCGTGGAGTGCCTGGCCATCAATGAGAAGGTGGGTAGCGAGGAATACCTGCCACAGCTCAAGCGCGAAGACCTGGCGATGCTGCTGTCGGTGCTGACCAGCAACCTGCAAACCCATTGCGCCACGGCGCGTGAAGCGGCGGTGGCCTCTGCCAAGGGGGTGGCCGCATGATTGTGGGGCAACACCGGGGGAACTTCCCCAAAGGCATAGCAGGTGAGCCAGCGCAGGCCAAGCGGCTGCGGTATGAAGATTGGCTGATTGCCACGCGTGAGCGCCTGTTGACTGGCGCTGAGTTTGCAGCGCAGTTGGGCGGTGCCACAGAAGACCGCAAACATCTTGACCCGGAGTTTGATGCGGTGATGTATCAGCCGGGGCGCACGGCCGCGGTGACACGCCCGAGCAAGACGCTGGCGATTCGGGCGCGCTGCTGGCAGTGTGTGAGCGGTGATGATGACGATGGCGGCACCACGCGCATTGCGGTGTGCAGCAGCACCGGGTGTGCCTTGCATTCGGTGCGGCCCTACCAGCCCGAGGGCGCACGGGTGAAGCGCCTGCCCCGCGCTGATGCCGACGTGAGCGGGGCAGGCCTGCACCGGTTGGACCATGGTGCCAAGGCGGTGGCCAACCCGGGAAACATTGGGCTGGCAGTGCGCGGCTACTGTCACCAGTGCTGCGGCGGGCGCTCAGATGTGGGTACCATGCGGGAAGCCCAGGGATGTGCTGTAGCGAACTGTGGGCTTTGGCGGGTTCGGCCGGGGGCAAATAGTGGTGGCGATCTGCCTTTGGGGGCTCAGGATGATTTGAGGGGGGAGTCGGTGGCATCAGAGGGCGTTTGAAACCGAGTTTGAAGCCGTTTAAAAGGGGGTTCGGCGCGACCAACAAAGAAAGTTGATACCAGCGCACCCCCGAAGCCCTGAAAGGCCCTGTAGTTCACACTGCAGGGCCTTTGCTTTTGGGGAACTGTTTCACCATGACCTGACGCCCCATGCCCGGCAAAGTACAGGGCATGAACAAAGCACACCAATTTAAAGGGCTGGCCGACTGGATCGAAGTGTTCCGGGCTGGCACGCACACCGACAGCAAGGGCCGTAGCTGCACTTTCAGCGAGGCCGACCTGGATCAGATGGTGAGCAACCTGGCGCTGGGCGCTGCGCCCGCCGTGCTGGGCCACCCAAAACACAACGACCCGGCGTATGGCTGGGTCAACGAAGGCGGTGCCAAGCGTGAAGGTGCCTCGCTGTACGTCAAATTCTCAGATATCAACCCGGCCTTTGAGGCGGGTGTGGCCAGCGGGGCGTATCGCAACCGGTCGGTGGCGGTGGTGAAAGATGCCGACGCTGGCTACCGCCTGCAGCATGTGGGCTGGCTTGGCGCAGCGGCCCCGGCCATCGCGGGCCTGACCCCGGTGTCGTTTGCGGCTGATGTGGCAGACGATGCCTGCTTTGAGTTTGCCGCCCCGGGCTACAGCCTGGTGTGGGGCCTGGAGACTGTGGTGCGCCTGTTGCGCGGCCTGCGCGACCAGATGATTGCCAAGGATGGCCTGGAGGCCGCCGATGCCACGCTGCCGCAATGGCAGATAGACAGCGCCCTGGAGGCCGCAACCCAGGCGCGCCAGGAGTTTCAGGATGCTGCTGATGACGCGGCCGAGGGCGAGACCGCCGACCCCATTGCCCCCCAATTTTCCAAACCAACCCCAACCGGAGGAGTTATGTCGTTTACCCAAGAGCAGCTTGATGCTGCAGCGGCCAAGGCCAAAAAAGAGGCCGAAGACAAAGCTGTGGCTGAATTTGCGTCAAGCCAGGCCGAGTTGACCAAGTTGCGCGGCGAGCGCCGGGCTGAGCGCATTGGTGCGCAGATCAGCGGCTGGAAGGCCAAAGGACTGGTGACCCCGGCTGAAGAGGCTGGTCTGGCTGAGTTCATGGGCTCGCTGGAAAGCGGCGAAGGTGGCGAGTTCACCTTCAGCGCCAGTGACAAGAGCGAGGTCAAGAAGACGCCGGCGCAGTTCTTTGCCGAGTTCATGGCGGCACGCAAGCCGCTGGTGAAACTGGGTGCGCAAATGGTTGCTGATGACGCGCCTGGTGTGAATAGCAACGATGCCGGTGCGCTGGCCGACGCCGCGCGCAGCTATATGAAAGAACAGTCTGACAAGGGACTCACCGTGAGCTTGCCAGAGGCCGTGGCCCATGTGGGCCGTCGCGCCTGATCAATCCCTTCAACCCCTCATTTTTCTGGAGTAACGCATGGCAAATATTTTGTTGGTCACCAATCACGTGGCCGAGGGTGCGATTGTTATTAATCGCTTGGTGAAGTATGGCGCGACTGATCGCGGCATTTTGCAGGCTTCGGCCAATACCGATTTCATCATCGGCAGTTGCATGGAGTCTGGCGCCGCCGTAGGTGAGCGCCAGGATGTGCCACGTGTGGGTCTGGGTTGGGTAGAGGCGGGGGCGGCGATTGTGCGCGGCTCGCCCATCACGTCTGATGCCACGGGCCGCGCGATCGTGGCGGCACCGGCTGCTGGCGTGAATGCGCGCATTGTGGGCTTTGCCGATGAGTCTGCTACTGCTGCGGGCGACGTGATCCGGTATGTGATTGAGCCGGGTGTGATGCAAGGCTGATAAGCCTGGCGCCTGATTGTTTTGAGTAAGTAACCCCCTTTTTTTCTGGAGTAACCCCTATGGCAACGACTTCGTTCCCCGTCAACCCGACGATGACGGCAATTGCGATGATGTACAGCAACCCGGCTGTGACATTGATCGCTGACCATGTGATGCCGCGCATTCCGGTGGCCAAGAAGTTCTCTTACAGCTCGTATGACATCGCGCAGGGCTTTACCGTGCCCCAAACATTGGTGGGTCGTAAGAGCACGCCCACCGAGGTGGACTTCACCGGCACGCTGATCAACGATGAAACGCAGGACTTTGGCCTGGACGACGTGGTGCCCAATGACGAAATTGAAGCCTGGGCCAGCATGCAAAAACCCGAGCGCGGTGGGCCGATCAACCCGCTGGACATCAGCACCATGCTGTTGACCAAGCTGGTGCTGCTGGACCGTGAGGTGCGAGTGGCTGGCAAAGTGTTCAATGCGGCCAACTATGGCGGCAACACGGCCACGCTGAGCGGCACCAGCCAGTGGAGCGATTTTGTGAACAGCAACCCGTTGGATGCGATTTTGGCGGCGCTGGACATCCCTCTATATCGGCCCAATGTGGCGACCTTTGGGCAGGCTGCATTTACCAAGCTGCGTCAACACCCGGCCATTGTGCAGGCGGTGTACGGCACGGCGCAAACCCGTGGCACGGTGACACGCGCCCAACTGGCCGAGGTGCTGGAGGTGCAGCAGGTGCTGGTGGGCGCAGGATTTGTGAACACGGCGCGCAAGGGTCAGGCAGTGAACAACCAGCGGGTGTGGGGCAAACACGCGGCGTTTCTGTACATCGACCCGGAGGCCGCACAAGCCAGCCAGCCGACCTGGGGCTTTACCGGCCAGTGGGGCACCCGTGTGGCAGGCAGCCTGCCAGAGCCCAAGAACGGCCTGCGCGGCAGTGAACGGGCGCGGGTGGGCGAGTCGGTCAAGGAAGTGATCTCGGCCCCGGCGCTGGGCTACTTCTTCCAGAACGTGGTGGCGTAAACCGTCAGGCGTTTCCGTGGCAAAGGGCAGTAGTTGCCCTTTGCTGCAAGTCCCCTTTTTCAATTTGATGGAGATTCCCAATGGCAACGAAGAATGACAAAGCTGCAGCCTTGCCCACAAAAACCTACAAGACCCTCACCCAGGTCGAACATGACCAGGTGAAATATGGCGCGGGCCAGCCTGCAGGTGATGAGCTGGAGCTGACCGATGCCCAGGCTGAGCCGCTGCTGGGCGTGAAAGCGGTCGAGTTGAAGGCTGTTGCTGCCGAGGCCTAAACCAGCATGCCTTACGCAACCGCATCCCAGTACATCCAGAAGTTTGGTCTGGATGACGCCGCCCAACTGCTGGCTGATGAGCAGAACACGCTCACCAGTCAGTTGTTGGCGGATGCTGTTGCCGTCAGCTTGGGCGGCTCCTGGACAGGTACGCCAGCGCAGGCTGACAAGGATGTGGCCAATGCGGCGCTGGCACGGCTTAACCGCCAACTGGTGGTCAGCAGCAACTTCATGGATGGCTACCTGCGCAGCGCAGTGACCCTGCCGCTGGCGGTCGGTGATGCCAATGCGGGCGTTCTGGAGGATTGCTGCCTGGCGCTGGTTCGTTACGGGTTGGCCGATGACTCTGACAACGCGACCGAGCGCATGGAAAAGGCGTATGAGCAATGGCGCTCCTGGTTGAAGGATGTGCAGGCTGGGCGGGCGCAATTGGTCGGGGCCACTGGTGAAGCGGTTCCCTCAACCGGGCGGGTGCGCACTGGACAGGCTGTGAGCATGTTTGATTGGCGCAGTTTTGGAGGCGGGCAGTGAGCGGCACGTCTCTGAGCTTCGGCTTTGACTCCCATCTCATTGCCGGCCATCTGGCGCGGCTGGTGATTTTTGACCATGGCAAGTTTGGAGGCGTTCGGCGTGAGATTGGTGAGTTCATGCGCGGCGAAATCCAGGACAACCTGGACGGGCAAAAGCTGTTTGACGGCTCGCCCATGCCGCAAAGCAAGGCGGCGGTCAAGCGCCGAGGAAAGACGCTGATCAAGGATCACCATCTGTATGACAGCTACACGTACAACCTGATTGACAGTGGCTTGGAGGTTGGCTCGGAGAAGGTCTATGCCGCCATTCATCACTTTGGTGGTGAGACGGGACGCCCTGGGCATCGGTTCACACTTCAGGCGCGGCCTGTGATGGGAATAGGGCCTCGCCAAGAGCTGGCCATTGGTGACTACGTGTTTGCAGCTATCAGGCGGACCCAATGAGCGCGACGGTCCTTCTTGACCAGGTGGTGGCACGGGTGCGGGCCAAGTTCACCAAGACTGAGGTGGCCACGGTGCAGCCGTATGCGGGTGAGTTCTCTGCGGCTGAGATTCCGTTCAAGAGCTACAACTGCCCGGCCATCTTTGTGACGGTGCAGGGCTGGCAACCGGCAGACAGTGATTGCCGCCTGACTGGCAAGCATGCCAACAAGGTGCAGCTGGCAGCGTTTGTGGTGTTCAAACATGCCGACCGCAACAAGCGCATGGCCGGGGCGATGCTGCTGGCTGAGCGCCTGGGCATCGTGATGCGCCAGTGGGAGCCGATGCGCGAGACGGCAAATGCCAACCTGCCTGTGACGATAGCCGGACTGGAAGCCGATGCCACTTGCGAAAACCTGTACGGCCGTGCGCTGGACGCAGCAGGTCAGGCGCTATTTCTGGTCGACTGGCACCAGTGCGTGAAGCCCGAGGTGCCTATGGAACAGATATGGGACTTGTTGGCGGTGGGCATTGTGGACAACACACGGGGCGGCACCGTGCCTGCCGATGCTGCGGACACGGGTGTGGTGCCGGTGGTGACTGATGACGTGAAATTTATACAAACCTGAAAGGTAACCCATGGCCAAGACTGATTCCAAGATTGAAACCCCAGTGGCACCCCCCGCACTGGGCACGCAGGTGCTGGTGAAGGTGGCCAGCGGTTGCATGCTGGTGAACAACGAAACCAATGCTTACTTTGAGCCCGACGTGGCTACCCCGGCGACGGTGACCATCACGCTGCTGCGCCGCCTGCAGGACGGTGATGTGACGCTGGTTGGCTGAACCGCCTTCACGCGGCCGTCAAACCCCCATTCAAACTGCCTTTAACGGAACAACGATATGTCTTTACCCAACCTGCTTTCTTTGAGTTTCCTGGTGCCCTTTGTGGCGGCCAAGAATGATTTTTCTCGTGCTATCCGGGGCTTACGCGGCATGCAGCGTCGGTTGCTGTTGGTGGGCCACAAGCTGGCGGCCGGTGGCGTGGCGCTGAACACCCTGGTCACGGTGACCACTGAAGCCGATGCGATTGCGCTGTTTGGCGAGGGGTCGATGCTGGTGGCCATGTGGCGTGACGCCAAGGCCAATGCGGACTTGGGCCTGCCGATTGACTGTTTTGCGATTGCGCCCAACGGCTCGGCCGTGGCGGCGACCAGCATCATTGCGATCACGCCGCCGGGCAATTTGGCAATGAGTGGCGAGGTGATGCTGTACGTTGGTGGTGAACGGGTGAGCGTGGGTGTGACCACGGCAGACACTGCCAACACGGTCGCCACCAAGCTGATCAATGCGGTGAATGCCAATGTGGCTTTGCCTGTGACGGCCGCTGCTACGGCCAACCTGTATGAGTGCAAGCTGACCGCACGCTGGGGCGGCCCAACGGGCAACGACATTGACCTGCGCACCACGTACTACACCGATGACCGCCTGCCCAACAGCCTGATCGTGACGGTGCCAGCCATGTCGGGTGGGGCTGCGTTGCCGGATGTGACGCCGTTGATTGCCGCGATGAACCTGTACCGGGCGACCGAGATTGTTTGCCCGTTCACCGACAGCACCAACATGGCCATCCTGGAGACCGAGCTGGCTGCACGCTGGCTGGCCAACAACATGCAGGATGGCACGGTGATCAATGCGATTCGCGGCACGGAAGCCGCCAACACAACCTGGCTGAGCACCCGCAACAGCCCGCACGTGCACACCATCACCACGACCAAGGATTGCACCAACCCTTGGGAACTGGCGGCATCTGCCGGTGCGGCGATTGAGAGTCTGGCCGCCATTGACCCGGCCATGCCTGCCACCGGCATCAAACTGGCGGGCTACAAGGGGCCAAGTCAGGGTAACCACTGGACCATTGACCAGCTCAACAACATGCTGGTGGCCGGTGGATGCCCGCTGCAGATCGCGCCGGACTACAGCGGCACGCTGTTGCGCATGGTGACGAACTACAAGAAAACGACTTCGGGCGCGGCCGACCGCAGCATGGCCGAGCTGGCCTGGATCAAGACGATGAGCTACTACCGGTGGTTTCACGTGACTGAGTTCCAGACCAAGTACCAGGGTTTCAAGATCGCCCAGTACATCACCGACCCGATCCCTGGCCAGAAGATCATGACCAAGCAACTGGGCGAAGAAATCATGATCGGTCTCTACAAGCTGTTCATGGATGCCGGGCTGTGCCAGAACATGGACTACTACCGCAAAACGCTGGTGGTTGAGGTGGATGGACCCAACGGCAAGCTCAAAGTGCAGGATGAGCCAGTGATCGTGACACAGCACTACCAGACCGAAATCAGCAGCTTTGTGGTGGCCGGACAGGTCTGAGCCTGACCGGTAACCCAATCAACTCCAGGAGAAAGACATGGCAGGAACAGACAATTTGCTCTACCACATCGACCAGATCGTGGTGGACGGCAAGCCGATTGCGTTTGAGGATGGCACCGGCATGCTCAGCGGTGCGGCTCGGTTTGAGAACGACGTGGTGACAAGTGCCAGTGGCGATGACTTCAACAAGCGCAAACGGGTGCCGACGCTGTTCAAGTGCAAGATTCAGTTTGGGCCAGCCGTGAATCCGGCCGACTATGCCAATTACCTGGGCGTGCAAATCACCGCCCGTGATGCGCAGAGTGGTCGCCGGGCGCTGATGCCCAATTGCAGTTTTGGCCAGATGGGGGACATTGGCGGCGGGTCGGTGGATGTGACGTTCAACGTGCTGGCACCGGTGCAGTGGCTGTAATGAAATAAACCACGTTACCCGAAAGGGGCTGGCCCAGCGGGGGCACTAAGGGGCAGGCTAATCACCTGCCCCTTTTTCATTTGGTGAAGTGTTTCACCGTGACGCCCTGGGCCTGGACCGGCACAGTCGGTGCCATGGACACACAAAGCAAACACATAGACGATCTCTACACCCTGACTCTGGTGGACGGTCTGCCGACCGAGAGCCAGGGCAAGACCCTGAAGTACCGCGTGGTGAAGCTACGAGAAACCACGGTGGCGGATGAACGGGCCGCTGCCCGCATGGCGGAACGGGTGCTGGTGGTGGGTGGCAGCCCACGGCTGCTGGTGAGCGAGTCTGACTTTCGCTATGCCATGACGTTGCGGCACTGCGAGCAGTTTGTGTGTGACGGGCAGGCGATTTCTCAGGCGCTGCTTGATCTGGACTTGTTTGGCAAGCTGTCAGCGCATGACTTGCAACTGATTGAGGAGCGGATAGCCCTGATCACGCTGGCAGCACAGGTGCGTTATGGGGCCATCACGCAAGCAGAGTTTGATGACTTTGTGGCTGGGCGGCCTGTGCCTGGGGTGCCCCAGTCCCCACAGCCTGGGGGCCAGGCTGCGAGCGTGGGAAAGTATGCTGATGACGCTCAGCCTGGCCCTGCATTGCTCGCCGATTACTCTGGAGAATCTGCCCAAGGGGCAGCTGCAGGCCATGGCGCTTGAGCTGAACCGGCGCGCAAAGAAGTGAAGGCGATGCCCTATGTCTAAAGAGCTGCGGCTGAAGTATTTCATTGAACTGATCAGCAACATCAAGGAAAAGGCTGGCAGCGATGCCGCTGCCCTGGCCCAGGCGCAGGAAAAGATTCAAAAGGCGCTGGGAAACACTGAGAACAAGCTGTCCCAGTTTGAGCGGGTGCTGCTTCGGGTTGGCGGGATGCGAAACACCGGCTTGCAGCAGCAGGCGCAGTATTTCACCCAGATTGCGCTGACGGCCCAAAGGGCGCAGGCGGCGGTGGAACGGTTTGCACGGGTGGCCAGCGCAGCCAACAAGGGTTTGCAAGCCGTGACTGGTGCCGGTGCGGGGGCTGCGGGGGCGTTCATGGTGGCAAAAGCGGCGCTGGACAAACCGATGGATTACAGCTTGACCTTGGCGCGCATGGCCAATACAGCATTCGCAGACCGGAACAAGGCAGGCCGCATTGCAGGCAAAGCCGAACTCAACGACGCTGTTATGCGGGCGGTCCGCACGGGCGGCGGAAGCCGCGACGATGCAGCGGCCACGTTGGATAGTTTGATCTCTTCGGGCGCCATGCCGATTGAGGCAGCCAAGGTGCTGCTGCCGACTTTAATGCGTGGGTCCAGCGCCAGTGGCGCAACCGCTGGGCAACTAGGTGCGATTGCGGTCAAGTCGTCACAAAACATGAATATTCCGTTGGCCGACAGCGCGGCCATGCTGGATGAGGCGAACGCGGCGGGTAAGGCTGGTGGATTTGAACTGCGTGATATGGCCAAAAGTTTGCCTGAGGCGATGGCGGCTGGCAGGCAAAGTGGTTTGGTCGGGCGCGAGGGGTACCGAAAAATTGTGGCCATGATGCAGGCGAGTGTGATTACCGCTGGCACCAAGGATGAGGCTGCCAACAATGTTGTGAATCTGCTGGCGAAAGCGAACTCCGCTGACACCGCCAATGACTTCAAAAAACAAGGGATTGATTTGTCCAAAGAGCTTGTCAAGGGGCGGGCAAACGGGATGGACTCGATAGACACGTTTGTTTCTTTGGTTGACCGTGTTGCGAGCAAAGATGCGCAATACACGAGCCTCAAGGATCAGCTCGGAAAAGCCAAAACCAATGATGAGAAGCGGGAGACCCTCGCCTCCATGGCAGACATTTTGCAGGGCAAGGCAATTGGTGCTGTTGTGCAGGACCGCCAGGCGCTGATGAGTTTGGTGGCGGTGATGAACAACCGTGACTATGTGACCGACATACAAACAAAAATGCGCGGCGGTAAAGGCTCGCTGGGGCAGGATTTTGAAGTGATCGCAGATGAATCCAGTTACAAAGCTACGGCGACTGGAAATGAGGCCCGGGAGGCTGCAAGCACTGCGTTCAATTCAACTGCGGGTGCGTTGAATTCAGTGCTGGATGGTGCAACGGGTTTGGCGCGAGAGTTTCCGCAGGTGGCTGCGGCCGCTGCGGGTGCAACCGTGGCGCTGGGTGCATTGGCCGCAGCTTCAACCGCGGCCGCACTGCTGGGTGGCGGTGGTGGGGTCGGGTCCAAGGTGGGCGGCTGGATCGGCGGGGCTGCAGGAAAGATTGCGGCCTTGTTTGGTGCGGCAAGGATCGGCGGTGGGGCTGTAGCTGGTGCCTCGACGGCAGGGCGTGTTGGCGCTGGCTTTGGCGCTTTAGGAAAGATGCTGGGGCCGCTTGGGATGATTTTGTCGTTTGATGCGATCAGTGATGAAGATATTGCCAGGCTGAAGGCGTATGAGGCCAAAAAGGCACGCAATGGCAGCGGTGTGCGTGGGCAGGGATTTGATGATCCGCGTAGGCTGGACTTCTTGACGCTGTCGGCTCCTGGTGGTGCAGCCGAGCAACTGGCCGCTGGCCAGGCAAGCAAGGCTGCGGCAGTCGAAGGCAAACTGGCCATTGATGTGCGGGTGAGCGATGAGCGAGTGAGCGCAACATCGGCGGTAGTTCGCCAGCCGGGAGGTGTTCGCGTGAACCCAGGCAACACCAACCCTGGAGGGTTCAAGCCATGAGCGCCCGGCTTGATGCGATGGCGGATGCGGCCAATGGCGAGACGATGTCCAGCCACTGGCTGGATCAGTTGCGCATGGGCAGCTACCGGGGGGTGCCCTTCCACGTCGATAGTCTTGACTGGACGCTGGGTGACAACGTGGTGGTGCGTGAGTACCCGTTTCAGGACTTGCCCACGGTGTTTCGGATGGGGCGGGCGGCCGAAGAGATCAAGTTCAGCGCCTATGTGATCGGTGATGACTATCACCTGCAGCGCGACGCGCTGATTGAGGCCTTGACTGGCAGTGGCCAACTGATGCACCCGACTGCCGGGACGATGCGTGTCTTTGTCAATGGCAAGTTCACCATCAAGGAAAACCCCACGGCTGAGGGCGGCATGGCGCGGTTTGAGTTGTCATTTGTGGTGGCTGAGACTCGGCGCTACCCGTCTGGCGTGGTGTCAACTGCCGGGGCTGCAGTTGCCGCGGCTGATGCTGCAAAAAAATCCAGTGCCGACGCCTTTGCATCGTCGTTTGACCTGACCGGCAAGCATGGCTGGGCGGCAGACCGGGTGGTATCACGTGTGACGGACTCAGTGGCGGCGGTGTGGGGCCAGATGAAGACGGTGACCGGTGGCCTGGGTGACTACAGCAACGCCATCATTGGCAACTACCAGTCGCTGCGCGACGGTCTGACCGCCCTGGTACGCCAGCCGCGCCTGTTGGCCAACTCAGTGACTACGCTGTTTGCCTTGCCCAGCGATCTGAGTGCGGCGTCTTCCAGAGACTTTATGGCGGCCTTTGAAGGGCTGTTTGATGTCTCTTCGAAGGTGACTAAAAGGGACTTTGAAGTGTCTGTGATGCCTGCGGTTGGTGCGGGGCTGGTGATGTTCGGCACGGGCAACGCCGATGTGTTGGGGTTGAGCACCCCGGCGCGAGCGCAGCTTGAAGCGCTGAGCACGGCCAGCGACCAGCTGATTGAGTCTTTTGCCGTGGCGAGCTGGGTACAGGCGGCATCAGTGGCTGAGCTGACCAGTTTTGACGATGCCCTGGCGTTGCGGGCCACGCTGAATGCGCAGTGCACGCGGCTGCTGTTGCGGGCATCGACAGCGGCCGCCAGTGATGGATTGCCTGACTCGGCCTGGCATGACGCCATGCTGGCCTTGCTGACGGCCGGGCTGCGGGACATCCAGGAACGCAGCCGAGACATGGCACGCCTGAGCAGCTTCACGCCCGAGGCGTGGATGCCTGTTTGGTATGTGAGTTACCGGCTGTTTGGCACTGCGGCCTATGCGGATGAGATTTTGGCAATGAACCCACACATCACCCACCCGCTGCTGGTGCCGCCGGGCAAGGCGTTGCGCATCATGAGGCATGACTGATGGTGGCGCAGTACACACGTGACAACGCCAAGATCATGGTGATCGTGAACGGCGTGGCGTATGAAGGTTGGCTGCAGAGCGAGGTGGACCGCAACCTGGAGGCGCTGTGCGGGACGTTCAGCATCCCGATCTCGCTGGTGCCGGGCAAGCCGCCAGCCATCAAGCGCCAGGACCTGGTGCAGATCAAGATTGGTGACACCATTGTGCTGACGGGCTATGTGCTGGCGGCTGAGCCGTTTTACCGGCGTGGCGACTGTGGCATGCGCATCACTGGCCGATCCCGTGCGGGTGACCTGGTGCGGTGCTCTGCGATCTACAAGGGCGGGCAATGGCGCAGTGCCAAGATTGACCGCATCATCAAGGACATCGTGCAGCCGTTTGGCCTGGAAGTGAAGGTGGATGCCGACATTGGTGCGGTGGTGCAGGATTTCAAACTGGGACACGGTGAGTCGGCACTGGACGCGGTGGCCAGGGCGGCGCGGCTGCGGGGCGTGCTGGTGACCAGCGACGACGCGGGCCGGGTGCTGCTGACCAAGGCGGGCACGAAGCGCTTCAAGGGGTCGATTGTGCGGGGCCACAACGTGATCGCCATGGAGGGCATTGGCAGCGATGAGGAGCGGCACAGCGAATACATCGCCTATGGCCAGAGTACCGACTTGACGATGGATTTTGACCAGGCACGTGGGTTGAAGGCGAGTGCCAAGGATGATGAGATCACCCGGTATCTGCCGCTGGTGATCAATGCCGATGGCAACACTACCCAGGCTGAGCTGACCACGTTGGTCAAACACACGGTGCGGGTGCGCCGGGGGCATTCGATGGGCTTTCGCTACCAGGTAGAGGGCTGGACGTTTGAGGGGGAGCCGTGGCCTCTGAATCAGCGCGTGCCCATCTATGACGATGTGGCCGGGCTGGACGGTGCTGAGTGGTTGATCTGCGGGGTAAAGCAAACCTGTGATCTGAAAGAAGGTGATGTGACAGACCTGACTGTGCGGCCCGTCGAGGCGTATGACACGGCACCGCTTAAAACCAAAGTGAAGCGGCACAACTGGGGCAACAAGGGCAATACCACCAACCACCCGCGCGGGCCGAACGACAAGGCAGGGGGCGGCTGATGTGGGCCAACTTGATGCGCTGGGTGCGAATTCGTGGACTGACCGAGGGCAAGATGCAAAAAGGCCGGGTGGAAGGCCTGCCCAATGATGTGCGTGACGCTGCTCAGCGGCCGCAGGACTATGGCTTTGCAGGCAACCCGGTTGATGGCCAGGGGCTGAAGCTGGAGATTGGTGGCCACACGGTGATCATCCGCATGGATCGCGTTGCCGAGCGGCCTCACCTGGCAGCCTATGAAGTGGCGGTGTGGCACAAGGAAGGCCACATGGTGCGACTCAAGGCGGGCCGAATCGTGCAGGTGGACTGTGACCAGTTTGTTGTCAATGCCTCTGCTGGGGTGGTTTTCAACACGCCTGCAGTCACTGCATCTGGCGCAATGGCTGCGGCGACCAGTCTCAAGGTGGGAGGCAAGGAAGTGCTTGGCCACAACCATGGAAGTGTGCAGCGAGGTTCGGACAGTACCGCCAACTTCTGACGAACCGGTGAAGTGTTTCACCATGACCTGGTGAGGTGCTTTTAAGACACTGGCTGCATGTTTGATGTGGCTACCCGACCCCAACCCAATAGCAACGATGCAGCCAGCGTGTTTGGCGTGCCGTTTGACTGGCGGCTGGTCACGCCCGGACCGGCTGTAGCCTACCCATGGAAAGACTTTGCGCAGCCCAACGGCGTGCCAGTGGTGTATGCGGACGTGCTGTCCACCTATTCGGTCGAGCTGGAGGACACGCTGCAGACAGCCATCATCTTGTCGCTGTTCAGTGACCGGCGTGCCACAGTCGATGACACCTTGCCGCTGAATGAGACTGACCGGCGCGGTTGGGTCGGTGATGAATTTTCAAGTGATGACTTTGACACGCGCGCAGACGCCTGGGGTTCGCGCTTGTGGTTGTGCTACTACGGCAAGGCGGGCGTAGGTGTGCTGGAGGCGGCGCGCTTTGCCGCCCAGGAGTCCCTGGACTGGCTGGTGCGTGATGGCATTGCCGACCGGGTGACCGTGACGGCGCAATGGGCGGGTGAACGTGGTGACCGCCTGGCAGTACGCCCGATGATCTACAAGCCCGACCAGGTGCGCCCGGTGTATGACGTGCTCTGGGGCACCAGTATCAAGAGGTTGACGCAATGAGCAGCTCACCACTTGGGACCGCGATCCCCTCTATCAATGACCTGCAGCAGAACGTCGCCCGGCTGCTGCAGCAGCAATTGCTGGCAAGCCAACAGACGGCCAGTCCGTCCATCGGTCTGGGCGTCAATGACCTGGACCTGGCGCGCAGCAACATCAAGGCGCTGGCGTTTGTGAAGGCTGTGGGGCTGCATGGTGCCTACCGTTACCTGCGGGACTTCATTGCCAGGCAGGCCATCCCGATCAAGTCATCTGGTGAGTTTCTGGATGGGTGGTTGGCTACCTATTTTGAAGAAAGCCAGAGGCGTAAGGGAGCGGCTGCAGCTACCGGTCTTGCGAATGGCACCGGCGTAACAGCGACTCTTTTGGAAGCAGGCACGCTCATGCAAACCTCGGATGGTCGCCAATACAAAGTTAGTGCTGATGCGGTAGTGGTCGCTGGCGTGGTGACCCCCTCGGTGGTAGCGCTGGTGGCTGGTGCTGCGAGCAACTTGAGCGGCGGCACGGTTTTGACGCTGGTGTCTCCGGTGGCAGGTATCGATTCCAACTTTGTGGCCGCTATGCCAAACGGTGTGAGCAATGGGGCCGATGCTGAGACGGACACCCAGGCGATCTACCGTTTGCAGCAGCGTCTGAGCAATGAACCGATGGGTGGGTGCCCGGCTGACTATGCGCGCTGGGCGTTACAGGTGGCAGGTATCACGCGGGCCTGGGGATTGCGCAACCCGGCCGGGGCAACGTCGGCGGGGGTGATCATCATGGCGGATGGCAACGTTTCACCAGGCTTGCCGACCGCTGGCCAGCGTCAGGCCGTGCTGGATTACATCCGTGACCCGAAACGTGGACCGCCCGATGAGCTGTTTGTGATCATCCCGACGCCAGTCGTTCACAACTACACGCTGAGCATTTCTCCCGACACGAAAGCAACTCGCGATGCCACAGTGCTGGCTTTACAAGACCTGTATTTCAGGGAAGCAGTTCCTGGCGGATCAATGCCCCACTCCCATCCCAAGGAGGCAATCAGCGGTGTGGTTGGTGAGTACAACCACAGCATCAGCGCGCCAGCGCTTACAGAAGGCGGTGTGTTCACCGTTGGAACCTACAGCAGCCTGCTGGTGCTAGGCACGGTGACGTTTGTCTGACCATGGATAAGTTCTGGCAAGCGCTCACCTATCTGCTGCCCAGCGGTTTTGCCTGGCCACGCGACCCCAACTCGACGTTGATGCGGGTGATGCGGGCGCTGGCGGGTGCCTTGAGTGACCTGCACGAGTTCACCAGGCTGACGGCGAACCAATGGCAACCCCACCAGACGGTCACACGCTTGGCCGAGTGGGAAGAAGCCACTGGCCTACCGGATGCGTGTTTTGGCACCAGCCAGAGTGATGACTTGCGGCGCAAGTTGCTGCTGTCACGCCTGCGCGGGCCGGTGTTGGCCTATGCAGATTCAAGCCCGGCCAGCCCTGGTGCGCTGGTAGCCATTTGTGCCTGGCTTGGCTACAAGGCCACCGTTCAATACAACACACCGTTTCGCTGTGGGATGCGGGTTGGCAGGCGTCTTGGTGCCTTGGACGGCCATCTGTGGATCACGGTAACCATCGAGTCAAAAAGGTTTCGGTGCGGTTCCCGTGTTGGAGAGCGCTTGCGCAGTGGCACTTTGAATGGAGGAGAACTCGCCTGCTATCTCAAACGTGTTGTTCCTGCGCGCTACAGCGTCAACGTCATTTTTGTTTGAGGTAATCATGGACTACACAATCAGCGACTCATATGCAACCGACGCCGGCACCGGCAATCGGATGCATCAAGACACGGCAGCTGTCACCTCGGAGTTCTCTGCTCAAGACGCCAATGGTCTTATTTGGGAAGCCCTGGCGGCGATCAAGGCGGGCGGGCTTGTGCCTGCAGCGTTTGACAAGGCAGTGCCTGCCACCTACACCCAGTTGCGCGATGCCATTGCGATTGCGGTGCGCCTGCAGTCTGCCGCCTACGCCAGCGCAGGTGGAACGGCCGACGCCTCGACCGGGGTTTATGCGCCGGTGGTGCCTGCGCTGGTCAACGGTCTGACTCTTTACGTGCGTGCAGCCACAGCCAATGCCACGCCGACCCCCACTTTCTCGCCAAACGGTCTCGCTGCCAAGCAGATCGTGAAAGGAAACGGCTTGCCGTTGGTGGCAGGAGACATTGCCGGTGCTGGGCACTGGCTTGAACTGAAATATGACCTAGCGCTTGACAAGTGGGTACTGCTTAATCCGGCCACGGGTATTTCTTCTCAGATGCCCGGTGAAGTGTGCCTGTTTGCTCGGTCTACACCGCCTTCCGGCTTTCTTAAGGCAAACGGCGCCGCCGTTTCGCGCGCTGCATATGCCAGCCTATTCAACGCCATCGGCACCATATTTGGTGGTGGTGATGGAGTAGCGACCTTCAATCTTCCCGACCTGCGTGGTGAGTTTTTACGCGGTTTTGATGACGCTCGTGGAGTTGACCCGGCGCGAGTGTTCGGTTCACCGCAAGCCCAAGATTTCCTGGCACACGCACACTTTGCATTTGGCTACATGGACCGAAATTCAATCGGTTCTGCATATGCGCTTACCGGTCAAGCATTTCCTGTCGCAGGTAAAGGATTTGCTTCAAGTTCTGTAAGTTACCCAATCACAACCGAAATGAGTGGCGCCGCCCAAGGCGCGTACTCGGGAGGCACTGAAACCCGGCCCCGTAACGTTGCTCTTCTTGCCTGCATCAAGTACTGATTTTGACCGCCATGAAAAAAACTATTTATAACTTCGACCAAAAAACTGGTGAATTGGTTTTCGAATCGCAAGCGGATGAATCCCCGCTGGAACCCGGTGTAGCTCTAATCCCGGCCTACGCCACCGACATCAAGCCGCCGAAGGCGGGGGCACACGAAGCTGCCGTATTTGTGGATGCAAAGTGGCATAAGAAACCAGACTGGCGAGGCGTTGTTCTCTTCAGCACTACGGATGGCTCATCCGTAGTGCTCAGTGAGTTGGACAAAACGCCCGATGGTGTGGGCGCGACTGAGTGGCCGAGGCCAAGCGCCTCACACATTTGGAAAAACGGGGCATGGGCGCTTGATGAAACCAAGTTTTCAGCGCAGCTTGCAGCGTCAAAAGTGGATGCGCTCACTCGAGTAAGAGAAATGCGCAGACTTGTTTTCAACACCTTAGCAGGCCTGCAGTCCGAGGCCTTGACCAACGGCGACATGGGTGCAGCCCAAAGCATTGCCGTGATCCAGGGCAAGCTGCGCGGGTTGCCTGACGTCGACCTGTCGGAATGTCAGACTGTGGACGAGGTTAATGCGACTTTTTCGGCCGCCTGGCAGACGATTGTGGCGTCTGCTGCACCGGGTCTGATCAGCGCATTCGCTGGGGTTGACCTGTGACCGCCCTCTATGCCGCCCTGGCCACTTTGGGCTACCTGTGGGCCTTTTGGTTGTTGTATGTCCTGACGATGGGCCTGTACCGTGCCAGCCTGTCGGGCAAGCTGACCCGCGTGGCGCTGGTGCTCGGCTCGCCATTCGTCATCCTGGCCATCGCAGTCGATCTGTTGGCCAACTGGACGCTGGCCACGCTTTGGTTTTGGCAGTGGCCTGCCAAGTCCGATTGGCCCAAGCTATCGTTTGTAGGGTGGCGGCCCACCGTCGTTTGGCAGCGGCCTGACCTGGTGACCAGCCGGTTATCTCGCTATATCGACGGCCCTGACGGTTGGCGCAAGGATCATGCGACATGGCTGTGTCACAGCCTGCTGGATGCCTTCGACCCAAGCGGAACACACTGCAAAAGAAAAATTAGTTAAAACAGGGCGAGGGCCTGGGGTGCGCTAACACCTCAAGCCCCCGCCGCCGCCGTGAGTGACCACGGCATTGACCGAAGACCCTGCCACCTGTACAGGTCAGGGCATTATGGAAGATGCCGACATGCAAGAAGTGAGATGTGGTGCCTGTGGCAAGCTGTTGGCCATTGGTGATTACAAAAGACTGCAGATAAAGTGCCCGCGTTGCCGGGTGCTCAATGACCTGAGGGCCGAGAGCCTCCAACCTGAACGCCTCAGAGCGTCATCAAAAAATGGATTGACTGATGACGACAGAACGAGCAGCGCAGAGCACCTTCAACAACACGGCCGATCTGGACATGATTCAGGCGGCGCCGATGGTGCAGTGGGTAGGCGGAAAGCGCCGCCTCGCACCACACATCCTGCCGGTGTTTCCTGAGCACACCTGCTATGTGGAACCCTTCTGCGGTGCGGCCGCGTTGTTTTTCCTCAAGGCGCCCGTGAAGGTCGAGGTGCTCAACGATGTGAACGGTGAACTGGTCACCCTGTATCGAGTGGTGCAGCATCACCTGGAGGAGTTTGTCAGGCACTTCAAATGGGCGCTGGCCAGCCGAGAGATTTACAAGTGGCTGCAGATAACCCCGTCTGAGACCTTGACGGACATCCAAAGGGCGGCCAGGTTCTTTTACCTACAAAAACTGGGCTTTGGCGGCAAGGTGACCGGGCAGACGTTTGGAACCGCCACCGTGCGGCCCGCTGGGTTGAACCTGCTGCGCCTTGAAGAACAGCTCAGCGCCGTGCACCTTCGGCTGCATCAGGTGTTTATCGAGCGACTGGAGTGGTCTGCCTGCGTTGAGCGTTATGACCGTCCACACAGTCTGTTTTATCTGGACCCGCCGTACTTTGGCACTGTCGGCTATGGCGTTCCATTTGGTCTTGAGCAATACGACCAGATGGCGCAGCTGATGGGTTCGATGAAGGGTAAGGCTGTGGTGAGTGTCAATGACATCCCTGAGATGCGCCTGGCATTCAAGGGACACCACTTCAAGCAGGTGAGCATCAGCTACACGGTCGGTGCATCTGGACGTGGTCGGGTGCCCAAAGGCGAGTTGATCATCAGCAACTTCAATCCAGGCGTTTGA